GCAACGGGGACGTCAACTAATTCAGGTTTTGCAGCAGCTCCATCTTCTCCAGTTGAATACTCTGTTCGTGTTCCCGCGTTTACAGTTATTTTATTCTTCTCTTCAGTTAGGGGGCCTTCTGTTATTTCGGCTCCTAAAAAATATATATTTGCTTGAGTAAAAACAAAATAGGTATCTTTTACAAAAAGAGTAGCTGATGCTTCATCAACTTTAGTATAAGTATATCCTTCTTCATTTTTTCCAAGATATTTATAGCACTAACCTCTTACTGCTTTGCCATTTTCTTTTATTTCATATTCTTTTGGAATTGTACTAGAATAAGTTTTAGACTATAAATAATAATCATTTTTTGATACATAAAGTAAATCATTACTATAAAGTTGATCTTTTTCGCCTTTCGGGACGCCTAGTTTTAAATAAGGAGAAGCATCATCAGATGGTGTTGAATCAACTAAAAATTGCATATTAGAAGATTTTATATCTAGGCTTCCTTCGGCCAAATCCAATTTCACACTCGCTTGGCTATCATTGTAATTATTTAAATTTTTTGTAGAAGTCGTATCTGACTAAATATAATTTTCTTGATTATCTCCTGATACGCCTATATTGATAAGAGTCTTTCCTATACTGTTTTTAACAAGTAAATATGGAGCTTTTTTTGCCTATAAAGTAATTCCGCCTTTTCCAAAACGTAGATTAAGTTTACCATCATCTAAATCAAATAAAGTTCCATCTTTTCCTAAATCATAATTGGCACTTTTTATTTCACTTTTATTACCATCAAGCAATATCTAACCTTGCCCAGCTTTACCAATAAACCCAGTTCCATCATCTCTAAATCCATAAGATAACTAACCCTTATGGATACCATATACACCAGTGGCTTCATAAGTCTTATCATACCCAGTACCAGATTTAACATCACCAATTAAAACACCAGAAAATGTATTATCACTATTCTTGCGGCCAGCTCCTAACATCGTCGATAAAATTGTACCATTTTCTTCGTTTAAAGTCAAAGAACCATCCCAATCATTTAACATAGCAAAATCATATTTACTCTACATCATTAAAATGGGCTGTGACCAGCCTAATTTTAAATTATTCTCTGTTACATCAATTGAAATACAAACTTTATTCTCAAAATTCTCTGCAAAGAATAATGGAGCACTTAATCCCCAACCGTCAATAGGGGAAATTTCTTTTAAACTAGGATGATAAGAAGCAGAAATGTTATCTGAAGTTGATTCTATTTCGCAATTACATTTCCAATCAGTAGAATGATTTTCTTCGCTATTATGCTAATCTTCATACTTTTGATAGCTTTCTCCATTGAAATAATGTAATCTATATCTGCCAGTATAATAAGAAGGAATTCCCTAATGGTCATAAATTATTTCCCTAGCTCCTTCTATAAAAGACGTATCTTTAGTTTTTAAAGGAATAGGCAAATAAGCTGTTAAATTATTATATTTAGCCTATAAAATATAATAATTATCTATAGGAATTTCTTTTATATTACACTATAATGTGACTTCTATATCTTTATATTGAGTAGTCTCTTGCCCATTTTCATCTAAAGATTTCTCTCGAGGAAGTAACGTAATATAACCTTTATCTTTATTATTCTCATCTACTGTAATTTTATACCAAGAGTATTCGACACTATTGGTATCTGTGATTGGCTGAATCTACCCATCAGAATCACTATATAAGTAAGTATTTACATTAATAGTATTATTTATAAGCTCATTATTACTATCTTTTTCGTTCTAATCATCGTTAATAATTAAAGCATTCTAATTATCAACAAATTCCATAACTAAAGTTAAATTGGTACCATTTGTTCCAGCTTTACCAAAATTCAACTACTTAGTAGCTTCATATTCAACACCATCAATAGAGACTTTACAAATAATAAAATTATTATTTTTCTATCTAGTCCATTGAGAGCTAATTGAATAAGATTGTTCGTTACTGGTAAAAACTTTTTTGTCTTCTTTTGGATTTCTAGTAATAACCCAATAAGCATTATTTCTATATTGAACAGATTCATCAGCTACATCGCCTTTATTTTCTTTTCGTTGTTGCTCATTCATTATAATCATACTAGTTTTATTGCGGCCCTCTGCTGGGATATACCATTTTATCCAATCAAGAGTACCAATATCACTAGTTATCTCAGCTCCATTGAACATGGCTTTAAATTTTCTTTCGTAGCCTTGCCCCAAGCCTTCATTATTAATTTTACCATTCTAATTATAAACAAAATAATTGCCCTCAGACCCATCTAAACATTCAATAGATAAACCCATAGCCGCATCTTTAGTGGTCTAATCAGGCACTTTTTCCTCATTCTCAAAAACCAACAGATTGCTATAATAAATCTATTCTTTGGGACTCTTAGCGATATCAGTCTACTCTGTAATAATACCAACTGCTTTTATCTATTCAGTTTGTTTAGTTACATCTGGGGTAAAAACGCATTTCAATTGTCCATAAATATCATCGGAAGGAATTTTTTCCCAATTCTTCCCACCATAAGCGTCGCCGTTTTCTGTCCCAGCAACATACCTATACCAGCGGACTTCTTTATCAGTAATTCCACCCACGCCATTGGCAGGCACAATAGTAGGGGATTCCCCATCTTTAAAATGAATCCAACGCAAGAACATATTTTTTTCATTATTGTCTCGACTATACTAATAACTGAGTAAATCATCAGTATGAATCATTAATGTTTCACCTTTAAATTCATTTACATCATAGCCCAAAAATAGCTAAACATTATCAACAAATAAGTTATTAGAAACAGGCTCATTCATTTCACTAATTCCACTATAAAAATAAGGAGAAATTCTTTCTCCTGAACCATTTATAAAATTATTTCCTTGATAGAAGTATACTTCAATTCTATTAATACTATTAATAAAAGAAATATCAAAAACCTTCTCCTAAGAAAAAGGAATTTCAAACTAATAAGGATTACCAACCATGTCATCTGAATTAAAATTCAACTCATAAATCTATTTAGTTGTTACTCCTGGTTTTTCAACGACATCGCCTTCAATTAACACTTTTAATCCATAAGTGCCTGAAACAACATCATAACCATTTAATAATGATCTAAAATCCGCAGACATTCCCAATCGAGTAAATCCAGATAGCTATTTAGCATTTTCAACTAAATAAATTGGCTTTTCTAGATAAGTCGTTGAAGAGTTTGCGGTTAACCCTTTTTCTTCACGATTAGACTCAGTGACTTCTGTCTCAAAGATATTTTCAGTAACCTTAACCATTTTACTTAATGGAGACTCGTATTTAAAAGGAGTAGTATCAGTTGTTGCTACTCGGCCTTTTATAATTTTCTATAATTTATAATCTCCGTTAGGAATAGTAACTAATACATTATTACCTTTCTATAAGCTATTATCTGTAGTATATGCTTCATAGCGTGCGGTTCCATCAGAAACCACATACTTACCTTGATAAGACTACGAATCATCTACTATAGTACATAGTTTAGTAATATCATATGATAATCCCTATAATCTAGCGGTTACTATTTCATCTACGGCTGTGCATAGTATTTCGCCATAATTGACTCCCATAGATGAACCTCCTTTTACTCAAATTTTTCTAATAAATTTTAAAAAGTAAATAAAATTATTATTCACTATTGGCCAAAAATAAAAGGGCAGGTTTTCCTGCCCAATTATTATTTTCTATTAGCATACTAAGATGCTTGATTAATAAGATTATTAAATGCCTATTCGATTTCATTATGGTCTTGTACATTCGGAAATTCTGCGGTAATCTTAACTTCCTATTGTAAAGTCTAAGATTTATTATCATGAATTCCAGAAGCAACAAGATCACCAAAACCAAAGCTTGCCTAGCGGGCATTTAAGTCTATAGTATCTAACATTGCTCTAGTGATTTGAACTGCTGCTAGCATATTTGCGGTATCAGTTTCATTTAAGACTAATTCTTTCTAATGGAGCATAGCCAATCTTCCAAAACTACCCCAATTACCAGTATAACCACCAGAATCAAAACTATCAGGCTCTTTAGCATCAGAATCCATCTTTTTAGCTACATTATAAGTAACCTCTAAATCACTGGGATCAATGGAAAGAGCTTCCAACATATTATTAAAAGACTCAATAATGTCCAAATTAGCTTGGATAATTTTTTCCATAGACATACCATAAGATTCTTGCCAAGAATTAACCGAATCTGTAATATCGTCAAATGCGGTTTTCATTTCTTCAGACATCTTCTTGACAGCTTCAGTGCCCGCATCACTATCGCTAATAACTTGATTAATTGCCTCAGAAGCGTCAGTTGCAAACTGCTTAGTGCTAGTACCAGCAGCATTCATGGCTTCCTCAAGATTCAAATAATACTGTCGTGAAGCTTCTAATAAGCCTTCAGTGAGTCCATCCACAGAATTTTTTAATATATCTGTAAAATTAGCAGTATCAGATTCACTATCTAATAGAGTTCCTAATAAAGTATCCTTGAAAGTCGTAGCAAAATTCTCTAAATCAGAAATTTTATACCCAGTAGTATCATGGTAGTTCTACCAATCAATATTATAAAGTTCCTTATTATTATCGATTGCCTTTTGAAGTTCATTCTACTACATATTCATTTCTTCCTCATACTAATCTTGGACTCTCTTTACAGCTGCGTAATAATCATCAATACTAGCATAATCTTGAATGCGTATTGCCGCAATAGCTTCCTACATCTCTTTACTAGTAGAAATAAGTTTTTCGCTCATTTCATCAATATAATTAGAACTTAAATCCTACATGGCATAAAGAGCATCTTCATACTTCTATTGGGCAGAATCGATTGCATCGCTACTTTGAGTATAAATATAAGACCAATTGCCTTCATTATCTTTCTATAGTCGCACAGTGTTCTTAGCTCTTTGGGCTTCCTCTAATTCGATTTCTGCAAGACGTAGGTCATATGTCTTTTGTAAATATTCCAAATCATATTTACTCATTTCATTGCCATCTTCTTGGAGGTCATTGATTTGCCCAAGCAACTTTTTCAATTTCTGCTTGCCAGAAATTATATCTGTATCATCGATTGTCTTATTAATATCTCTACTTAATTTACTTAACTCATAAATTTTTTGATAATCATCAAGCATAATATCAGCTTTTTCTTGTTGCCTTGAGAAATCTTCGCTCAGCCCATCCAATCCGCCAAGAGCATAAACAGATTTATTAAAAGTATCTATTAAGTTATTCATAGTATTTTCAAATTGAGTAGCTAAGCTCTCTAAAGCATCCTACCAAGCCTACATCATTTCTTCATTACTACTTTCAACTTCTTCATTAATAGTATCTAAAGTCTATTGCCAGAAATCAATAGAAGCTTGATCTTTGCGGGCTTCGGCATCCGCTAATTTAGAGGAAGCTTCATCTCTTGCTTTTACTATGGTTTCATATTCACTCTTAACACTTCTTAATTTATTAATTGCGTTATCTGTGGTGCGTTGGGCCAAATTTGTCATAAAAGCGTCAGTAATCCCTAAAGTATCTTTACCAACTATATCAATAATATTCTTATAATCATCCAGAACCGTATTGTAATGATCTATTGAAGCAATGCCCTTATCAAGTTTTTCCTTCCACGCATCAAATGCGGACATTACTTTATCTTCGATTTCTTTGCGTAAATCATCAAATTGGCTATTTAAATCCAATAAATTATCTCGATATTCTTTAATAGCACTAATCTAATCATCAGTAAGAGATTTGCCATTTAGAACTTCTAAATTACCCGCAAGTATTTGACTAATTTCTGCTGCACTCATAGTAAGAGCTAAGACATCATTTAATCCTTGCTTATTAATAGCAATTTGTTGTTTTAAATTATCAGCTTTCTAAGACATTAATTCAATAGCATCTAGTGCTTTGAAGGCATCATCATCAATACGACCTAGTTTATATTCTAGAACTTTAATTTGGCTATCTGGGATATCTAATTTAATTTCTACTTCATATTGAACTTGTTCTAACTGTAAATCAACTTTTTGATTTTGTAACTCTTGTAATTTAGATTGTTCGTCTCTTGCTAAATCGTAAGTTTCTTCATACTATTCAATATATTTTTCTAATAGCTCATATTTCTTTTCAAAAATTTTCCATTCATCGCTATCATCGGTATATTTCTGAGCCATTCGATTATACTCTTCAAACATGGCATCTTGTATTTCATCGAAATTAGAAATATTACCGCTTTCATCATATTCAATGCCTGGGCCGCCAATGTAAGAATTATAAGCTTCTTCCATGATTGATTTATCAGTTGGAAGATTGGCTCTTATTTGACGAAGATATTCCTCTTGAGCATCAATTAATTCTTGTGTTTTAGAAATTTCTGAATCCATATACTTTAGACGATCTTTGCCAAAAGCCCTATCTTTGGCTTTGTTTAAATCATCATAAGCAGAATTCAAATCTTCTATTTGATTCTTTATTGTATGATAACGTTCTTTATCGGAATAATTCTTTTGATCGGCATGAGAAGAAGATTTTGTGCTTCCTTTTCCACCGCCAGAAGATTTTGGAGACTATGGCGTATAAGATTTACTTCCGCCTTTTTTTGTAGCAGATTTAATTACTGGGACCCATACCTCTGTAACACCTTTGATCTAATCTTCAGCATTTAAATCTATCTTTTTCCCACTCCATTGCCCGTATCCAGTCATTTCTGGAACTTCCATATAACCATAATTATGCGTTTTAGCAGCCGATTCAGTATCCATCTTAACAAAATCTAATTCTGGCTACCAACCTAAACTATCAAAAAGACTAGCGATATCATCAACTGTCATTCCAGCAGCAGATAATAACTCATATAAAGCATTTAAAGCATTATCATTATTTACTTCTGGACCTATTTCCAAATTAGTGCCCTCTGCTATACTAATTAAAGAATCCATTAAAGAAGTCATATCTCCACTGACTTTATCTTGGCCTATTAATTTTATAGCTAATCCTTCGGCTACTTTTAACTATAATTTTTCATAAGAACCATCTACACCATCAATAACGTCCTTAATTAAATCCCAATTCTAAACAGCAAAATCACTATCTAATGATTTAAAAGTTTCATCAGAAATATCTAAAATCTATTTTAAAGATTTATTTATATCTGGTAAAATATCTTGAATATCATCTAATCGTCCAGATTTAATAACTTTATCCCAAGATTCCCAATTCTCGCTAATAGTTTCTACACCTTTATTTAGTTTTGCATGGGCAACTGATAACTTTTTAGCAATACGAGTATTTTCTTCTAACGTTTTTCCATTGTTTTTTAACTATTCATTATTTTCTAGCAAATATTCAGTGTAATTAGTGATAGAAGAATAATCTAAATCGTTCGCAACAACTTCATTGGCTATGACTCCGTCAAAAGCCTTATTATAAGCTTCAATATTAATTGTTCCATTAATTAAAGCAGCATCTAAATCATCAATAGAATTGGTACTAGCTCCAAAAGCAATTCGTTTGTTCTCTAATTCTCCAGTTAATTCTAACCAAGCCTAAGCCACTGCTTTAATTTGTTCTTCAGTGGAGCCAAGGCTATTAAGATCTTCCTATGAAAATCCCATGATATTAGCCATAGCATCAAAAGCTGTAGAATCTTTAAACCCTGTAGGATCTTTAAGCATTGTTTCAGCTATTTCAGACATCTCATCAGGAGTTGTTTCAATTCCTACTTTTTCTTCAAAAGTTGATACTCCATTCTATATAGCATAAAGAGAATCATGAATACTATCCTCTAATTCCTATTGGCTTATTTCTCTAATCTTCTAATTAAACTCATCAGCACTAATAGTTAATACATGAGTACCATTCTATAAATCTTGAAAATATTGCTGTAGTTCTGGACTTAATTCATCAAAGTATTTATCTTTAATAATACCTTCTTTAGAAATTTGCTCAGCTGCTGTTAACTATTGCTCATAATCAGACTACCAAGCTTCTAAATCAAATTCTGCAGGCTAAAAATGTTCTATCTATTCATTTAAATGATTTAGCCATTCCGTAATTGCTTCAGATGAAAAAAGCTCCTCCATTTTAGCCTTAAAGTTTGAATCTTCCCCAAATAAATCTTCAAAGCTAATTGGGCCACCTTTTTCTTTTAATTTTTCAATATCGTCAGAAGTTAAATCTCCCGTTAACATCTCAAAAGCATCTTTGCCTTTACCCTTTAAGCCATTAACAAAAGCATTAATATCTTCAACTCGAAGTTCCATCTAAGAGACAATTTGTTCATCAGCCTAATTTCTAGCGATAAAATCAGCAATTTTATCATCTGTTAAATTAGAAAGGCCTTCTACTTTATTACCTTCTTCATCAACTACGTTATTGCCTTTTATCTCATAATCTTCAGGCAAATATTCTTTTAATTTTTCTTTAAGCTATCCTGTATTATTCTATTCTAATAAGTCTGATTTTAAATCATTGATAGTATCTTCTCGGAGACTATTTCCATAATCAATAATTTCATTTTTAAATTGACTATCTTGATAATCAGAATTTCCCTACATTAAAGTAGTTAAATTCTAAGAGCCTAAATTGGTCTATAATCTATTATAATTATCCCAATTAGCAAGAGAAGTTTTGGCTAATTCTTCTTTAGAAAGTAAAGAACCCACAGCAATCCTATGTAGATTAGGGTCATATTCATCTCCATAAATTCTTTTTCCTAAAAGATCTTCTATTTCATTTTGTCGTTCAGTATCATAATTATCGGAAGCCTTAGCATAATCATTAAATGACTCTTGGTCAAAAGTATTTGTTTCTGGATTTATCAATCCTTTAACAACATTCTCCCAAGATATTTCGGAAAATGCTCCTCCTATTAATGCATTTTCAGCAGTCTCCTAATCTACTTCAAGTTGCTAAGCAGCCGCAGATATTTTCATATTTCTAACAGCGGCTTCTGTTTTTGCGGCTGTTCGCTACTATTCTTCTTCTTTAGCCTTTTGAGATTCTTCTCTGATTATAATTTCTCCAGAATCCCCAATATACCAGTCTTCATTTTTTATAAGGTTATACTTTTCTATTAGTTCCCAAGCTTGCTCGTTTGCATTAATTAAAGCATCAGTAAATTCCTAAGTACCCTCTTTTAAACCATGTAAGTTATCAATTCCAGAATTATAAGAATCAAAAGTATTTTTTAATTCCTAGTAAGCAGAATTTGCTTTTTGAGCCGCCATTTCCATTTCTTCAGTAGCTGACTATAAAGCCTTTAACTGTCCTTCTGGGGATGCTTTTTGAAACGCTTTAACTGCTGATACTATGCCCCATATAGCAAGACCAACTGCAACAATAATACCAAGACCAACAGCAGCCGTGCCAATTACTGTTGCAGTTGCCGCTCCTACTCCAGTAATAGAAGTAACAAGAGTCCCTAACTTTCCAGATAAAGCTCCTAAAGCAGGGATAGCACCTGTAGCGAATGTTCCAACTGCTTCAATAGATTTTCCAAAAGATGTTATATTTGGACCAATTACCATTATACCTGAAATAATAGTTCCAAATTTTTCCCAAGTACTTAAATCTTCATCATTTAAACTAGAAATAATAGATTTAACGTTATTTATAAGAGAATAACAACTCATAATACCGCCAGCTAAATTACCAAATGCTTCACTAACAGTAATTACATGCTATGGATTAAGGCTGTCTACTGACGCTTTTAAAGTTTTAGCATTTTCTTCAGCTTGCTCTTCAGACAAACGTAAGTCTAAGAACATCTACTTAAGCTCGGCAACACTCTTGCCATGCAAAGACTATAAAACAGTTCCAAAATTTTCTCCATTAATAGTCGCTTTATCAAAACTTTCCATGAGATTAGAAAGAGCCTCTTGAATTTCATTAACGTTTCCAGAAGCCATAGCAATATTAACTTGACGAAATGCTTTATCTAACCCAGTGGCCTATCGGATAGTCTAAGGAATCAAAGAAGATAGAGATCTTAAATTATTTCTTACTGTATTAATTGCTGCTCCAGCCTATTCAGTGCCCTCTAAATCCCCTAAAGTATCTGACATTTTAGCTATCTAATCAAAAAAGTTTGAAGACATATCATCTGTAAACAACTTAAAACTCTTAGTATCAATATCAGGATCAGTAAGAGCTTCTAACATTGTTCTGTTCATAGTATTATACTATTCAGCAATGTCGTTATTAGCAACATCTAAAAACTGTAAAAAGTCTCTGGTATCACTAATAAGAGTATTATATTGCCCGCCTTCATTATGAGTACTTAAATTTTCTAATTGATTAATACTACTTTGATCGCTATATTTTCCCAAAGCCACTTCATTAACATCAGTATCTAATAAAGCCTATTTCTTTAATTCAACATTCTAACGAAGTGTCTCTGTCTGTTGAGTTAAAGCTAACTATTGTTTTTGCTAAGCTTCAATAATATTTAATTCTGTCTAATATCTTTGTTTTTCAGCATCGCTTAATTTGTCTTCAACTCCAGCATAGCGAAGCTTCAAAGCAGTTAACTAATTGGCCTACTTTAATTCAACCCCGAAAGCAGAATCTCTGTTGATACCTTTTTCTAACTTAGAAGTATCTTTTCCTTTGTTTTTAGCATCCTAATAAGTATCATATTTTTTGAATTGATCTTCAGTAACTGAATTCATCTATGTTAAAATCTTCTAATAAGCTTTATCAGAGCCTTTCGTTAAGACATCAAAATTATATCTTGCCTTATCAATAGCTTCTGGAATTTTATTAGAAAAATTAGCTAAAATGACACCGCTTAGAGCCATTATAATAGTCTTTAAGCCGCCAGCTTTATCAATAAAATTATCTAATCCACTAATAATATCAGCTAATCCATTATTTAAAGAAATAAAGAACTTATCATCAATTAAATCTTGGTAAACACCTTCTGCGGCGGCCCGCACTCGCTTCTACGCAGCTTCCCAAGATTCCGCATAGATCTCAGCTTGCTATTCCAGAGTGCCAGTAGACTACTCAGCAACACCAACATTTTCTTTAAAATATTCATAATTATTCATTAAAGCCATAAACTGGCTATACTATCTTACCATTAATATCTTATGTTTCCATAAGAATTAGACTATATCTTCACTCATTTCTAAGCACTTTCCATTTCAGATATCTCTTACTCCCATATGGGATAGTCGTTGAACTTGAATGACCAAAAGTCATTCGAGCTGCTGATTGTCCAATCTTTAACTTTATTACTTAATATAAGTAGTTAAAGCTCTAAGGATTTTCCAGCAATTAAAAAAGTTTTACGCGAGCATAAAATAGTTTACCCGCAACTGTTTGTGCCAAGGCCATTTTCTAATCGTCGGCTAATGTTTGCCATTTAGGACCCAGTTCATCAAGAATTTGGTCCATATCTTTAAGGCCACCGCTAGCATCTTTAATATTAATACCAACTTTATCCAAAGCACTAGAGTATTTATTCAAAGTGGTACCATCATCAAGCGTCTCTCCCTAGTTTAAGCCCTAAATTCTCGCAAAGAGTGTTTTAAAGGCATTGCCGACAACGTCTGCGCTCTCACGAGTCCTTGCTGTAACCGTAGCGAGGGCCGCTGTCGCATACTCATAACTTAACCCAACTGTTTTAGCGGTTGCTGCAAATTTATTAATACCTTCAGAAATTTCGTCAGAGCTAGAAGCAGTTGCGGCACCCAATGCTGTCATAACATCAGCGTAATAAGACAATTCTCTACTGCCATCTGCGAAGTTATTCCAAACGGCGGTCATCTGATCAGCAATCTTAGAGGTACTTTCGCCTGTCACATTGGCCATTTTGATGGTCGTTTCAGTGCGTTCACGTACCTCATTGTCTCCCAAACCCTATTGAAAAAATATCAAACTGCCCTTTGTGTAGTCAGTGGTTGTCGTACTGAGTGCTTTGGCGGCCTTATTTGCCTGTTCTGCAAATTTAGCCATCTAATCAGTATTATATCCAGTAACAATTCTTATATCTGTTAAAGAAGCATTAAGATTTTGTGCATAGCTATAAGCACTCTATAACGCTCCAGTGAATCCTCTAATAATATTATTAGAAATCTAATATTTAGCTGTCTATTTTAAAACCTTGGCAAAGTCCTACATACGAGAGCTAACTTTTAGCATTGGCTAATCGGCCTAAGAAATGCTCTAAGCCAGCTTTAAGAAAGCTTGCTAACCAGTATCTCCAGCTCCTATTAATCTGGTAGATAATTCCTATACATTCGTATTAGAAGATTTTAAACTTTTATCCAGAGCACTTAAATCAAAACGCCCCGTTTTAGCATTATACGCATTATTCAGGTGATAGGATAGTTCTTTCGCAGCTTCTGCTGCATCACGAATCTTTATCGCTTCAGTACTAAAATTAGCTTTGGTCGTACTGGCACCATCTAATGATATTTTATTTAATAGGGATTGTAATTCTTGTATTGAAGCTTTTGCCTATCCGGTATCAGCAGTAAACTTCAATCCAACATTGATCTAATTTCCCATTAAACAATCTCCTTTCTCTCATATCCTTTTTTATTTTGCAAAATAAAAAATAGCCGTGGAGATAAACCCCACGGCTTATTCTCTACCTAATTTTAAAGATAGAATCATAAATTTATTTTAATTAGCCCATCTTATTGAGGACTTCTTGCAAGAACTCGACACCCTCTCGATTAGCTAAATCTTTTTTAATCTTTTCCGCATCTAATTCAAGATTCTTATAGTCTGTTGCAGTGGCATCCATAATACCCAAGAAAGAAGTCTTATAATCATAAATAGAATTAATAATATTATCAATTTGGGTTGTAATAAAATTATACTCTTCTTTAGGAATAACTTCTATCACAACTTCCACTAACCCAGAACTTACTAAATTATCATAAAATTTATATTTATTCTCAGTTTGTTTTTCGGTAAAACTAAGATTTGTATAATATCGAATTAATCCAATAGTAAAAAGAATTTCTACCTGTAAATAATTCACAAATTTATAACCTACAGATTCTGCGTCAATACCATTTACAACAGATTCAACTAGTTCCATTTTTTCTTCAATAGGAAGATACTATTTTACTTCAATAACATTATTATTAAAGTCAATTGTTTTGACTTCATTATTAACCTTTGCCGCAAGTTTAGAAAATGCTACTTTTGCCATTATCTTATTCTCCTTTTTTCTCATATATATGTATTTTACCAAAAATTTTTTATTAAGTCAATAACTTATTCATACATTGTATTAAAACTATTATTTAAAAATTCTTTATAAGATAGCGTTAAATTAGCTATCCTAATATAAAATCCTCTTCGCTACATTAATGTTGCTAAATCCGAGAAACCTTCTGTCGTTAAATAAAATTCATTTCTTGCATAGCCAGTTTTTAAAATATTATTACTTAAATTTAAATTAGCATATGCAGCAAATTCTTTATACTGCTAGTTAAATTCTTGTTCATTAACAGCGGTTTTATTCATAACTGGTTCAGTTGTACTAAAATCTTTTAATAGGTCATATTCTGGCGCATTTATCATTGAATACTTCTATCTATTACCATTATTCATTAAATGTCTTTTATAGTTACTTTTTGACTAAATATTTACTCCTAAATTACGAATTTGTTTGTATATATCTTCACTTAAAGTTATAGTAATTTTTAAGTTAGCTGAAGAAGCTTTATTATTAACTAATCTCATTAGATTAGAAAAATCTTGAGCAGTTGAAATTGATGAAGATACATCTATTTTACCCTTATTCATTTTTGTACCATTTAGCTTTAAAACACTACTAACCCATTCTTGCAATTCATCACTTATTGCTACCTACTTTTGCTCATTCATTTTATTATATCCAATTACAGATAAATTAATAAAGCTATTTGAACTTTTTTGTATAGATGTCATATCCTCTAGAAGGAGTCCTTGAATATCTTCAATCAACTAAGCATTAAAGTTTTCCCCAAAAAAGCTATCCATCGTTTTCCAACTGCCTGTATTTAATCCATTTAATCCAGCTTTATTAACTATCCAAGTGCCGAGATCTTCTAAATATTGCCCTTTAGCCCGATAATACTGCCATGGTCTAGTTGAATCATCTTTTAATAAGTTAATTAACCTAGTTATGTCTGGAGCTGAAACTTTTCCCTCATTTGGATTAACATTATCTACAACTTTTTCTAATTCTTGCACTAAATTTTCTATATTAGAAATAGTAGCTTCTCTTTCATTCTAATTCCAGTCTTTTAAACTATTACTGGCATTATGCCATCCATTCAATCCATTATTAATTCCCTATACTAATTTAGCGAACAGGTCATTATCAGTACCCTTATTTGCTTCTCCAATTAAAGAGTCTAAGAACTTATTTAATTGTTCAACCGCCTTTTTACCAGCATAAGCTTCTTTCAAAGCATCAACCTGTATTTTTAAAAAAATCTCTGGAGAAGCTGAATCATTATCAAAAAAATTATTTAATGGAGCTAACTTGTCATAAAATAAAGATGGATTTAAACTTTGATCGAAATGCCATAAATCTTTTAAATATCCCATAACTTATCCTCCTTTTCTTCCACAAATAAAAAAGGGGGAGAGATATTTCTATCTCTCCCTAAATCAATTAATCATTTTCAATGGAAATGATTCGTCTTTGCTACTTCTTTTTAGGTCGAGTAGCAATAATAGGAATTTCTTTCTCTTCAATTTTTATTTCTTGTTTTTCTTCTTCTGGCTTTTTTTCTACTTTATTAGGCCGCACAGGCCAAGAAGTATGTTTTATAGCCATTAGAACATACTATCGTGTTCAGACTCATGCACAGTATTATGACGATGCAAAGACTGACTACCAGCTTCTTCGATAATTTGAATTACAGAGAGGACTTTCTTAGTTTTATCAAATTTAGTATAATCGGGGAAAGCATCCATTGTAAATGTGAAGCTAGAAGGATCGCCAGAAGAAGCCATAGTAAAGGTAAAGTTAGACTGAATCTTGCAATTAGGAATAATAAATTCAGCTGGCATATCAACACCATTCTGGTCACGGAATAAAGTAGAAGCCTCAAGGTAATAGTTACCACCAAATTTATCAGGAGTAATCTCAATCTGACGAGCATTGCCTTCACGGGCAACATAATAATCAACCATTACACTGTCAAAAGAGGGCAATTCACCTTTAAGTTCATAAATATGATGTTCATCACTTTCGCCTTCAGTTTTTTCAGTGTAAATTTTTGGTAACTTTTTGATAGTGATAACATAACCTGTTTCAGCTGTTCCAGCAACCTTTGCATGCTCAGGAATATAAGGCTCAGAGACAATTTCACCATTCTTCATAAGCATAACATAAGCATAATTATCGCCTAAATTATCGGGTAAATAAGGTTCTTCACTTAACTTTACAGTAAAAGACTTTACATCAGCATTAGTTTGATTTTCAGTCAGCTTTGTCTATGCGTCTTCATCAGAATACAACTCTACGCCACCATTCTTGGCAACAGTTTCAGTCATATGTTGATAAACAGGAGCATCTGGCTTAGCATCGATCAAACCGGCACCAGAAAGAATCATAAAACCTTCTGGAGAAATTAGAGCATCCTCCATGGTAAAGGTAACAGTTCTCAAATATCTTTTTAATTTCTTAAAAAGTTAGACTATATCTTCATCATAACTCAGCTTGGAGATTTCGAGGAGTTATGACATGTTCCTCACTGTCTCTAATAAATAGAGCACTTAGTCGTTGAAGTTTTTAATTATTATTCGCCAAAAATCTGAAGTAATTAAAAATTTTTCTAATTCATTAAAATACTAATAAGGAATAATTAGTAGAGGAATTCGATTATTTTCAGCAAAAGTCTATTTAATATAATCATGTCGTTGAGTATAAATTAATCTCTCTGGAGTATTCCATTGAGTTCCTCTTGCCGAATAGTGTTGATCTCCATTATTCTCTATTAATCCAATTAATTCATTTTCATTATTAAATAGCGCAAAATCAAAAGGGAGAGTGTTTTTATCTTTACAATCTTCAAATCGATATTCTCGTTTAAAAGGAATCTAATATTTTTCTAAAATCTAAGCCATTAAAGCATTAGCTTTAGAATTTATACAACCACATGAAGTTGTTTCCCCAGAAAATAATCTTTTTCCAAGGACAGTTGCTTTATTTCCGCAATCACACTTACAAATATAATAATAATCTTGCCCTTTTAATTCAATATCTTCAATTGTTAATAAACCATGTTTTTCTCCAATGTGATTAGAAGCATTTTCTTTGAATCTCTTTTTTGTTAATTCTTTCTTTAAACACCCACAACTTTTAGAGCTTCCTTGCTTTAAACTACCTCCGAAAACACTTTTTATTGTTCCGCATTCACATCTACAAATATAATTTCTTGATTTACTAACATCTTTTTTTAAAACTTCCCATTTTCCAAAATGTAGTCCTAATAAACTTTCTGAGCAACTTTTAGAACAAGCCGTGTTAGTTCCATTTATTAAAGCAGTTCCTCTTACTGGTCTAATATTTCCGCACACTTCGCACTTACATAAAAAATATTTAATTCTATGTTCATTGCTATGGTCAAATTTAATGACCTACCAATGACCAAACTTCATTCCTGGCTAAATCTCACTTGGAGTCATATTTTAAAGTCTCCTTTTTCAATAGATTAATAATTAACTTACCTGCGGATTATCTTATAATTTTATTCTTTTTACTATACCAAGGTAATTACTCTTGCCATTATACGCATCACTACTATAATTTAGTAAATAAAATCTTCAAGAACTCCCCGCAATTCAAGGAATAGATTCAGAAGGAGACGAACTGAGACCTCTCTTCTCCTTCCCAAGCTACCAGTCGAGCATTACCACGTCCCAATGTCTTCCATGCGGATCGCTAAACCGCACGCGTTAAACAGCTATACTTTTCTATATATGTATAGTTGAGACTATATCTTAATCTTTTCAGATTTTAAATATTTCAGCTGCCAAAAGCTTGCAGCTTACTTCCTCACGGAATAGTCGTTGAACATTAATTAAAATTAATATCTTTGGTAAGATAAGTCCAATTTCTTTTATTTTTAATAGCTGAAATTGTGCTTTTAGAGCAATTATACTTTTTACAAATTTGACTATACGGTGCTCCATTTAATAAATCATTGATTATATCAATAACTTGACTTTCTAATAATTTACTTGCTGGATTAGTTTCTCCAATTAAATGAGCAGCTAAGCCAAGCTTTACGGCATGGATTCTATTTTCTTGATTAGTAACCCATTCTAAGTTATCAATACAATTATTTAATTTATTTCCATCAATATGATTAACTTGAAGTTCTTCAAAATTGTCAATAGGATTAAAACATCTCATAACTAATCTATGACGAAAATAAAAACGTTGAGTCCCATCTTTTAAAGTTAAGCAATTTTTTACATAGCCATTTTTTAAAGCATCTTTCATTTTTTTCTCACCATTATCTGTAAAAAGCTCGCCATTTTTATTAATATAATAACGATCTTTAACTTCCGGTACAAATTTACTAATTTGGACTAATTCCATTAATAAAAATCTCCTTCTCTTAATTCTAATTTTTTGCTGCTGATTACCTTATGTGGATTTTTATAAGGCGTTCCAGCAATTAAAATAATTTGCTAATAATATTTCTATTATTAGGAGCCAACATTAACCCTAAGCATAAACTGTCGTCGCAGCACCTTCCATACTGGAAGTTTTTAACGTATCAAAATAACACACTGGTTCACCAGCGTAGAAAATCTTGTTGCCGATTTTTTGAGCAGCCTTAGCCTTTAAAACGACATCACAAATTTCTCTTCATAATATAATATTATGGACTATCTCTTACTAATGTTCTAGCCATTAGCATATCCATTTGGAACTACGTATCAATAGTAGCCCTACAAAATCGATTAGGATTCCTAGTCTCTACAGCATTTTATTGCCACGGGATTCTTACGTTCCCCGTTAGCTTGCTTTAAAAGCAAACCCCTCTGATAAAAGGAAAGGATATGTTAGTGCGAGAGATTCACACCAAATTTCATATGTGTTTTATCCTCCTTATAGAATAAACTTATTTTTTTTCCTCTATAAAAATAACTCGGGGTTATTTTTGTACATATATTGACCCAACCGGCAAGTATCTTTTTTCCCAAACTTCAAAGAGCAACAAGAATCATCAAAACTTCCACCTTCAATACCTGCTTCTTCTTTTAAAATTTTTAATAACTTAATTAAAAATTTCTTACTTCCACAAGTAAAGGCTGAGTTTAAACGATTATTCTTTAACTGCATAACACAGCCATCTCCATCAAAATAACCTCGAATGAAATCAGGTAAATATTCTTTGGGAACATTAGGAAAATCTAAAGATAAACTTTTTCTTTCCATACCGCCGAGGGAAACAATATCATCATAAATTACTTTACAACTAAAATTAATACGAGAAGACTATCTATCAACAGAGTCATATAAATTTCCTTCAAACTGTAATTCTTCCGCAATTTTCTTCAATATATATTTATCTTTTTTATGTAAAGTAATATCAAACATTCGCCCATTATAAATATAACCATTTGCAAACCAAAAGCCCAAAATATAAGACATATTATTAGACCATGTTTTAAAATAATCTTGATTAATATTATATTTACGCAAATTGCTTGACTAAATTCTTGATTTTTCTGACTAAGATATTTTTTTTACTAAACAGTTATTTCTATTACAAAATGAATAAATCTAACTTTTAGTATACTATCCATCAAAAAAATCAACCCATTGTGGCAAAGTTTTACTATTGCTCTAAGACAATAGAAGCTCCTTGTGTTCCGGTAATATTGGCATATTACACTTCCTCTATTAATGTAAATTTTTCATCCAATTCTCAGGATGTTTGTCAGGTTTACCACCTGCTAAGCGAGAACGAATATCAATATCCCAATCAACATATAATCCATATCTTTCTATTAAATCATATAACTAAAATAAAGTATAATTCTTTAATTCATTTAAAGAAATATGTAATCCAATAGTAAGAATAGACAAGTATTGAGTTAAAGTACTACTATTAGAACCACCTTTTTCTTTAGCGATTCTATCTCGTCCACGCATCAATTTCTAAGCAATCTCTTTCGCTTTATCTCCTTGCGGATTAAAAGATTGCTAATCCATAGGCCCATTCTTTGAACAAAAAACAAGCCTAAGAATATTCTAAAAATAATCAAAATTATTTTCATCAATAGTAATATTTCCATCAGATGACATTAAAGCCAAAGACCTTGGAGTAAATAACGCTTTATATTTAGGCAATAATAACTATAAAGTCTAAATTGTAGCATTTTTTTTATCTTTGGCTTTTTCATCCTACATTACCATCATAAATATCTAAAAGTTTGTTATATCGACTAAAGCTTCTTTGCCCTCAACAACAAACATATTCTTATTTAAAGTTAAGCACTATGCCCCTGTAAAATAAATATTTTCACCAATTAAAGATATTTCCATAATAGTTGGCTAATGAACAATAATAGTACATTCTGGAACAGGCAAATCTGTTCCGCATATCATAGCTAATCTATAATCAATATCATTCATCTGGGGCATTTAAATCTTCCCAATCTTTTAAGAATTGTTTTTCATCAGCCGGATTGGGCATAAACTTTTTATCTTCTCCACCATGAACTGCTTCATATAATAAGCAAATACCAGAATAATTATTATTTAAAAGAATCTATCCAGCAGTAGCAAATTGAAGCTTTCCAATACCAGTTAAACGCTAATTATTAAATAACGAATCTATTTCTGCTGCAATCTTATATGGCCGCAAAGAAAAATCTTTTAATTGCCACTAATCAAAATGACAAATTATATCAAATTCAATTAAATTATTTCTAAATTGAGGATTTTCACTAGTCTCAAAATTATCAAAACTAATAAGAATATAATTTAAATATTCTTTATCAATATATAATTTAGGAACAATCTTAATATTCTTACCAATCAATTCTAAAGACTAATCTTCTGTTAAATTTGGTCTATCAAGAGCATCCTTAGAATTATAATATAATAGTCTTTTTAATCTCTCATCTTTAAGCATTTTACTAACTATAAGATTCATATCTTTTTCAACTGATAAAAAACTTGATTCAGGCTATGGCGATTTTATAAACATTCCTTTTTCTCCTTTCTATTAAAATAATGATTCTACTACAATTGTCTTCTTGTAATCAAGTAGCGGCCCATCGGCATCTCCGAACCACAAATCAAACTACCCACTATAAGAAGAATTCCACTTTATTTTAATAGAATTCTTACCTTCTTCGTCCTCAAAAGGTTCCATAATAATAGGAAACTTCTTATTAGAAACGTACCAATTACCATATAAAGAACTATTAATAGAATAAGTATAGGTCTTTTTAGGCTTAATAAATGTTTCTCCAATAATTTCCTATTTTTCATCCCCATTTGGGTCAATTGGTTTAGTAATTAAACTTCCAACGATTCCATTTTCTAAATCATCTTCAGTTTCATTAGCATAATACTCAGTAGCATTAACTTCAAGTATTCCAGGAGAAGAAATAGAATCAATTGCTTCAACTCTCCAACAAACATTATCCTCTCCTTCAACTAATCCTTGTAAATAAAATTTACTATATCTTTTAAATTTTTTTAATGTTGCTGTATTTTTAGGCATTAAAATATTTAAAGAATAATTAGGATTATCAATACTAATACCATGCTTCTAAATATAATCAATCTTAGTTTCCACTGGACCTCTTAAAGCAATATAGGTGCGCTGCCGTATTCCATTTTCATCATCCCATTGAATCTCATAAGAACATCTACGAATATCTGCTCTAAAATAAGCTAATTCAGTTAAATCCTATAAATAAATTAACCAATAAGTCCCAGTATTACACCATTCAAAAATATCACCTGTCTTAAAACCATTTTCTAACCCAGTAGAAAGAATCTTTTCATCATAATCAGCCTTAAGCTTATTAGGATTTATAAGTGCGCGGACAGGATCAGACTCTTTTATACCTTCCATAGAAGGCATAAAATCATATATCTATTTTTTAATTAAAGCTCCCTAATAAGAATATAAGGTAGCTCTATCTAGTGAACGTCTTTTATCTTTAATCATGCGGTCTTGCTAAGCAAAACCACCTCGTGCGGTTAACTATTTTGACATATCCGTGGCTCCTTGAACAGTGCTTTCATTATATTTTGGCATTCCTAAATTGCCCATACGATTAAACATTAACCGCATAGAACTGTTACTACCTTTAAAAAAAGGATATAATTCTTCAAAATCAGACATCTTTACATCCTGCCAATAAAGCTATAACTTCAAAGACTGTTTTTCTAAAGAGCTAAAAATCAATATTTTCTTCAATCTTTAACCCTTCTAGTTTAGATAGAATCTATAAATATTCAATCTTGTGTAAGAAAATTTCATCTAAACCAACAATCTCTAAAAGTACTGTTTCAAGCTACTTCTGCCAGTCTTCTTCATTCTCCCGCATTGGAATTAATTTCCAAATCTAATTAGTTAAACGCATTACGTTTTTATTAATAACTTCTTTTGAAAATTCTATATCATATTTATTCATCATCATCTATTGGTTGGCGTAATATAGACCAATTCGATTTATAAACGCCATCCTTTCCTGTTTTTCTACGTTTATATAAACGCTACATATGATGAGACTAACGCTAGCATTCATTAAGCAAGCTAATCATCTTAGATAAATGATTGGCTTGGCTAGTCATTTTAAAATCGGCTATAACAAAATTATTAACGTTATGGCTTTTTATCCATAACTTCTAACTTTTTATTTCAAGTTAGCTTGGCATATCTTTTCATCCTTGTGGGATGCTTAGTCTCGTGGGAGTTATTATCTTTGAGTTTCTTTTAATATTTCAAAATAATGATTTTGTTTTCTTTTTAATGCTAAATAATTATGATTGTAAAATAATTCTCCAAGACGTAGACTATTTTTTTTGAAATAAATAATCTAATAAGCTTCATGGCTTCTACCTATCGTTGGAATCGGAAAGTTATATTTTTTATTTAAATATTTTCCTAAATCTTCTAAAAACTCTTTATTGGCACTAACAATAGACATTGAAACTTTATTATCATTACCACCTATTATGCTTCCATCTCCATCAAAATATCCTCTAATATAATCAATCATATATTCATCAGGAAGATTATAAGGCAAAGATTTTATTTTAAAAGTCTTATTATTTACAATCCCATATTTTTCAGCATTTTTTCTAATTTCTTTAGAATTAAAAGTTAGAGAAGAAGCAGGAGATTCTCCACTATAAAATTGATAAATTGGTCCAGTGTATCCTAATTCTTCCTTTATACGATAAAGTATTTCTTCGTCTTTTCTAGCAAGTGTTAATACAATTCTGTTTCTGGCTCCTCGCGTATCAGGTAAATATCCATCAGCAGCTAAAAAGCCTAAAATATAAGCACCATTATGACTTTCAAATACATAGTTATCATTAATTTGATATTTTCTAAGATCTACTTCATCATCTGGCTTTGCTTTGATAGCTTCATAAAAATTTCTTAATTCTATATCATTATCTTTTAAAACTCTTCTAACTTTATCAGCGCAGAAAAGTCTACCCATCTATTTTGAAATATAATTCAAACCGTATCCTTGTTTGTATAACTCAACAATTTTTTGCTATTCTTGTTCATCAATAATTTCCTTTTTTCGGCCACCTTTTTTTGCCCCAGGATTAGACCGAATGATACATTTATTTTCTTCTAAAACTCTTTTTATAACAGAATCGCCAAAAGGTGTATTAAGCTAAACGCAGATATCTTTTCGTGTCATTCCATTGTTGTACAAATTTACGATTTGATTTTGTAGCTCTTGTGGAACTATAATTTTACTCATTAAGTTTTATCCTCCTATGCTCTGTGCGTGTCTTGACTTTTAAATCAAGACTTCCGCTCTGATTCCCATCTCAGGGTTCCAGTTTTTTACTAAGATTTTGATAATTATTACTAATTAAAAAGGCCCGATTTGACCCAGTATATTTCATACGCGTATTTTCAATAGAAGTTACTTGTCGCTAAACCCATGCGCACATCATCAAAATAGCTAAAATATTTATTTCTTCTGAGGTAAGTTCTACCTCAAAATTAGAGTGTTCTATAACCACTTTCGGAGGTTTTCCATCTTCTCCATCGGGTGTTTCATTCCATAACATACCTATAATAAAATCAGAGGTTTGAACTTCATCTTCGCCCTTAACCTCTGATTCAAGTGTATAATTATATAAATCACATCGAGGGAACTCAAACCCAGGAATTGCATCAATTAACATATTGCGCAAGTCCCTAATTGTATCCTGTGGAGTTAATTCAACATACATATCATCGGTAACTTTACCGAGAAAGCGATTATAGATTTCTGTGAAAGGAGTTCCCATCTATAATCTCTCCTTTTTAAAAATTACTTAGTTTCAGATTCAGTAGAAATTACATTATACTTAGGAGTAGTAGTCCTACGGCCTGGCTCAACAGTGTAAGCCTCCTTTTGAACTCTGCGTTTAGGAGTATCATCAGCTACGACGTCGTCCTCATGCTCTTCCATAACATGTCTGAGAGCTGCATCAATATCAAAACCAATCTTATTCTTTAAAGCAAGACGCTTGTTCATATCAGTTAAAGGAATAGAAACACTTAACTGTTTAATAAGATCAATCACACCAGGAGGAGCGAAATCCAGACAATCTAAAAATTCATCGACAGAACCTTCTTTAATAAGCTTAATAACGTCTTCCTCATTCATAAAGTATTCGGGTTCAGTATGAATACCAGTCTTTTTTAGCTCTTCTTCGTCAAGAATCTGTAAAAAATTACTAAGAATCGCAAGACCGCCGGGCTGATAAGTCAATTTTTCTAACTCAGTAGTAGAAATCTCTTTAACTTCACCAGGAGCAAAAGAACGTCTTACGCCCAACTCAGGAATACGATATACAGCAATTCCTGCACTTCTGTTTTTAATTTTACAAGTTTCCTTAGCCATATTTAATTTTTCTCCTTTTTCTCAAAAATAAAATAAAGGGAGTAGGGAGAATTCCCCTACTCCCTTGAAATAATTTATATCTTAAATTAAGTGGTTGAAGTCTTGTAAGACATATCAATGAAGGAAGTGCTATCCCAGTGGGTTCCCTTCAAATTATAATTACCAGCAAGGCTTAAATCGCAATAAGCACAAATATTATTAGCCATCATGCAAGTCACGCCAACCTTACGATAAACCTAAATTTCACGGCTCCAGTCAGCATTTTGATGCTCCTTGGTCTGAGTAGTACCCTCAAGAGCAATCTTCACAGGCTTAGTATCAGCACCAGAAGGAATGATATAGCAATAGCCAGGATCAGTGCTACGACGAGTATTAGTTTCATCCTCAATGCCATCAGGCAGGATAACAACAGTGCGACCCTTATAAGTAGCCAGATGGCCAGTGTCCCATAACTGTTGCTTCATAGCTTCAGTATAACGCCAGCCTTCAGCAGGCACCATCTTAACGGCAAATTCATAATTACAATAAATAGTAGGAGTGCCATAAGCAGAAGCGATCACCAGTAAACGATCAAATTCTTCCTCGTCAAAGCCAGTGGCGACAACAACATTAGCAGGAGGGAGCTGGTTCACAGCAGCCTACATGGCATGGGCGACTTCCTTAACTAGAAGCTCATCCATACCGGACATAACGACATCAATCAGATCAGCCCAATCAACACGACCATCCAGGAATTCCTCAAAACCAATCTGGGCAGCAGCCACCATGGCAGAAGTAGGAACTTCAAAAGCTTCATTCTCATTATAGCCAAGCTTAAAAACTTCGTACTTGCCAGCAAGAGTACCACGAGTCACAAACTGCTTAGCACGCACACGATTATCTCTCTTGCGTCTAAAGAGGGGCTTATCGCCCTAGGCGAACTGCTTAGTCTCAGCAAACTGAGAATAAGTTCTCTCCACCTTCTTGGGCAAGACATCGTCAATAGTCTACTCAATAACTTCAAATAAAATTTCCTTATTTTTTCTATAATCGGCATTAGTGCCAACATACTCATTCAACTCACGACGAAGAGCTTCATTCATCTCAGCATAAGAGAAGTTTTCACCATTAAAGCTATAAGAAATAGGAGCAGAACGATCAGCACGAGCCACTTGCTTAGCAAGAGCAATTAAATTATTCTTATCTAACATAATTTTCTTATCTCCTTTCCCTTATTACTGAATACGCTGTAGCTTAACGCCACGCTGATGATCAGGAACAGTATAAACCTTAACAACTTTCCAAATCATATCGCCAGAACCCGCACAAGTAGCAGTTGCTTCAGCGACTTTGGTCTTGGTCAGAATACCTTTTTCACCGACATATAGTTTGTCACCAAGAGCTAGTTCAGTTTCATTAATCATATTGGTGGTATAAAGATCACCCACATCAGTCTTTAATAAACGAGGGAACATTGAAGTGCCAGCCTTCATTTCCTTCTCACGATAAGAACGAAGACGCATAAACAGAACCTGAGCAGGATCAGTACTATTAATATCATCCATTTCCCAATAATCGGGCACATCAGAAGCAACCTTATAGTCAGGAACTTCAAACCCCTCACCAGTGCCAGGAGTATGAACAACCTTGCCATCCTTGACTTCAGTCTTCACGCCAATAGCATTGGGATTATTACCCTGCCAAAAACGAGTGGGACCATAAGAATCATCAGTAGTACCCTCATCAACAGGGCTATAAACACGGGCATTATAATTGCCCTTAATCATAGCAAATTCACAATCTCTCTGGAATTCACGATACAGCTTAATCTCATTGAAGACCAACATCCACTCGCCATCTCCAGTAAAGTTAACTTCACCATTCTCATAATCATATTTGGCAAACTGGCCCTGCTCAAGAATCTTAATATCCTTATTAGCGGGAAGCTGCCCATAGATCTTGCCATTATATTGAGCAGACAGATGATTAGGCTCAACTTGACCATATCCTACTTCAGGATATTTGGCCTGAGACTTAATCTTACTCTGTAAAAAATCTCTAAGCATTTAATCTTTTCCTCCTTAATTAATTAGTCATGCTATTCTTTGTAGCCATGACAGACTTCACCCAAGCGGGCACAGCATTATCATTATTATTATTATTTATATCATTAAAGCTATAAGTCATTGGGTCGGTAGGTTTATTATCTTTATTAAAAGATACCTTATTCCGTACACAAATAATAGACAATTTAGCCTCAATTTCATCCTTAGAATATTCATCAATATGATTAATAACATCTTTCTTATCTTCATCAGATAACATATAAAAACTATCAATCATTTCCTGCTTTTCTCTCTTTAAAACAGTATTTTTAAAAATAGTAAGCTCATTAAAATCAGATTCCATAGCATTAAAATCACTTTCAAGAGCAGTATACTGAGTCTTTAAAGTATTAAAAGCATCTCTAAGTTCTACATACTCAGGAATCTCTTCTAAAGAATAATTTTTCTTATTCTTTTTCTTGTCATCATCTTCTTCATCTTCAGACTTGGAAGAATTTTCCTCTGTAGTATTTTTATTTTCCTCTGTAGTATCTTTATTTTCCTCAGTTTCTTCTTCATCTTTTTTGCCCTTCTTTTGAGCAACATATTCAGCAACAGCTTCTGCCGCAAACTGAGGTTCTGCGTCAGGCTCATAAGAATCAAAAGCAACTAATTCAGTGCCAATGGTATAAGCTCCATCCTTATTGACCGCAAAATCAACTCTAGAATACTTATCTTCAGCCTTCAACACCGCAAATTTCTGTTCTCCATCTTCATAAACGCCTACAATATCATAAGCGTTATCAAGATTCTCAGCATAATCATACAGAGCAGTCCATAAGGCATCACCAATGGTTACAGAATACCGTGTAAGCACTCGTTGTTCCTCCTTACTTAATAATTTCGTCAATTCATTCATCATAGAGAATAACTGCTCTTTAAAGCCTTCATCGAATGAGAACTGAATTGTTGGTGCAGTAATCCTAGCCCCTTCAAAACAAGGCTCATTGTCTTCGCCAAGAACACATAAGCCTTTAATAATTGCTTCATTGATAATAAAAAACTCTGGATTTCCGTTATTATCTTTTGACCAAAACGCATTTAAAATATTTTCATCTAATTCCATTGATTGATTATTGCCTTTTTCTACAATTCGAGCAACTTCTGGGAATCTTCCAGTCCACAACCAACCTTCAGTCATTAAATATTCATGCTCATTTTGACCATCATCTAAATATTTAGCAAACCAAACCTTTGCATTCAAATCAACGAATCCAATAGGCTTAGTTAAATCTTTTAAAACAAGTTCCCCATCCTCAACTTCTAATACCCTTGAGTGGGCCTAAAAGTCATTCTTTTCTTTATCCCAATATCCCACTATTGGGGAACCAGGCAAACTTTTAGCCATCTCTGTTGCGACAGCTTTCGTAATAATACTTTTATTGCGATTTGCCTGTTCCCCCACATAGCAAACTTTAATCTCACATTTTGAGATTAAAGGATTATAAGGAGTAATATTTAAAAACTCGACAGGGCTTTCTAATCGTACACTACTGTGCATCTTTTAGCCTCCTATTAACTCATTGACTCCCTATTAGCGATTGTCTTGGCACTCTTCTAATCATCAGATTTCTCTGGCCGACCAGCTTCACCATTATTATCGCTCGATGTATTTTGCGTTTTGGCAGAATTATTTGAACTTTTATTGCCCAAAATGTCTTCTCCATTTAGAGTTGAACTCATTAAAGGAGGTATCATAATCTGGCTAAGTTGTAATATTTCATTCTCAAATACAGCCGCATTAAGAATAAAGCTCTAAGAATGCCCAAGAGCGATCTAGGGTAACATTTTTGAGAAACCTAATTGAGTCTATTCTTTATACATTTTAGATAAAGTCTAGTAATTATATTGAGTAGTTTCTAAAAAATAAAATTTAAAATTATACTTTTTAGAATTAGGATTCTTTCGTAATACTATTCTATCCATAAAAGCATTTAACTAAAACAAAAATGACCGCATAGTGGATTCATCATCAAGAATCGATTTTTCCAGTGACAGATTACCATCTGTGTTAAAAAGATTACGGGAAACACCCATGCTATTATAAGCAGTTCTTTCAGCTTGTTCTAGATTATCAGTAGAAGAAGTGCTTACAGTATCAGCTAGACTAATATCATCTACATCTGTAAAAGTAGTCAATACATCTACGCCAATGCAATTTTTTAGCATTTGGACAGCATTATTATGAATGTCTCGAGCTTCATCAACATCAAATACTAAATCATTATTTTTATCGAGAGGGAGTTTCTAAACGACAATCTTTAATAGCTGCTACATTAAACGCTTGCGTTCAAGCCCCTATGCTTGGTCTAGATCTATTAAAGAAGGAATAGAATTTAATAAAACAGGAATATCACTATTATTAATATTAAATTTTACAGTATTCTCAGGATCAAGCAAATACCAACCGTTACTAGCTAAAAACATTGAAGTAGTTGGATTATAAACATCAGTATCCATTAATTTGCCCTATTTATATAGAATGTATCCTTTTTGAAATTCTGTGGGGAATAACCCCAAGACTCTCTAACGATAAGTGGTATTTGGAAAAGTATCAAAAAACTTCATATTAAATTCAACTGCAGGTTTATTACCAACCATATACCTGGTACGGCAATACTCTATTGGAAGCTATTGAATTACTAACTAATCAGAATTGTCAATTATATAGCCATAATAACAACCATCCCGCACAACTTTGGCGCAAATTTCTCCACCCAACTTTTTAATATATGAATTATCGAAAAAAGTTAAAGCATTAGAAAATTCTTTTAAAACTTTATCTTCATTGGCACTATCACTATAAATTTGAGGCATCATATACCAATCAAATCTATAAAGATAAGAAAAATAATCGCATACTCTTTGATAAATACCATTTAATTTATAAAAAAGATTAGAAATCCTACGCATTTCCATAGCATCATTCGTAGCAATGGCATTATAAATACCTTGTTTCGTAATTTGCCCAACCTCAGCATACTCGCCTTTATAATTTTCCATACGCAAAACTGCGTTATCTAAAGATTTAACACCAACTTTAATTTTATTAAATTCGACATTTTTTTCTTGGCAATCCTAATAATCTAAAGGAAACTGACTAGGTCCAAAAAAATCAAAACCTTTTAAATGAGCTCTTTCTACTCTCTTCGCTTTCTAACCAAATTCTTCCATTTCCTACCTCCTTTCTTATGAATTTTTAATAGCCTGCACGGCTCATTATATAATCATAATCAATTAAATTTTCTTCATAATAAGGGATTTCTATTAATTTAAAATCATGAAGAGCACAAAAACGTCTTTTTTTATTATCATTATATTGCTATTGGAAAAGCCCTTTCTTTCCCCCAAATTTAGTGCTTGGTTCGTAATGTTGCTTTCCCTAAAATTCTATTATAAAATCAATATACCCATCATCATCGAATATAACAAAGTCAAAACGATCGTAATGGCTTCCCATTAGAACTCTTTAAATCTGGAAAGATATATTCTTCTTTAAAATTAAGCCCAGCTTCTTCAAGTATCTCATGAATGCGAATTTCTCCACGAGAAGACATCATAAATAATCACCTACTTTAATCTGATAAAGGCTTTCTTTAATTAAAGAAAGCCCAATCAGAAGCTACAAATTTTTTCTTCTTTTTCTTTTTATCTTCTTCTAATTTTAAATAATAGAGGCCATATTCCATTGATGAGAATTTATCCTTACGAATTCTTTTATTAACTTGCTTAAGATTAATATTAGCTCCTTCAGTTTCTTCTCTTAAGTTGGCCATTTCCTCACCTAAAATGGAAGTTAAGTTAAAAGGAAGTAAATATTTTGCCCTCTGTTCTGTTGTCATATTTTGGCCTGCCTTTTGAGCAAGTAGTTTTTGCTATGCCATACGAGGGTCTATTAAAAATTTAACTTTTCCAGAAGCTAACTGAGATTTAACATTAACATGGGCTTCTGAATTAATTGCGGCGTTGGCCTTTATAATATACATGGCATCAAGCTCAGTGTCATTTGTTTTATATCTTACATATTCACCTTTATCATCATTATAAACACCAAAAGGAGGTAATACGTCTCCTGTCTCTTGTTCAATTTGCGGTTTGACCATATAATCAACAAGGCCCGCACCATTGCCATTACCATCAATTACAATACGACTAGCATTATATTTATAATACAAACGTTTTAAAAATATTGCTTGATCTTCAAAATGTTCATCGTTCATAGTATACATATTAACTAATGTTTTTACAGGAATACCTTGTGGCTGAGGAGTCGATTTAAAGATACAAAATACTGTATCACATCCTTTAAAACGAGCCACGTCCACAGATATTACATATGTAGCGAATTTAGATGAACGCCCTGAAGCTTCATATTCAGGTTGATTAAGCACGCGATTACGTGCAAATATTTCTTGATTAAAATAAGCATCTTCTGTTGTGCCACTCCAGCGGCTTTCCAAATATCTTATGATGTTTTGTTAACATCTCTTTGACTCACGCCAAAGTTGAGACTATATCTTCTTGGTATTACACTTCAAATTTTTTAAACTTTACTCCATTAATGGATAGTCGTTGAACCTCTCAATTTATTAAAAATGATTAGGCTGCTGATTGTCTCGCTGAGATTTTCCAGCAATTCATAATATTTAATGAGTCCAAAATTTTAAACTCTCTTTCAAAAGATGCTTCATTAAATGTCCCTTCGGCCTTCTAATCCGTTATAAAGGTCTTACTTTGAAGTCCCATGGCAACAGGAGTTCTCCATGTACCTCCAAGGACAATACAACGTTCGGGCTACATGACCATACGCACAAGTAGACCAATCAAACGATCATATGAGTATGTTCCTTTATCATTGTTACTTATAATTTCTTATAAGATTAGACTATATCTTTATTGCATTTATTATTTTTACAATAATCTCCATTTCCTATTAGTACTCCATAAAGGATAGTCGTTGAGCATTACTACCGAGGTAAGAAAGTCCATGTTTTCCCGGCTTTTATATTAGAAATTATCTTTCTATTAGCATTAGGAACTTTCTTCCTTAATAATATTTGTTGCTGATTAGCATAATATAAAAATTTTAGCTTTCCAGCAGTTAAAAGATTTTAAGCTGAGCATAAAAGGTTCTACCCAGCAGTAGTTCCATATTTTCCATGTGAATCGCTAAATCACATGCGTTAAACAGCTATATGTCTCCATATAGAGAAGACTATATCTTCATCTTCACCATTATGTGTTAAGAGTTTATTACTTCAATTATGCTTATAATTTACTCCATAAATGGATAGTCGTTGAACCTTTCCCTTGATAAAGGACTTGGCTGCTGATTGCCTTTTCAGGTTTTCCAGCAATTCTAAAAATTTACTTTTGCTAATTTCTTAACAATGATACTAAAATTAATATAAATCTAACTTTTATTTACCGGTTCAGTTTCGCACGTTGTGCCATCCATTGCACGTCGAGGAACTGCCATTACAGGTATGATGACTTCACGCAAGATTTTGTCATCGATACCAACACATTCTTCCATACTTCCCATAATATTATCCTATGAGTTTTTTATCTCATAGCTCTTATAATTTTTATTCTTATAAGATTAGCATATCTTTTCTTAATAATTAATTAAGTCCTGGCCTCGTGGGAAAATTATATTCTCTTTTTAAAGAGGTTCATTTCCTATGCGTTGCCCCTGACTAATTTTTTAAATTAGCCTTCGGTTCGGATTAGCATTTCAGCCTCTCTGCTTAATTCCAGGATTTATACACGGCAGTTAAGTAATAGAAGAATAATAATTGTCAATTAAATCTTTATAACTTTTTCTATGAATAACAGCGTTCACTCTATCTTTAGAAATTCCTAATTCTTTAGCAATTTCTATCTATTTTTTATTTTTTTGATTTTCTAAAATATAATTAATCTATTCTTGTGTCAAAGGATTTTTTACATTTCCTCTTTTTCTATCTAAGCGCAGATGATTTAGATCATATTTCTTTTTTACTTTTTCTCTTATATCTTTTTTATTTTCGCTTGCTAACGAATTAAATTCTTTTAGATAATCCTAATAAGTTAATCCTTTTTTTAAACGCCAAAGAGCCTTTGAACTTATTTTGAAAATATCTGATAACAATCTATCATATCCGTCCTCTTCTAAGATAATAGACAAAATTTCAAAACAATTCTATTTAGATAATTTTTTTTTCATTATGAGGAACATAATTTTCTTTTAAATTCTCTTCTTTTAAATTAAGTTTTTTAGTATATTCTTGTATTTCATCTTCATTAATTAACTCTAATCCATAAAGAGTATTTTTGCTTAAATTATCAATAACAGTATGGTCACAATTAAAATATCTTGATAAATATCTATTAATTCCAGAATATCTCTATAAAATATGATAAAGTATACAAGCCTGATGATAACTAAAAATAGTTTTAGTTCCTTCTCCTCCCCAAGTTTCATTATATCCATTTAAATAACTATTATATTTCTCGATCATTTTCTATTCTAAAATTAATAATTCCTATTCATTTTTTACTTCATAAGTATCCCAAATAAAATTAAAATTATCTTCTCCATATTTATTATAAGCTCTTTGCAATTTTATCGAATGATGCTACCCATTTTTTAAATCATTAAAATGGTGATATTTTCTGGCGTCTATGTCAATAGTCTACCCAATATACCTTTTTTGATTTATTTTATTAATTATCTAATATATATAACCTCGCATATATTCACGTCCTTGTCTAATTTATTCTAATAGATATAAAATTTAGCAAAAACGTTTCTCTAAAAATCGACCAGAATAGCGTCATAAATTTTAATTCTACCGTGTCGACGCTAACCTCTAGAAGATTCTTTGGCCGCAAGATTATCAAGAACAGAATCATTCTTAAAGATATATTTTACATAGTCTTTACCTTCCTATGTCTTACCTCTTGACCAATTTATTTCTCTCTCTAATGGAGGTATTAGCCTACAAAGTTCCTATACCTTTTGAGAAAGGATTTCCGCACTCTATTGTTTACCACCCGATGTCACAAAGAGATGAGCTCCTGGGTATAAGATACATTTTAATATTAAACCTAAAACTGTTAGAAATGATTTTGAATATGCCAAAATTTTCTATATATTACTATATAGCTTAGACTATATCATCAATGTTTATTTTTTCAAATCTTTTAAATCTTACTCCATAAAGGATAGTCGTTGAGCCCAATAGATAAGTAATCTATTTTGGTTGCTGATTGTCCCATCGGGAGTTCCCAGCATTTTAATAAATTTTTTCCATTTACATGGCCCGCACATAATCTACGGGGAAAAGTTGCATACACGTATTGATAACGCATTACCGCACGCAAAAAACTTAAATCTTTACATTACTGTCTAAATAATGCCAATATTAATTGCTCTATCTTTCAATAGAGAAGAGACTATATCTTTATCTTATGAATAAGATAAAATGCTTTTCAAAACTTCTTACTCCTTTACAGGATAGTCGTTGAACTTATGAATAATTTCTTTAATTTTTAATTCAATTTCTTCTTTAGACCAGGTGTATGGAATTATATATAACTCTATTCCATTATCAATACAATACTACTATTTAATCTTATCTCTTTTCTAAAAAGTTTCTAAACTCCCTTTAAAAAAGTTAGTTTCTTTATAATGCTATGCTCCATTAAATTCAATAGCTATTTTATAAATATTATTTTCTAAATAAAAATCAAATCTTTGTTTACTATTATTTAATCTTTTCTCTTGCTAAAAAGGAATACTATATTTTTGTAGAATTGTTTTAATAAAAAATTCTCCATTACTTTCTTTTCGAGCACACTTTGGACAACTACTACGGCCATGAATAATATCTCCCGGGCAGACTTCCCAGATAAAACCGCAATCATGTTTTAAAAGAACTTTAGTTGTTTGATTTACATAAGGACTTATTAATGTGTAAGTCCCCCTCTAACTATACTGATTCACTTCATCTATAAATTCTTTTGCTGTACGATTTCTTTTTACAGAAGTCTAACATCCACATCTCAAATGCCTCTTAAAATCTCTTAAAGTAGTGCATCTTACATGACCGCATTTTTTACATTTAACAGTATAATAAGTATGAGTACCTTTTACCTCAGTGAACAGAATAATATATTCGTTATTTAATTCTTCTAAGATTTTTTGTCTCTATATAAGATTATGACTCTAACAATTACTACATCCATATTTTTTAGATTTTACAAAAAAATTTGAAAATTTATTTATTATAATAATTCTCTAACAGTTATTGCATTTAACTTTTCCAGGTTTACCTAATCCGTTATATTCTAAAATATCAAAGTCTTCTAAAGGGAATCTCTACTTTATTCGATCTTGAATCTCTATTAAAGTTAATTTTTTCATTATTCTCTCCTTCATAAGTGCTGATTATCTATTATTAGAACTTAGGCTTACACCTTATTCCATCCAAAAACTTTTTTCTACTTTCGTTCTTAATTAATTTCGAGAATTAAAAATTAATTAAGCATTTTGGCTTTAAGACTTCCCAGCGTTTAACATTTTTTTCTTTAACCCTTTTAGGCTAAAGGAGCTATTTTTAACCCGCTAATAATAGAAAAACTTAAACTTGCCTTCGTTTTCCTTTTTTTCTTCTGGAGTAAATTCTTCCCCAGTAATGACTTTTGGCCCATAAACCAAAAAATCAATAAATAAATCTGGGTATTCACGCCAGAAGGCAATATACTTGCGCAAAATGGGCTTTACTGCTTCAATACGTTCTTCTGATATGCCAATTTTTTTCTTTGTATTAGATAACTCAAGCAAATCTTGGAGAGCCATTAATCGGGATTCTCCTTAACAAATTGTCGCAATTCATCTTCATCCATTTCTTGAGATTGGAATTCCGCAAAATCTTCAAAATCTTTATCAGTAGTTATCTAACTTTCGATATCTTCCATTGCCATATCATCAAAATCAACAATATCATTTTCATTTTTAGCTTCAGCGTCTTCTTTTGCATTACGCTCAATAGCAGCTTGAAGTAATTCATTTAAATTAGTTTCTTCTTCAACCAACCTACGAGTATAACGTTGCATATCTTGAAGAGTTATATCAACTCTATCATTTGGCTTATCTGAGTAAAATCTTTCAATATAACCATCTTTTTCACAAAGAGCAATTAGCTCTCCAACAGAATCAACACATTCACCATTTTCTGCTTTATTCTGAGCGGCTGTACATAATTATTAAATTACTGACTATTTTTTACTTATAATTAAATATAAGGAAATCATTTCAAATTGCGTATCAATAGCAATCTTACTTTCCCGCCCAAAAGGCAAAGGAAATAGTCGATACAGGTTTATGCGCTAAGGCACATATTTCCCACGAGATTACTTTATAGTTCCCTCGTTAGCTTAATTAAATATTAAACCCCAGTGATAAACTGGAAAAATTTTTCATAGTCCACAATTTGAACTTACCACTTTTCATAAGAGCATCATAAACTTTGCTCATCTTCTAAAAGCCATCTACCATAATTTTCTTTTGTTTCCAAAAGGATCAGACTATATCATCTACAAAAGTAGTTCTTCACTTCCAAATAATTGTACTTCCTTGCGGAATAGTCGTTGAACTTTTTTGCCCATGGCAATTTTAGTTGCTGATTACCTATACGGCTTCCAGCAGTTCAAAGAATTTAATGGGGACGTAGTCCCATCCCCAATATCAATAAGCTAATTCATTTTTAGAGATGTCTTACAAATAAATTTTAATGTATCAACATGCCCAGCAGTCTAAATATCATAGGACTCCATCATATCATTATATAACTATTCAAGCTAAACCCATTCGGCTGGTTTATAGCCTTTGCCCCATTTAAGACGCAATTGGAGCTTTTCTTCATCAGTTAAATCAATATCTATGTCTGGAGTATCATCAACTTCTGTAAAATAGTCGTCCTAAGGCTGGCTAGAAAATTTATTAGCTTCCACTGGCTCAGGTTCATTAACATAAGCCGGAATTGCGATTTCTTCATCCATATTAGGAATAAGGAATTTGGGGTCATCAAGAGCTTTGGTAATTTCCTATTGGTCATAACCTCGGTCTTTCATAGCCTATTTTAATTCATTTTGTTCTTTTTCTTTTAAAAATTCAGTGTCTTTCCAACGATAATCTTTATACTAGATCATTCGCATTTTGCCAAGATACCTACCTATAATAGTTGCTCCGGTCAATTTTGTTTTATCCCGACCGTATTTCTCCATTAGGCTATACCATTGACTAGGTATATAAGGAACATCGGCTTCTTGCAGAATCCACATATAAGTATCTGGGTCCCAATTGTTGACGTGCATTGTTAAACATTTTTTACATTGATGGAATTTCCCATCGGGATATTTTTCTAAGTTATTAGATGAATAGAAATTTTTTTCATCCATTGTTTTGTGGCATTTTTCACAATATAAAGTCATTGCCATAACATTATTCCTCCTTTACTGGGAAAGAATCTGTGCTGGATTGCTTTAACCTATTTTGCCCTAACCGCGAATTACGGCAGCATTTACATATACTATAAAAGCCATCAGGAGCTCCTGGATTTTTACTAAAGTATTTGCCATGAGCTAACTTAACTTGCCCACATCGTCCGCACTTCTTATATCTACCTTTTTCTTCATTAAGATAGTAATAATTGAGAAACTCATCTTCGGCACAAGAAGCAATTATTTTAGGAATTTTATTACGCCACAAATTAGAAATATACTCAATACTATGCTTTATGCCAAATTCTTTTTGTATTTTTTCTTGAATTTGAATATTGCGTAACCCATCTACTTTATACTCACAAATGCGGTCATAGAGAGGGTAATTTTTTAAAGCCTTGTCAGCAAGTTTATCAAAATCATACATTAAATACCATACATCTTTTTCAAACTCACCCCAGGCAGCTTCTTTAAGCCCACTATAATTGCAGAGAATTGTCGAAACAATTTTAGGATTCATAAGTGAAATTCCAGAAGGAATAACATAACCATCTTCATCAAAGGTAAAAGCGTCATCCATTTTTAAAAGATAGCGTGAACGAGTTAATTTTGTTGCGGTGATGGGCTTGCGGTATGCACTTTTTATGACATACTAGTCTTTTCGCAAATCAATAATGGTTTTTTTAATAATATATTTATCTCGACCTTGGGCTTTTTGTAATCTTTTTTCCCAATCACTAATAGCTTCCCGCACCTAAATTAATTCAGGGATTTCAATTAAATCTTTTTTAGTTATTGATATCTTTGGCTAAAAAATAGAATTTTTGTTGTCATTTATTAAATTATAAATACCATCTTCGCCATTTTCTAGCTAAGAAACAAGACCTTCATAAGAAGTTTCTCTTTTCCCGATTGTAGCCATGCGATTATCAGTAATTAATTTTCGCTATTTTCGTTCTTGTTTCTCCATACAGAGGCATAAGTAATCAGCTAAAACCTCAAGATAAGCCGCAGGAGGATTTGGATTATCTTCGAGAATTTGTTTAACTAATTCATTACGTTCTTCTGGAGTCTACAATGTATAATCTAATTTTAACATTTTTGACCTCCATTCTACAATTATATTATACCAAAAATTTTTTTGGCATTCCAGAAAAAATAAGTAAAGTATTAAAAAAATTTTATTTGATATTGAAAAAAATTTTTGGTATAATAATTATATGAAAGATAGGAACTGGATAGCATACATAGAAATAGGTAACTTTCCTGCGGAAAGTTACCTAGTCCTTAAAGGAAAGTTACCAATAGAGAAAGAAAAAATTGACATTTATTGGTATGAAGAAGATATCACCCCTAAAGAATTTGCGGGTGAAGTAAATGATTTATTAGAATTTTATGATACCGTGGTAATGGCTACACCATTACCCAATAATTTAAGAAAGGAAGTAGAGAAATATGGAAATGAAGCTGAATGATGTGGCGGTTATGCCCGAAGGGGTTGCCTATAAGGTAGACGCAGCAGGACGAGCTATTATTCCTTCGCACTTACGCAAGAAGTTTGATATTGTTCCTGGGGATTTCTTGGAATATTATACGGCGTATGTGGACAATGAATGGGTATTAATCCTTCGCAAAGCTCAGGATTAATCATTCATTGTCTCAAAAATAGAGGAGGTTTTCGTCATGCGAAAGAAAAGTGTGCCTAAGAATATTATTAATGCTATTGTAAAGACCCAGACCAGGAAGAATACTATAGCTGCTAACGTAGCTATGTATGAATTCCTTTGGGGCAAGAAGCCTCCTAGAGGGGGAAAAAAGAAAGATTAAAAGGGGAAGTCTTAAATGACTTCCTTTTTTTTTAGCTTAGGATTTAAAGATTGAAATAATTCGTGATTCAGGATTAAAAGAAGATTTGGTGATTTTTTAGGTCAGAGCAAACCATTTTAACAAAAAATCAAATTTTTTTCATGAAATATACCCCCCACCTAGACCAGAAAAAAATAGACACCTATTGTCGTGATTTTCAAGCACCCCCTTACAGATGGTCTATTTCACCCCCTATATTTGCTCGGCTCAATGGCGACCGCATTGAGCCGAATTTTTGTTACATTTTGTAACCAGACAATTTTCCATCTATCATATGTCATGCTTCAACCTCTTGAAACTTCCCAAAACTCTTTGAGACATGTTAAATCTCTTCTTGTCTGATGAGTTAGTATAGACTAACTCCTACTTTCTCAGTAGGTTTATTCCTCTGTCTCATCGAGCATGTCCCTAATTCTTCAATATCCTTAGTTCACTAACTAACCAATGGTTGCTTCGCAGGGATGCCAATCGATACTTTTTTATCGATATAAAACCTTATCGATATAATAATATCTAAAAAAATTTTTAATAAATTATCTATTGACAAATGGTTCATTGTATGATATAATAGTCTTGATACTCTTCTCTTACCTCTCTAGGCAAGACTCACGCAACACGCCGCACCCAATAGACAAAAAGATAAAAAATATTTTCAGCAAAACACTTGACAAAGAACGTTTTATGTGTTATACTATAGTCACAAGATAAGTAAAGGAGATAACAACATATGAAATACACTACTAATCGTATTATGAACGTTCGCACCCTGAGAAAGCTTGCCAATAATGAAGGCGTGACCCTTCGGAACGGAAAAATCGTCACTTACAAAAGCGGTTGGCAGGTGGCCATTGCCGGCGTAAAATGTATGAGTGCAGAAGAAGCAATGCTCTTTGTGCGGAAGCTCAATAAAATTGCTCAGTCTCACGGCATTAAAAACGTTGGCATTTGGGTTGATAATGGTAACTATTATGTTGATATCTGCCGGAGAATCCCCACGAAAAAAGAAGCCGTAAAGATAGGCAAAGATAATGCACAGCTGTCTATTTACTATTGGGGCAAACGTAAAGAGTCCCTTGAATGGTTGTAAGGGAAGGCAAAAGCCTTCCCTTTATTCGTTAAACTACGAAACTTCCCGAAATTGCATAAACCAAGGCCTTCCCATATAATTATAACACATAGAAAGCGATTTGTCAAGTATAAAATATCCCAAAAATAAATATTTTTTTTGTATAAAATACTCTTGACAGAAGCATCTAAATATGCTATAATTAAGGTACAAAAAAGGAAAGGAAATAAAAAATATGTATTACAACGTTATCGCTACTTACAACATCAATGGAAAGCCTAGTGAATGCTTGGCAATGCACGACAATAAACAGGCGGTTTTCTTCACTAGAGAAGAAGCTGAAAAGAGATTAGCAGAGGTTAAAGCTCAAGGGTATGAAGCCCACATTGAAGAACAGAAAAAAGGTTCTGCTTGGTGGGATGATGACAACTGGATTGACTGAGATATTGAATCTCAGCCCAAAAGAAAAGAAGTAAAAAATATGAAAAACTTTGTTAAAATTATTATCATCATTGCGGAAAAAGTTCTAACTGGACACGAAAAGGATGAAAGAACTGCAGTCACTCGTGTCGTAGACCTGCAAAATGGTGTGGCTACGTTCAAGACTTCCGATGAAAATTTATGGGAGTGGGACATTGAGCCGGGAGAAACTTTTGAAATGCGTTCTTGCTATCGAGTAACTTTTGATACTTTGGGAACATCTTTTCTCCTGGATAATGCCATTATCAATATTGAAAGAGATTGAAAAATCTCTTTCTTTTTTTTATCTTTTTTCGAAAAAAGGTCTTGACAAATGGCCAAAAGTGTGATAATATATAGTCACAAAGGGAAAGGAAAATCCCAAACACCAGAAAGGAAAAACTTATGTTTGACAATTCTTTCATCATCCCCGGCACTATGGACATTGATTTCTTCGTGGTTACTCCTGATGAACAGTTGGTAAAATGGGACATTTGAGGAAGCTTAAACTTCCTCAACATGCCAAAAGAAGCAAATAAAGGAGAATAAAATATGCTGTACTATCATAATGAAATTACTGGAAGCTGGACTACTAACCATAAAGAGGCAGTTAGCTGGTATAATAATGGCTATGCCGTAGAATTGAATAAGATTGACCCCGAAACAGGGGCACTTGAAAAATGCGCCGAATGGGTATGGTAGGGCACAAACCCTACCCCCATTTATATTTTTTCGTCATTTTGCACAATACCTCTGCGGCGGACACTGTATGTCACACATGGGCATCCTTCTACTGCGTACAAATGTTCAATTCGGAACATATTATCTCAATTCCCGAAACCTAGCTGTATTTCTCACACAGACATCTGTTCTCCCCCTATAGATACCATTGCCGCATTTTTTTTTGTGCAAAATGACGAATGATATTGTAAAAATTTTTCTTGACTTTTTGAAAAATATTTGCTATAATGAAGATACAAGAAATGAGAAAGGAATTGATAATTATGACAATGTATGAAATCACTTACCGCTATATGGAAGATGGTTCCAGAGATAAGGGTATCTTCTTTGAAGAGGAATGGGATGCTTTTCAAGAGGACAGCGCAGAGGCTGAATGCCCTGTCCAAGAAGTTTTCTGCAAGACCCTTACTCCCGAAGAATTTTGAAAACACGCTCAGGAAGTTGGCTATGAAGAATCCTATGCCATTGAAATTATGGCAATCGCCACTTTAGGCTATGAAGAATGCTCCAAGTATGACAAAGTCAAAGACCTGTCAAGGCTTTTAAAAGAAAAAGGTATCATTTAACAAAAGGGGCTAACAAGCCCCTTTTATCCAGAAGAGAGGATAAGATAATATGACAGATAGGGAACTTTTGGACATTCTTTTGTCCCACTTAGATTTTCAAAAAGTTATGGTCGATCAAAAAAATTATGTTGAAATTCAAAACGGAACTTTTAATGACAATATTGAATTTGAATTTGACGAAGAAGGAAAAATAACTGGAATCTATTGCTAATAGGAGGTATGACCAAATGGAAACAGAACCCAATGGGCTTTCAATTTATAAATACAAGGAAGCCATGAAAAAAAACTTATGAAATTATCCGAAATGAAGTAATGAAACATCCTTTTTCAATTGGGAGTTATCCAAAAGATAAAGAAGAGTATTTTTGGTATAATGTGAATGCCGCACATTTTAACTTTTATGATTCTTGCGGGACTCGATAATGGGCTTCATTATTACTCCTAGATGGCAAACCTCAAAAAATTAAAAGATTATTGGGATATTCTTCTAATGGAAGGCCTTAAAATGATAAAAGATACTTAGGGCGAAAAATTTCGCCCTAATAATTTTTCGTTCCATTTTTCATTTCGGTTTACTTCTGGTTGCTTACCCTTTCATCCTCCCGCTGCGCCCCACAGCGGGAGGATTTTCATTTTTATACAAGACTCACAAATTTTTAGATCGATTTTTGTGTATTCTACCAGTTGACTTCTTTCCTGAAATCGTATATAATGTTGGTACAACAAATGAAGGGAGCAAACAAAAATGACAATGGAAGAATTAGCAATCGCATGGGCAGCATGGTTCGATATGTACGGAGCAACAGAAGAAAGCATTAACAACTTCTGTAATATCTACGCAACAAGCTACGAAGAATATATGGCCATCTATGAGCTGTTGGCTGATGAGCTGGAAACCTAAAAGGAGGACTAAAAAATGAAATCTTTCACTGATTGGTATAAAGATGTGAGCGGGGGACATGAACCCCCGCATGGGAATCGAGGACTAAGTTGCCCCATTGGGGCAACTTTTCTTTTCAGCTGCCCAAAATCGCACGCTTTTGGGCAGAATTTTAATTTATAGGCAGTTTCAACAATTTTCCCGGTCAAATTTGTATATTTTGCCAGTTGACAAATCTCCCGAAACGCTGTATAATATGTTTACAAGGTAAGGGAAAAGCCCCTACCCCAATAGTAAAAGGAGAATGACTTATGAAAACCATCAAGGAAATCACCATCGAACAGATTGACTATGCCTACGAAACGCTTGAAAGAATCTCTCATATGGATAATATGGAATCAATCCATGACACCTTATGGCAAAATTTTAGTGGGCAAGCTGCTGGTGCGGCGATCACTGGGGCATCTATTCTGCGGGAAATGGACGATAATGCTTCCGCAAATGACGTGCTTGACCACTATAATCATGTGGTTGCCCCCAAATTTGAAAAGCTGTATAAAAAACTAGTAGGACTAGAGGAAGCCTAACGGCTTCCTCACCAGAAGGAGAAAATAAAAAATGAGATTCTATTTCAATGAGGATGAAAGCACCTGCAGAGAATATTTCGGTTGGTATGAGTGCGAAGTATCTGACGCAATAAAAGAAAAATTTAATGCTTGACAAAATTCCAAAAGTGTGATATACTAAAAACAGTTAAGGGGGGTAATCCTCCCCTAATAAAGAAAGGGCTTGATTAAAATGACTGTTGAAAAAACCCCCATCTCCTATCATGCAAGCACAGAACGCATTGAACGTTTAACTGCTTGTTTAACTACTCTTGGCTATAATAATTTTGTTCTCCAAGTGGAAGATAAGAAAAGAGGGAATGGAACTACTCAATTTCTCACTGATACTGGAATCATTATTGTGCGGAATAGCAATAATGGAAATCTTGTTACTGGATATATGGCCACAATTGCCCAGGCTATTAAAATGTATCGTGTGGCAGGATATCAGAAAATGCCTGATGGCATGTATCGGAAAGTCGTGCGGAACAACGAAAAGCATAAAGAATTATTAGATATTCAAAAATAGTTCTTGACTTTTCAAAAATTTTGTGCTATAATAATCATACAAAAGTTAAGGAGTTGTTAGCTATGATTGATAATTTGAGTACTGTTATGGGAAGCTTATCCGGCCTGAATCTTGAAGAGCTTAACAAGGTTATTGAAGCCGCCCAGAAGCAAAAAGAAAAAGCAAAAATAGACCAAAAATGTGCGGCCGCTGCCAATTTGATAGAAGCTTTTAATGCTTATAAGAAAGCTACCGGAGAAAATGAAATCATTCTTCAAGATTTCTATGATTGCGATTTTAATGGTAATGATCTTTGTGTTAGAATTGATGATCTTTACCTTGATAGTTATGGAAATATTTGTCAAAAAGTTCTCTATTAAAATCTTTTTTTTGGTAAAATAATTTGTTTGGGGGAGAACTTACAAGATAATTTTACCAAAAATTTTTAATAAAGTCAAATTCAGGGACGGTTTTCGCCCCTGATAAACAAAAGGAAGTGTTTCAAATGAAAAAGAAGAAATCTCGTGAAATTTGGAAAAAGACGGGGGAAGAGTTACAGGACTATCTTTTGTTCCGCAAACGTGGCTCTCAGCTTACGAATCGCAAAACGTATAACAGACAGAGGGCTAAAAAAGAAGAAAAAGAATAATTTCATTTCATATTTGGGTAGCTCCACTTGAGCTGCCCAATGACGTACGTATTGGGCAGAGTTTAAAATACCCCTAGGGTTCACCATTTTTCAATTGGCAAAATACACAAATATAACGCCCATATTTATCCCAAAATTATGATATTCGCTGGCTTGACATAATAAAAAATTTGTGGTATAATTTAATTACAAAATAAAGGAGGAACACCTCATGAAAAGATACTTCCGCAGAGTTAGACGTAATATTTGTCGGTGGATTGTTGGTTTTGACAATTGCCCTTCCTGTTATCGCTCTAACCCTTGGCGTAGAATTATCTCTGGTATTACTTGTATGGGTATTACTTTTGGGGTTTTGGGTTTCTTCTTTGTTCTTGTTATTGTTTGTTCGTAAGGAGTTGTTCAACATGAGTAAAGTAAAATTTAAGAAGCCAAAAGACAAAAAGAAGTGTACCCACGGGTTTGGCCATATCCGCACAAAGAATTACGACTGTTTCTTTTTGTTTTTCCCTTTGATTCCTATTGCGTTGCTTCTGGATTGGCTCAATAATAAATATTGGAAAAGCCTTAAATGGAGCGACTGCACAGCGGAAAAAGTTCTTAATCATTATTTGCCTAAAATGGTAGAATATGATAAAGAAATGGATGGCTTTTTTATTAGGGCTGGTTGGGAAAAATATCGTTGTGTTCCTTTAGGATATCGCAAATGGTATCAAAAATTTAACACAGAACTTGTTGATTATTTAATAAAAGACTATTGTCCGGATGGGTATATAAAAACCTTTGAAAATCTCGATGGATGGAATCCAACACTTTTTTTCAAAGAAATTAAAAAAAGTTCTTGACAAACCGCCAAAAGTATGATACAATAAAAGCACAAAAAGGGGAGGGAAAACCTCCCCGGATATCAAAAGGAGTTGATATCAATGATTAAGGAAATCGTATTTGATATGGATGGAAGTTTGAATTTGTTCTATGATGTCCCTGGGTGGTTAGAAATGCTTAGAGCATACGACCCCACCCCCTATGAAGTGGCCGAACCTATGTGGGACATGGCTGTCCTTGCGGACGTCCTCAGAAAACTTCAGAGTCTTGGCATAGTCATTACAGTTGTGACTTGGCTTTCTAAAGGAAGCACTATAGAGTATGACAAAGCCGTACGAGCGGCAAAAAAGGAATGGCTGGAACGCTATGACTTCCCCTATGATCATTTTCATGGTGTCAAGTATGGAGCAACAAAGGCCGATAGCGTGCGGCGATACCTCAGTCCCGACGATGAAGCCATTCTCTTTGATGATAACGCAAAAGTGCGTAAAGGTTGGCATCTTGGCGCAACATATGACCCTGTAAAGGAAAATATCATTGAGATTTTGAAAGAGCTGGCAAGGGGCATTTAATGTCTGCCGACAACTTTGAAGCTCCACAGATCATTTCTTACGATAATGAAGGCAACGCCATTGCTGACACTGTTTTTAGTCGCTGGATGAACTATTTAAAGGAGAGGGCATAAGCCCTCCCCTTTTGAGCTTGCCGATGTGGAACGTATCGGCAAGAATTTCCATTATATCACCTCCCCACTAAAAAATCAATGGGCAAAGTCAATAAAAATCTTTTTCACAATTTTCCCGAATTTGGTTATTCTACCAATAGACAAATAAGAAGCCTTATGGTATAATACATAATGTCAAGAGGGAAAGACAACTGAGGTAAACCACAGCAAGCTAGTGGGAAGGGTTCAAATCCCGATTGAGGGCGCTCAAAAAAAAGTTGAAATTCCCTCTTGACAAAATAAAAAACCTGTGATATAATAAAGTCAAGAAATGAGGGAACGAACCCCGCAAGGGATTCGCAAGCCCCATTTAATATGAAAAGGAGATTTTGACTATGGAAATGTACACTGCCGCTTACAATGCTCTTAAGGAAAGCAACCCCGACTGCGAACTTCTGAAAGCTATGGAAGAAGAATGGGAACTTCAGTTGGCACTGGATAAAGCCATGAAGGCAGTTGCGTAGGCTAAGAAAAACACCCAGAAGGCAGAAGCAAACCATTATAAGGCCTGTTTCGATGCCGCGCGTGCGGAATTCGGCAACAGAACTTTCACTGCCGCAGAGCTGGAAGAGTTGGTAAACCATCGTATCAATAAGAACAGCGTGGCTTCTATGATTGCCTATGCTAAGACCCCTGAGCAGGTCAAGGTGTGGAGCAATAGAGAGAATCGTCGCACAGAAAAGCTTCTCCCCTCTGACATTAGAGATACTGGCAACTACAAGTATACAGAAAGACATTTCCTACCTTGCGATGCTTCTGGTAAGCCCATTGAAGGAGCTGCCCCCATCACTATGCGGTCTAAGGGTGCTAAGCTGTATAAGTTTGGGGATTGAGCGGGGGTTTTACCCCCGCTTCAAGGAGATAAAAAAACATGACTGAATTGACTATTTACATGGGCAATTCTGGATGAAGATTTTCAGAAGCTTCTTTCTCTGAAAAATAAATTTGAAAAAGCCCTTGACAAACGTTCCCAGATGTGATATAATAAGATTACAAAAAGAGAAGGAAACTCTTAAAAACCAGAAAGGAATTGATACTATGACGAATTTCGAAAAGTTTACTTCCCTGGCTGAGTATTTCCGCACTGGCGTTCTGAATGGCGAGGACGAGGTTGTCCCTGGTTTCACCTATGAGGAAGCCGCTCAACTGATGCAGAAGAATGCCGAAGCTCTGGCGAAGAAGGCTGGCAAGACCAGTGCTAAGAGTGAAGAGAAGAGAGAAGAGAATGCGGCTCTGGCTGATGCCATCTTCTATCGTATGACCGCCGAGCCTAGCCGCAAGTTCACCCTGGACGAGATGGTAAAGGAGTTCCCCGAGTGCGCCAACCTGACCACCGCAAAGGTGAGAGTTGCCATGAAGGGTCTGCTGGACAAGGACGCAGTTAAGACCGAGAAGGTCAAGGGGAAGGCCGTATTCTTTGTGAAGGTGGAGGCATAAAGCCTCCCCTTTCCCTGGAAAGGAACGATTGCCTATGATTGCGTAAATGTGACTATATAATTACTAAATAAATTCTAACATTGATGGACTTGCTATGGAGGGTTGAATAGTATGCACTGGCGATAGCTAATATACAATAGATTTGAATAAATATACCCCCGGTTTTTCACCGGGGGATTTTTTTTCAGCTGCTCAACTCCGAGCGAATTGAGCAGAATTTCAATTATACCACACCCCTACCAATTTGTCAATAGGTAATTTGCACAAAAATTTTTACCCCTATTTTCCCGAAATGTGCGGCCAAGGCTCCCCCGCCTATTATACCACACTTTTGACCACTTGTCAATATCAAAAATAAACGAATTTAGTTCCTTTCTTTTGTGCAATATTCCATCTTGTAAATCAGAAAAAAATATAGTATAATACAGGTGTTCCTTGAGAAAGGACGCTCCAAAAGCCACTTGAAAAAATTCAAAAACTTCTAAAAAAGTTCTTGACAAACAAAACAAGATGTGCTATAATAAGGGTGTTCCAAAGGAAGGAACAAAAAAAATTATTGACAAGGACAGTCGTTAAAACCAGAAGGGAATTGATACTATGGCTACTACTAACACTAAGAAGATTACTTCCGTTTCCGCTCTGACTTCTGCTATTGAGGCTCTGACTGGCACTACTTTCCCTGCTGAGAAGCTGGAAAAGCTGGAAAGCATCAAAGCTGCTTATGAGAAGAAGACTGAGAATGCCAAGAGTAAGTCTTCCGCTAAGAGTGCGGAGAACACTATTATGGGTGAGAAGATTGTCGCTGAGATGGAGCAGGGCACTAATTACACTCTGTCCGATATTGCGAAGTTCGATTGCCTGTCCGACATGGAGCTGACTACTGCCAAGGTGCGTGCTCTGATTGAAGCCCCTGTGAATGCTGGTACCCTGGAAAAGGGGTCTATTAAGGGTCGTATGTACTACTGGCTGGCTTAAGAAAAGGGGCTTTGCCCCTTTTCCCCATAGGGAAACGTCCCAGAAAGTAGGTGAATGAAAATTGACCAAAAGCCAAGAAGCCCAGATTGAAGCGTGTCGCAAACTAGGCATGACTGATGAAGAGATTCAGGGAATGCTTAACGATGATAAAGAAATTGACCGTTCTGGCATGAATACCAAGGTTTTCGATTGGGAACTTGACCCAGAAGCTCATAAGAAAGCCGTTAAATATGCCAATAGTGACGAGAAGAAGAATAAGGGCGAAAAGAAAAAGCCCACACGCAAAGCGGATAACGTTAAGCGTGAAATTATTCAGCTTCTTTTTGATTGTATTGATGTAAACTATCCAGGGGCTATTATTGAGAATCCTGAGAAGTATGTCAAATTCACTATTGGGGAAGATGAATATACCATTTCTCTGATTAAGCATCGCAAGCCAAAAGAGTAAAGGAAAGTGATACTATGAATAAGGTGTAGGGGAACTAAGATTCCCCGCTTCAATAGAGAAAAGATGTTACCCTCTATTGAGATTTGAAAAGGATTGATATTATATGAATAAGTTTGACCGCCGTAGAAAGTACTGGCTGATTTTGGATTGCGAAACCGCAACTTTGCCTGAAGCATCTAAGTATGACGCAGACCCCGCTATGAAGCAGAAAGTAGCTATTGCGAAGCCCCTTATCTATGATTTGGGGTGGACAGTAGTGGACGCTCAAGGCCGCATTTACGCAAGACAGAATTTTCTCATTGCGGAAATTTTTTCTAATCCGGTAGTATTCAATACTGCCTATTACAAGGATAAGCGCCCCGGTTATATTGAGAAAATCGCAATGGGTGAGGTTCGTGTTGTAATGTGGGAAGAAGCTATTGGGGAACTCTTAAATGATATGTCCCAGTGTGAAGGCGTGGGGGCTTATAATTCTATGTTTGACTTCAAGAAGGCACTTCCCTTTACTGATTTGTACCTTTCTAAGGTCTATGCACCTGATTTTGCGGAATGGATGGAATATCAAAATAAAATTATTTCTGAAATTGCCCGGGGTAAGAGAGGACAAAACGAAAAAGAATTTGAAAGTGATGTTTTCCGATTCCGTGGGCAGGTTTTTCCCCTTTTTGATGTTTGGGGACTTGCTTGTAAGCACATTTTGAACTGTGACGAATACAAGAACATGTGTTCGGACAATGGATGGTTGACTGCATCGGGCAGATACTATAAAACGAGTGCAGAAACTGCATTTCGGTTCGTTGCTGGTGATGATTCTTTCATCGAAGCACATACTGCACTTGAGGACGCCCTTATTGAATCCCTTTTGTTCGCTGAGTGCATGAAGCGAACCAAAAAGAAAATCGAGATGGGAATTATTTATTTCCCGTTCAAGATGTTGGGCGAAATAGGGGCGGAATAATCCGCCCCCAAGCCAAAAGGAGAAGATAAAAATTGTTCTACCTCTTGGCAAATAGTTTTGCTTATACTATAATAGACCTACCAATAAAGAAGAGCAAGACCCCACTTGGACAAGGGGTTGTAAAATATGGGATGATGTTTTGAATTATTTGATGAGCCAAGGTGGAGATATAGACGTAGCATGGATTGAGCCGATTAAGTTTGAGGATGAGGAGAAAGAAGAAAAATGCTAATTGAAAGACGGTCGCCTATTAATTTGGTGCCTTTTGAGGATGTTTTCCCCGGCGTAGTATTTAAGGATGAAGATGGCACTATTTGTATGAAAGTAGAAAGAAAGCAAAACAATTTTTTCTATAATGCAGTTAACCTTGAGACAGGAAATCTTTACTCATATGACGATAGTTGTATAGTTGAGATTCTTGAGGACGCAATTTTAACATATTAAAGGGAAGCGTAAGCTTCCCTTTTTTGTTATACAAGTTTTGAGCGGAGCGATTTTGATCAAATCGCTCCGAATTTTGAATTTGTCAAGTATTTAGAAAAAATTTTACAATTATCTGTCTTTCGCCTGCGGGCGTCTGTTTTCCCATAATAGACATTTGAGCGGTTCGACGCCGGAGGTGTTGAGCCGAATTTCCCCAATAAACCTCCATATGGGATTTTTTTGCTCAATCCAGCGACTTTTACCTTTCCCCTATTTCTCCCATAAATACCCCATATGGCTTCGCTCGATTCAATCTAGGAACTTTTATCTTTCTATTTTCCCCATTTTTCTTGCCTAGCCTTTGCTCCGCTGTAGCTAACAAAAATTTTAGCTACGGTTACTTCCCTTCCAAGTATTCGCAAATCCAATAGAGTAACAAAAAAAACAATACTACAGCTTCTCTAGCTCATTAAATTTTAGTCGGGGACAGATAAAATCCGACCAAGAGAGAAAGATAATAAAAACGGGCGGCCCCGCCTTGATTTTATTAAAAAAATATGATATAATAGGCTTTGCCCCACTTTTTCTACTTGATTTTTAATTAAATTTATGGTATAATATTAAAAAAAGGAACTTTTTAGTTGATTTTATTAAAAAATTATGGTATAATATTAAAAAAAGATAATTTTTATTGTGTTTTTATTGATTTTACGCAAAAATTTTAGTATAATATAATAAATAATAGGCAAAGGAGACACTTATGGAACAAAAAATTATATATGCTAAGTGGCTAGCCATTGCTTTGCGGGAAAAAGGACATCAAATTATTAAAACCGAAGTTAACCCAATGAAGCCTCAGTTTAATATTTGGTACTTTAATTATACTCCAAAGCTTGATAAAGACATTGGAGAACTTACCTCTGCTAAAAAACTAAGATAAAGAGGTACAAGCAAATATGGCTAATTTATTTTTAAAAGTAGATAAACGATTTTATTTTTTAGGCGTTGACCCATTGGGAATTCTTATTTTAAGTTAGATAAACGAATATACAAGTAAAGGTATGACCTGTTTTATTAGTAATGAATAGTTAGCTAAACAATTTGGCTCAAGTTTAAGTACAGTAAAAAGAACTATTACTAATTTAGAAAAAATGGGATATCTTAATAGAGATACTAAAAATACTAATCAAGGTAAAGAACGTTTTTTAACTATTAATGAAGAAATAATAGAAAGTACTTATGCCAAGGCTCAATCTGAGCTTTGCCAATCCGCAAGGCTCACCGAGAACCTTGCGCAAGGTTCAATTTGCCCCTTGGGCAAGGGTCAGAATGGACCTATAAAAGATAAGAATGAGGAGCAAGCTCCTCTGGAAGAAGATAAAAATAAAAAAGATAAATTAGGGGCTACGACTTCAAAAATTTCCTATGAGGTTACTCAAGCTCCTAAGTAGTCTTAAATTCTTTCTGAAATTCAGAAGAACTCTAAAAACCAAAAGGAAAAAGAAAGGAACAAGATAGATATCAATAGACTTCCATTAATAGACAAAGAAGAAGTAGATAAAAACCCAAATAGATATGTCCAACAAGATAATTCAATTGTAGTTGACTTTTATACTTCAAAGAGTTATAGAATAAAAGAAAAAGAATAAAAAAATTAAGGGATAAGCTATGCTTATCCCTTTCCTTTTGGAAAATTTCAGTTGAAAATTTCAGATGTTCCTTGCCCTTCGGGCAAATTTGGTTTCATTTTTTAAAATGTCCCCTTACTTGTTTTTATTTAAAATTTTTAGTATAATATAATGGGATATATTATTATATAATAAAAAATGTTAAAAAATTTTGTTAAAAAAGGTTATACCGGAACGAAAAAGTAAGCGTGAATTTGGACAAAATGTGAAAATAATATCCAAGGTATTTTTATATTACTATGGAAGGAGGCATATTAATGTCTAAAAAATACGAAAAAAGTTTTCCCGCAGACACTTCTTTAAATAAAGATGCTGAAGGGAATTTAATAAAAACATTCTTAAACGATCCTAAAGCCGATGCAGAACTCTATGCTTATTTATTATCAATGTCAAAAGGTGATAAAGAAAAAAAAGAAACAATAGTTTATAAAAATACTTTACCCTCTTAGTCATTCATAGCAACAGAAATTCTTCATTATAAAAGTCGTCGAACAGTTATTAACCATTTAAATTATCTTAAAGAGCAGAAATATGTTATAGACGAAGGTGAATATTATATTTTACCCAATAAAGAAAAAATGTATTTTAAAATTCCTCAAGATTTATTAACTTTTTTCTTAACTACAGTAAAAGAGCCTGTTATTAAAACTTATATCTATTTGGGGTAGAGAAATAACTATAAACCTAATCAGTATGTTTTTACATTAAAAGAAATATGCGAACATTTAGGTTTATGTTACTCAAAAAACAGTGAAACTATTAAAGATTATCTTTTTATTTTAGAACAGTTAAAACTTATTAAAGTTGTTAAATTTTATGAAGGAAATATTCCTAAAATGCGATTAATTCATTTTACTACTGAAATATCAAAAAGAGAAAAATATTTGATTGATTAACCATGTGAAAAAATAGTTAATTAGTGTGTGAAAAAATAGTTAATTAGTGTGTGAAAAAATAGTTAATTAGTGTGTGAAAAAATAGTTAATAATTCTAAATAATACTAAATAAACTTAATAATACTAAATAAGCGGTTATTTAATCAAATCGCTTCGCTCATTGATTAAATAACCTTAAGGGACTCGCACATCAAATTTCAGTTGAAAATTTCAAACATTCCTTGCCCTTCGGGCAATTTTTATTACTTTAATAGAAATCTCCCTTTTTTACTAATACCAAGAAAGAGCCTTGATTTCAGTAATTTTGGGAGGTTTCTATTACTTTAAAAGATTCCATTAAAGAACCTTCCAATAGATAATAAAAAATAAGAAGACATAATAAAACAAGTACTGTCCAAGAGAGAAAAAATGTATTATATGTGGAGCAAAGCTCCATCAAGGGAGGCCCTCCCTTATTATATCATAATTTTTTATTAAAAGCAAATTTGTTAAAAATATTTGTTAAAAAAGTAAGTATGAGTATGTTAAAAAATCATAACAGCTTTGGGCAAACTTTTTCCAATTACCTTTTTCATTTTTCATAATCTTTGAAAGGAGGCTATATGTGCCTAAAAAATACGAAAAAAAATTTTCCCGCAGATACTTCAATGAAAAAAGATGAAGAAGGAAGACTTATTAAAACATTTTTAAATGATCCCAAAGCTGATGCTGAACTTTACACCTATCTTTTATCAATGTCGATAGGAGAGGAAGGAGAAACTCGAGTTTATAAAAATGCCCTTCCCAATTAGGAAACTATTGCTACTAAAATTTTACGGTATAAAACTCGTAGAACTGTTTATAATCATTTAAAGTATTTAGAAGATTAGGAATATGTTCAAGACAAAGGTAAATATTATTTATTACCCAACAAAGAAAAAATGTACTTTAGAGTACCACAAGATTTACTCTCTTTCTTTATTGATACTGTTAAAGAACCAGTTATTAAGACTTATATTTATTTAGGACAAAGAAATAACTATAAACCCAACTAGTATGTTTTTACTATTAAAGAAATATGTGAACATTTGGGAATTAGTTACACTAATAATTCTTCTTCTGTTAGAAATTACTTAACTGCTTTGGAAAAATTTGAATTAATAAAAACAGTAGAGTTTTATGAAAATGAAACGCCAAAAATTCGTTTAATAGGATTCTCTACTAATAGCCCTAAGAAATGAGAATTTGATTCACGCTGGGAAAAAAATACTGAAAGGTTTGGGAAAAAAATACTGAAAGGTTTGGGAAAAAAATACTGAAAGGTTTGGGAAAAAAATACTGAACATTCTAACTAAACTAAGAAGTAAACAAAACGGGGAAGCTTTTAACTTCCCCTTAATTCTAAACGTCTCTCTTTTAACAAAGAGAGACTTAACTAATACTCTCGCGTATCAAATCTTCTCCTTTACCAAGCTGACCGCACATAAACCGGCACTTTCATTGGCCAAATACCTGTATCATTCTAATAAGCTTTTAATCCTTCTAAAAAGCTATGATATCTTATTTGCCCTACTTTTTCATACGCTTCCTATTGGGTATATTCTCCTTCTTTCTACTTAGCCCAAATATCAGCTTCCTAATCAATAGAATTCTATGTTTCAAAATATGATTTTAATTCATCAATTTCTTTTTTAGTCATTAAAACATATTTATTACGCAGTTTATCTAAATAACACCATCTATAATCATCCTTAACGTAATAACCTATATTAACTAAATCTTTTAGCTATTCCCGCACATATACTTTTAAAGTTGATAATTGTAAGTCTAATGCCTATATTTCACCATCAACCATAATAATACGAGCAATATTAGATCCAGTTTGTCTGGGATCAAAATGAATAGTTGATTTAATATGTGAAGCAATAGTATTATTCTTTTGGAGTTTTGTATATTCCTTAAGAGAAAGATAAGTGCCTTTTTCTTCTGTAAATATATAATAAACACCATTATTTCCTTTATGAATTATTTTAAATTCATAAAAACGTTTTAAATGTTCTTCATATCTATCTCGAACCTTTCTAAGCTAATTATAACTAATATTAAGTTCTTGCGCAAGAGCTTTAGTAGAATACTTTTTATTTAGTTCTATCATTCTTTCATTTCCTTCCTATAAGATAATAAATTAATAAAGACAACGTTGTCAGTTTAATTATTCCAATAGTCAGTGAAAAAAGAAATAATATTATGATAGAACTTTGTCCTAGGAGAAAAGAAATATACGTTGTTACCTTTTTTTTCGCATTGTATTTATCTTCTATCGCAAAAAAAAGGTAACAACGTAAATGAATTAGTCAACAGCTGTTACTTTATTCATCCAATAGCCAGTGAAAAAAGAAATAATATTATGTGTAGGGCCTACCCCCATATATTATAGCATAAATTTTAATTAAAAGCAAATAGGTAAAATATTTGACTATAAAATAGGCAAAATTATACCAGTCCAAAAGGGTAAAAAAGTAGTAGTTCAAAAATTATTAAATTGCTTGACATAGTTAAACGGTTAATATTTAAGGGAGTCAAGGTTGAATTAATTAAAAATTTTTGACACACCAACTCAGGTATTTTAAACTATTTTAAACTATTTTAAACTATTTTAAACTATTTTAAACTATTTTAAACTATTTTTAACTATTTTTAACTATTTTTAACTATTTTTATTTTTAGGGGTAGCATAGCTACCCTCTTATTTTACCAATTTACCTCATCAACTAATTTAGTCCTCTTCTTTGGATAGAACCCCAATTTCTCAATAACCATACTGTTTGCGTTTTACTCTACTAGCATAGTTTTTAGTAGTATTAAGATTCACCTAAGCTTTCACTTCTGGTACATTATAATAAATCTCACTGCCAACTCTCGAGCAAGTATCAATTCTTAATTTAGTAAATTTTTCATTTACTAATTTATTGTCTTTAGTTTTTATAATACCCCATCTTTTGGGAACTTCTTCCTTCAAAATGATAATCGGCATAACTTTTTAATATTTCAAATTTCTTTTCTCGAGCAGACTTTTGGCCTTTAGAGATAGTTTGGGCCGATTTAGTAGTACTTCGTGCGACTAAACGTCCCCGTAGGAAAAAGATTCGTTCTACGAACGGACTTTTAACATAAAACGCAGACTAAGCCAAAAATTAGTTGGAGCTTCGCTCTTACTATCCCCAGCCTTGATTTTACCAAAAAAATATATTATAATATAAATAAACTAAAAAGAAAGAAGGTTCCCATTCCTATGAATAAATTTTAGCCCTCCCGCATTCTATTCTACATCTTATCCTTCTCCTGGGGCATAATCCTCTCCTCTCTAGGAGCCATTGCCTTTCTGGCACTCCGCATCCTAGGCGTCCCTTGGGCGCCTAATCAATACGGCTATGTAACTTATCTAGGTAAACCCAATTGGGGCGGTTTTACTTTAGGCCCTTTTTCCTTCGTTTGCCCAAACGCTACCCAAGACCTCCTCACTCACGAAGCCGGTCATTCCTACCAGAACATGGCCTACGGCCCCATAATGGTGATACTGACACTAGTCAGCATCTTTCACTATTGGATCAGTTGTTTTGTGCCGAAAGTACAAAACAACTATTATGACTTTTGGCTAGAAGCTGATGCCTCTAAATGGGGAAAGAACATGGGAAGCTTCGCTTCCCCAAAAAAGTAAAATATGGGAAGCTTCGCTTCCCCAAAAAAATTTTTACTTTATAAAAATTTTATGATATAATATATATAGAAAAAGTTAAGGGAGCTTTGCTCCCTTAAAAAAAGTTGAAGTAAAAGACCTCCCCAGTAGATGCGGTCAATTTACTAACTCCACTATTGGTAATAATCCCTTTGCGGAAGCTATTAAAGACAATTGCCCAAACACGCAAGTCTTAGGTATTAGTGAAATAGATGCCCGTCCTCTTAAAGCCTATGAAGTTTTACATGGTCCCCCTAATAATAAACGAATCATATTTAGTAGATTCTTCTCCGCTTGCCGATATATCTTCTCCTTGTTATACAGCTTCTAAAAAGTTAGCTGATTATAAATCAGGAGGGCAAGGCAACCGCATTTGCCCAAGGTGTTACTTTAACTGCTTCTGGAGGAGGACATGCGGGATCAAGTGGCGGTCTTTATTTGCGGGAAGGAAATATTTATAAACTTTTTCCAATAGAAATGTGTAAAGTTATGGGCTGGACTAAAGAAGAAGCTGGAAAAATCTGTTCAGTCCTTTCTCCTCGTGAAGTAGGATTTTGTTTAGGCAATGCTATTGATAGGACAGTTCTATCAATTTTAGCTAAATCAATAATTGAACAATATAATTTAAATTAAAAAAGGAGTAATTATTATATGATTTACGATTTTAATGACTTGGAAGCTATGCTGCGTAATGGTGCTTCTGATGCTGAAATTGCTGAAGCTTTTGCGGAGAACCTTAATCTAGCAAGAGCCGCAGAAGATAAGAGAAAGGCAGAAGAAGAAAAGAAAGCAAAGGAAGAAGCTGCTAAGGCTGAGGAAGAGAAGCTCAACAAGGAAGCATCTATGCAACTTGCTACTAATGCCGCTGTTGCCCTTAACGCTCTCCTTATCCATGAAGGCATTTTGCGTGAAGGGGAAGCTTGTTTCCTTCCTGAAGATCTACTCGCCACTATTAGCGATGCCCGCAAGGAAACTGCAAATATTCGCTCTCTCATCGACTCTGTCGCTGATCTATGGGACACTTTGGGCCTGGGAAGTAAAGCTCCCAAGTGCGAAAAGCCTACTAAGGTAAAGACAAAGATCAATGAGGATCTCTCTGACGAAGATATCTTTAATGAACTTTTTAATAAGCTGTTCAAGTGATAGGGAGTAAAGCTACAGAAGAACAATCCACTTACATCACAGAACACTCTGCTATGTCTCCTGGAGGTAATTAAATTGGAACCATTTGAAGTACTATCAGAAACTGATAAAAAAATTTTTCTCCAATATATCAAAGATTTTGGAGATGCAAAACCCGAAGCTCCTCTCTCTACAATTCTTCGCTTCTGGAATACAAATAAGCAATTTCTCTTCGATGCTTTTGGTCAGAAGCTTATTCTAGAAAAAGAGATCCAAGTGCGGAAAACCAATGATGAAATTATCGGAAGTTGGAATGATGCTCCAATTTCTCAGCAAAAAGCTTATGAGGACATTGTTTCTGGCTTACGGACCAAAGCTGAGGAACTTTTTCCAATTCGCCCTGATGAGGCCCGCACAGCTCAATCTTTTGGGTATATTCCTTCACATCCTAATGAATATTATCTCTTAAGCGATAGATTTCTTACTCGTTCCAATTTTGTTACAAATACTTACTCTGAGGAAACCTTTTATATTCCTACTCGAAACGGCAAACGTATTAAAGTCCAAAAGGGATGTCATCTTATGCCTACTCTTCGTAAAATTTGTCATGAATTTGGCATCCCCGAAGAGACATATGAAAGCGTGCGTCTCTTCCAGTCTCAGCTTACTAATAATGCCTATGCTTATGGAACTCTTTGCCTTTCTATTGCCCCCATTGACTTTCTCACTATGAGTGATAATGATTGCAACTGGAATAGTTGTATGAGTTGGGTCGATCATACGGGTGAGTATCGGCAGGGCACTATCGAGATGATGAATAGTTCCTGCGTGCTTGTTGCGTATCTTAAATCAGACACTCCTTATATACTTTGGAGCAATAGTCAACCAACCCTTTCTAATAAGAAATGGCGTCAGCTAGTTATTGCCAATAGAGATATCATCTTAGGCAACCGCCATTATCCCTATCAATATCCTGACCTAGAAGCTCAAATTCTCTCTTGGGTGCGGGAGTTGTTAGGAGGAGATGAACAATTCTCTTCAATCATTTTACCTATTTGCAATCTTCTTCATAAGGACAACAACCCAGGAGGCTATGATTACATTTGGGATTTTGAAACCGTTCATATGTATAATGATATTTATGAATGGCGAAATGCTTATCTCTCTAATAACTTTTTCACTAATTATCCTAAAGAATATTCCCTTAACTTCAGTGGAGAAGCTGAATGTATGTCTTGTGGAGAAGTTATTTACGGTAGTGAATTTGATACTAGCTGGGTTAAGTGTATTGATTGTAATAGAGCTTTAATATGTAATAATTGCGGAAGTTTTATTCTTCCCGAGTGTGATGATTACTATACTAATGATAATGAGGAAGTCTTTTGTTGTTATTGCGTCCAAAATAGCAATGAAATTTGTATTTGTCCTTGTTGCCAACAGCCCTATTATGATTCCGATCTAGAAACTATTGAATATCTAGCGAATGATTCTCTCTATAATCATTTCATCTCTGCTTGTTCTAATTGTTTTCCTGCTTTTGGAGAATTTGGCCCCAAGGATGAAGATGGGACTTATAACGCTAAAAACTTTACAACTATCGCAATTGATTTCTGCAATGATTGCGGGGAATATGCTTAAAAAAAGGAGAATAATATGGAAGATAGCCTTCAACAATACCTAAGAGAGATATCTCAATATCCCCTATTGACTCCAATAGAAGAATAGGAATTGACTCAAAAAACCTTCTTGGGCGATGATAAGGCACGCCAATGTCTTATCAATTCTAATCTGCGTTTAGTAGTATCTATCGCACGAGCTTATCGTAATTGCGGACTTCCTTTCATCGACTTAATTCAAGAAGGCAATCTTGGTCTTATTAAAGCCGTTGATTCTTTTGATCCTTCTCTAGGGACGCATTTTTCAACATATGCTACTAGTTGGATTCGTCAAAAGATTGGACGAGCATTAAGTAATGATTCCCGCAATATTCGGATTCCCGCCCATTTAGCCGAGCTACAATCTACTCTTAAAAATGTGTCTTCTAAAGTATTAGCTTCTACCGGCAAAGAACCCACTAATAAAGAATTAGCGGTTTTGCTCAATTTAGATACTAAAAAAGTCACAGAAGTGTTAAATTGTGATCACGCAATTACATCTCTTGATACTCCTGTGGGTATCGATGAAGAAACAACGGTCGGTGATTTAATTCCCGATTCTTTCATCGATGTAGCTAAAACGGTAGAGGAAAAGATTGACGGAGAAATCATTAACTCAGTAGTCGATACTCTTTCTCCAAGAGAAAAAGAAGTAATCAATCGTCGTTTCGGATTGCGGGGACAGATGCCCGCAACTCTTGAAGCTATTGGGCGAGATTTAGGTCTATCTAAAGAACGAGTGCGTCAATGCCAATCTACGGCTTTACGCAAATTGCGTCATCCTTGCCGTAGTAATATTTTAAAGGATTGTATGTTATGAAATATGAAAAATGTGAAGGTGCGTGCGATTATTGCTTCTACGCCAAAAGGAATAAAAAGAAAGAGATAATCGGGTGTGCCTTTGAACCACCTAATGACTTGCGAAATGATTTAGCGATTAACCATCATTATTGTCGGCATTTTATGTGCGAGTACGCTAAAGGAGAAAACCAATGCCAAAAAAGACAGTAAAAACTTGGGATGAAACTGAGCTTTACCTCATTCTTTTTCTTTTGGAATTGGTATTTGGTTACATCCTAAAAAATCTTAATGTTTTTCTAATGCTAATTCTTTGTATTATCACATCTCCTGGCTGGCTTCTCCTATCTTCTTATATTTGTATGGTAACTCCTGCCTTCCATTTGCGGTCATTTGATCTATTTCTAGTCCAACATATCCCCGATGATGAGTTTTTTGGGATTCTTCTTCACGATGATAATGGATATCTTATTTACCATTTGAATGATAAGAGTGCGGTTAGCACCTGGCTTATTGATCACCCCATTAAAGATAAAGGAGTCATTGATATATGGAACAGCATTTAACAAAATTGACCATTGCGGAACCTATTGCTGGCTGGTCCTCTCTTAAATTGGATAATGATGTTTATGAAGTATCTTACTCTACTAATGCGGGAGTAGATTTTTTAAAAACAGTTTATAAAAATTATATAGACAAGAAAAATGGCAATATCTTTGCTATGATATTCGATGCCGAAGAAGTAGGTTGCTTCTATCTTATTCTATGCAATAGATACTTAACCGTATGTTCTGCTGATGATAACTTTGTTAGACATTATCTTTTTGACAGTGCTAAAGAAATTATGCGTCAGGTATATGCCTCAATTGCCCCATACGCAGATGCTTGGGCACATTTTTTCTATGATGAGAATAAAAATTCTATAGAAGAGATTAATACTTTACTCAATCTAATCAAGGAGGAGCTTTAATATGAGCGACTTGTATAAGTTTGAAACTTATAGGGAAGAAATATGTGGAGAATGCTTATTTGCCACTTGTGACACTTGTCCAGTTGAACAAACTTATCGAAAACTTCTCGATGAAGAATACGGAGAAGATTTTCATACTCCTATGACAGTTCATTCTGTTGATTCTAAGCAGTTCCAAGAGAATCTTGAAAAATGGTTAGCTCGAAGGCATAGAAAGGGAGATTTCAAAGCTAAAGCTCGTAAGCAGAGAGTAATTCCTCGTAAAAAAGACACTGGTTATCTTAAAGATAATATGAGCACAACTAGAAGAAAAATAAAAATGGGTTTTGGCTCGTAAGCCAAAGCCAAGAAAAGGATTACGAGTTTTATTCACCCTATGGACTAAATAAGACAATTTTATAATATCTTCTTTCTAAAAAATAGAAAGAAGATATTTTTTTTTATAGGAAGTGAAATATAAAAATGAAATTTAATAGTGTAAACTATATAGACAATAAAACAACTATTACTGCAAGTAATCTTAATGATATCCAAAAGGCAATACAAAAATTAGGATACTTAAAAGATTCTTATTCAAGAGTTTATTGTTGGGGAGATTCTCTGACTCAGGGTATTGGAGGAAATGCAGCTGGATGGCATTTAATTAGTTATCCCGCAGTCCTAAGTGAACGCATCGACACTGTTAATTTAGGTATCTTATCAGATGATATTCCTACCATAATGGCAAGAATGGGTTCTGACCCAGCTCTTTTACCCGCAGTTACTATCCCGGCTTCTTCTTCTGAAAGTGTTGTCGTTGGAAGTGCTTCCTCAGGTTTTACAACGAAAAGTGGGCGAACCGCTAAATTGTTAAAATACGGCGACTCAGGCATTAATCCTTGTTATATCAATGATACTCCTTGTATACTTTTTAGAGATTATGACGCAACTGATATAGATAATTAGAGCTTGCGTTTACGTCGACTTGAAGATGGAGAAGCTATTACTATTTCCGCAAAAACTCCTTTAGTAACCTATGCGGCCAAGCACTATCGGGATAATGGCCTTCATATTTTCTGGATGGGTGCCAATGGTGGTTATGGAGATGATGCGGCACATAATAATTTAGCTTTTAGCGATTATGTAACTCAATTACAAAAGTGCGTTAATTATGTATTTCCGCAGGATTATTTAATTGTTTATAGTAGAGAAAGAAAAGGTTATGCCACTGATGAGAATGCGGAAATTGCTACTTTAAAAGCCCAATTCGGAGATCACTTTATTCATTTGGTTCCACAATTAAAAGACAGAGGATTACTATATGGCGAAACCGCTCAATGGGATGGCACTTTAACGAATGGGATTCCAAATGTCTTGGACAGCGGTGATGGTTGTCACTTTAGTTTTTATGGTTATATGGCTATTGGCAAAATTATTTGGGAATACGTGCTAAAACGTATTCAAAAGGCAGAAGCAAGTGATGGAGCGATTGGTGATAGTGTGGGCGATTGGCTATATAAATTACCTGCTCCTGTTACTTTTGGAGATAATAGTTCCGCAATTAATACTGGTTTTTAGCCATTCGCTTATGGAAAAGACACTTGGACTGTTGCGGTAAAGTACAAGGATGGCTTACAAGCCAAAGATTCTACTTAGTGGGGAACCCTATTATTTAATGAAGTCGTTTCAGGAACTACTCAATTAAAAGTAGCAATTACATCTGCTTCACAATCTTATCCTAATAGCTCAATAATGATTAACGCAGGAGGAACTGCTTTTAATCCTTCTGATGCTTCATAGAATATTACCAAACTTTATGAAAATGGCTATCACACTTTAATTATTAGTAAAAATATAAATAATTATACTATATATTTAGATAATAATAAAGTTTATAATAATTCTTTGAGTTACGCTCAATCCACTAACGGCAATTAGCCTCTTTATTTAGGTGGATGGAATAGTGGCTGGGGCATGATAAAAGGAACTGTCTACGATTTAAGAATTTATAATGATTGCTTGACTGATTCTCAAGTGACCGCACTTAATGAGTTATTTAAAGAATAAAAAAAAATAAGGGGAAGATAATTAAGTCTTCCCCTTTTAATTTATTTAACTATATCAAAATCTGCTTGAGCAGAATCTACTGAGCCATATTTTTTATCTAATCTAAGCATTGGCCTAACCCGCACAAATTTACCATTTTTATAAATATAAGCAACCATTTTTTTACCTTCATAAATGCCGCTACTTGTGGTAGTTACTCCCGCAACAGCTTGTCCAATGGTTACTTCTTGAGTAGCGGTTTTATTTTTGTGAAGAATGTTAGGCTTACAAGCCACCCATTTAAACATTAAAATAATTCCCTTCAATACTATCGGCAAGAGAATCAATTAATTCTTGATAGTAATTTTCAGAAGTTATTAATTCTTGTTGAATAGCTTGAATCTCTTGCCGCACTTCGGAGATTTCCAAAGTTAACTCCTTTATCATCTCTTCATGTTTGTTTACCAAGTCCATTATATTATAGTTATTACCTTGTTTCATAACCGTGGAAACTCCTTTCAATAAAGTAAAAATAGATTAGGAAGTTTTTTATTTTTCTTCCTAATCTATTTTAAAAATTATTTCTTTCAATTGTAAGGAGTTACCCAAATTTTTTATAAAAATTTAATTACTTAGTATCATCAGTGCCATAAACTTCGCTGACAAGACTAGAAAGCTCAATATACTCATCGTCTGTTAAACGATCAACAGAGTAAAAAACATCAAGTTTCTTTTGAGCAGCTTCCTTTGTCTTATAAAATTTTCTATTAATAAGAATTTTCATTGCATTATACATTTTATTTTCCTCCTATTATTTACGTTCTTGCATTTCTTATAATGACTACACCAGAGCCACCATTTCCACCTGTGGTGATTGTATGGTCTCCTCCACCGCCGCCGCCACCAGTATTGGCTTCAGCATCAGCACTATAAGTAGTGACTGAGTAACTTTCGTCGCAATGACTTCTTCCCCAGCCAAAATGAGTTTCGTCACTAAGTCCCCAACAAGATTTAGAAGTCCCTTCAATCCATCGTTCTTCTCCTCCTGGGCAACATAACCAGCCCCATTTAATTCCAGCTGGATCACCGCCATTATAACCATCTCCACCACCGCCCCCTTGGGCGACATATTTTCCTGAATTAAATAATTGTATGCCAGGATCCCGAGTATCATTATCAATCCAATTGTGAAGATTACTCTCATGAAATTCGCCATTAACATCAGTATAGCCATCTATATCATAAACATACTCATAGTTTAATAAAGAACATCCTGAACCAGAGCCACCTTGATAGTCGTGATAATCGCCCCTATTTTGTCCAAGAATCCCGTCTCCTCCTCCGGTGAAACTATCTACATCGGCGGTAACACCATTGTTACCTTTTTGGCCTCCTACAGCTGCCCAGCCAAAAGCACCAGTATCACCACCATCTGCCTTTACTCCACCAGCTCCTATTATTATTGGGTATTCTATTGAAGCAGAAAACTCACCATCTACATACGTTATCCCTCCAGCTTGGCCTCCGCCACCACCATTACAATAAGTAGTATCTCCATAAGTTTTATTTACACCATTACCTCCAGCTCCTCCACCCCCAACTAGTATAGCTTCAAAATATTTATTATCATCATAAAATCTATTAAAGGTAAGAGTCTAGCTATCTTTAATAACAATATTCCAGTCAGGTTCTTCATCAATATTAGTTATTAAAGTTTCTAAATCGTCTTTATAAGGGCCATAAATAATTCCAGTACTACTAATGTCTGGATAAGTTCTTCCATAAAAATTTATTGAAATTGTCATATCATCTTCTAAAAAAATTTCTTTTTCTATTGTCTTAATTAAATTAGAAGAAGATATTGCTCCTTTATACTTACTGATTTTAATATAATATTTCCTTCCAGTTTCCAAAGAAAACACTTTATCATCAAAAATAGTTACTTTTCCTGAATCATCTAAACGTTTAGTGGTATTAAAAGATTCAATACTTTTTTGATATATTGGTCCTCCTTCTGAGTCAGGAGTATATATAAGACCCCAATAAGAATAAGTAATAGCACTTTCTGAATAGTAATCTTCTGAATTGATGATTAGTTTTTTAAAATTTAAATTAGCATTTGTTCTTCCTATTGCCATAATTAATCACTCCACCCACATTTTATCAAATTCAACATAAAAAACATAACCATTAGTAGATGTTGCCTAAGTGGAAACTTGGATTGGATATGAGTCTGTGATATTAGAAAGGTCTAGGGCATATGATTTATCAGTTTTCTCTGTTGTAGTTGTATCTTTACATAATTCAGTAGAAACCGCAGTATCTGCTAAGACAGTTAATTTAGAAGTAGTTTTAGTGACATTATTATTTCTCTACTTTACTACATGTAGATATAGGCTGTTATAATTAGTTAAATTTATAGAGCTATTTGTTTTTATGATATAAACATTTGAACTTCTATTAGTTGAAGTAGTACCTAAAGTAATACTTGTTGTTCCTTTAGTAACATTAGAAACTGGTGTTTTAACTGCCCCACTTGCATTTGTCATGATAGGTTCCCAACCACCGGTAATAAAATTTTCTTCATTACCTTCATTATATAAATAACCAATATGCTAACTATAGCTGGCCCCACTCATATCAATATTAATACTAGCCCAATAACTTCCTTGATAATAGATATTCCAGATTCCCTTCTCACTTATAGTAAAATTATTCGACCCAGTAGAATTATCATCTGGAGAATATGTTTTAAATCCATTTGTAATATAATAAGAAGTTCCAGGGGGATAAATAACTGTTAGGGTTGCTTCTGAGAAATCTAATGGGGAGACTATTTCCATATTATTTTTTAACTCAATAGTACGGGTTTTAGAAGTCCCATTATAAGAGTCAGAAATCTCATATGTTCCTTCTGGCAAGTTCTCGAAAACCCAAGCATAAGTTTGTAAAGCAGAATTTGCAGGGACATTCATATCTTTTGTCTAAGCATCTATATAATTATTAGCATCTTTACTAAACAAAGTGCTTGATAAAGTCAAATCAGATGAGGTAGTATTACTAACTTTCAAAGATACAGTAAGATTATAGAAACCATTTAAATTTACGGCATTAGTCATTCCAATCATGTTATTAAATTACCTCCTTTAGAAGAGTAACAAATGATTGTAGGAATGGTAATACTGGTTGCAGAAGGTCTACTTTTACTATATATAATAACCCCTCCAGCAACTGTCTAAGCAATTGGAGCAATGGGGCAAGACTTTAAGGTAGATATATTAAAAATAACTTCAGGGATCATATCTTTAGTAATTTTAGAATTGGAAATTATTGCCTACCAAGGATAAATACGTGCAATATCAGAAAAAGAATCGTTTCCTGTCCATGTATTAGTCGGAACATTAATGTCCGTAAGAGTCAAATAAGCTAAATTTTTAATATCTTGATAAGTTTCATTCTGTGCCATTAGTAGCATCCTCCTCACCGATAGTAGCTAAATCTTCCTGATAAGTATCTTCTACCATTTGGGCAATTGTGGTGATTAATTCTTCGTTCTAAGAAGAAACAGCAGCTAACTGCTCTCTTTCATAAGCACTCTAAATTTCTCGTAAAGTAGAAGTATTTCTCCAAGGAACTACCATTTCTCCCTCAAACATACGTCCATCTCCACGGCTCCATGCTTTTCCTCTTGGAACAATACGATATCCTTCAATATAATCATTACATTTACCGTCAAAAATATCTGTTTCATATTCTATATAATTTTCAGAGTCTTTTGAAATATGACATTTAAAATCTTTATCTAAATAAATTATCATTCTTTATTACCTCCTTTTTAAATTTCTACCCACATAGAATTAAATGTGCCTTGAGCAGAATATATAATAAAATATGGATATGCTTTATTTAATTCCAATTTACTAATATCTGTTGCCATCTAATATACTCCAAGAGTTGTATTTGTTATTGGGGATACTGAAAAACCTGTTGAAGTAGAAGTAGTCGGGATGTTTGCGTTTGCTGGTTCTGTTTTACCTTCATTAAACCCTATATAAAAAGCCGCTGTTGACCTCATCGCTTTTGTAGCTACCCCTGTAGCACATAAAGTTTTAAATCCTATTAAATTAATAGCGTTTGTAGGAAATGCGTTACCCGCCAAATCACTAGAAGTAGAAGTTGAATTAATAGTAATACAATCATCTCCAACTGTTATCGTTGGGGATCCTTTTTTTTGAATTTTCCATCCACCAGTAAGATCAGAATACTGTTCACCATTTTTATATAGATACCATTTATCAATAAGATAAGTTTCTCCATTACTAATAGTAAGTTTTTCATACAAGCCAGTGCTTAACTAAAAGGTCCATTCTCCACCCTCTTCTACTTTAATAGTCCATTTATCATAGTTAGAATCACTTCGATTAATTGTTCCATTTGAATAAGAATATAAAATAGTGGTTCCAATAGAAGCAGTACAAACAGAATTCTTTGGGATATGAATCACTATAGAAGCATAAAAATAAGAAAGAGATGTTTCGTAATTTGATTTTATCTAAACTATTTTACGGTATCCTTTTGAAGAATAATTATGGATATTACTTTTAATATCTATATACCAGTATCCCTAAGGAAGGTCTGGAAAAGTAATACTATTTCCAGAAACAGCTCGTTCATAATATTGTTGCCCGTTAGGGGGTCTATTACAACTCATCCTAACGTATGTTCCTTCTTCTTCTGGCACAGTAATAGTTAATTTACAACTATTAGAATTTCCTATAGTAGTAACTCCACTAGTAGCATTTAAAATAGCCATATTAGTTACCTCCTAAAATTAAAACATCTACTTTAAGAGCGACTGTCGGCTAGGTCTTTGCCCAAAAGGTTAAATAGCCTAAAGACTAACCACAACAAATAACATTATTATTATTATACGCCTAAACATTTGTGATTGGAGAAGCCGTTGGGGCAACAATAATATTATTATTGCTAGTAACCCCATCACAAGATACGAACTAAGCGATATATCCAGAAGTTTCATCAGCCACCCATTTGGAAATAGGTATTGTAATAGTCTATAAAGTATTCTGTATATTATCCATTTTCGTATTTAAAGAATTTATATTTGTATTTATAGTAGAAATATTGTTTTCATTAACAATTATAGCGTCTTGCATTTCATTCAAATTAGTTGAAGTAATGACATCTCCAGAGGAATATGTCTTTTTATTAAGAGACATTTTAACTCTCCTTTCTTTGTTGTCTATCTATTCTAATTTATTTAAAAATAATCCTTAGTCTTTTTCTTCTTTTCCCCAACTTGTCTTTTAAAAATTTTTATGATATAATATATATAGAAATAAGAGAAGGGGGACTAAATATGAAAGATGTATCTTGGAGAGCTACACATGTAAAGTTTAAAGATCTTGAAGAAGCAGCTGGACATCGACTTTCTCGTTTTGACGATATCCGCAATGGTATTTCTGGTATTACTTTGTCTATTGGAATTCCTTTTTATGAATGGGAAAAATATAGAATTACTAAAGCAGTAAAACGTCTGGGACTTTCTAATAAAAGTTGTATTTATATTAATTTTTAAGGAGTTGATACACAATGCCTTATGTTGCGAAAAGTTATAAAGGACTTCCAGTAGTAGAAGAAGAATATACTAAGAATGGGCGAACCTATTGTAAAGTGCTCACTGCTAAGGGTATAGCTAAAGAAGTAAGAACTTATACTGAATCCGAATATAAAAAGATGTATGAAGTAGCTAAAACTAATTCCGTTGAAACAAAATTTGACCAGAAGAAAGCTCTTGGCTTTGACAAAGGATATATTACTATTTTTAAAGGCGCGATTGTCAAGAATGAGCACTTTTTTGAGCAGAGTTGTGCCAGATTCCATACCGCAATGGGATGGTATATTGTCTCCACAGAAGAAGTCCCTGAGTTGCCCGATGGAGTAATTGCGGTTAGGCTTAATTGGGAAGATGTCGGGGCAAATGACAAAACGCTTAAACCTATTGAGGAAGTAAAAAAGATTGTGAAGGAGAAGACTAAATAATGAGATTTACTAATAGACAAATGTATAAAGCTATTATTTTTCGTTTAAGCGAGGGGCCAATCACCTTTGATCTTCAGCCAACTAATGAAGAACTGTGTCAATTCTGTGCAGAACGTATTGCTTTACTTGATAAAAATAATGAAAAGGCTAAGGAAAAGCGTGCAGAAACCGCAGAAAATGATGAAATGCTTAACGCAATTTATGAATCAGTAAAGTCTGATGATTATAAGACTATTGATGATATCATATCGGATGTCTGTATGACCTATCCAGATGTCTCAGCCGCAAAGGCAATTAATCGCCTTACTAAGTTGATTTCTTCTGGGAAAGTAGAAAAAATGAATGGGTTTATTATTGATTCAGATGGAAAGAAAAGAAAAGCTATGATGTATAAAGCTATTGTTTGATTACATTTATATTATACCAAAAAAATTTTGTTTTGTCAATTTTTGGACTTTATAAAAAATTTTTAGTATAATATATTTGTAAAGTTTGAAAGGAGAAAACAAATATGAAATTTTATAAGGTAAAATTTAATGTAGTAAATGCTAATGATATTCTTAAACATACTGTCGCTTATCTGTTTTCACCTTTGAATAGTAAAAAAGAAATCTCTAAATATATGTTTAACGTATGGGCTAAGCGATATCCAAAAGGATTTATTCTTTTTGACATTGAGGAAATTTCTTTAGAGACTTTCATTAAAGAAAATAAAGAAAATCTTCATACGATGGTTCTTTCTATCATTGAGGAGGATTAATATGCCTGCGTTTAGAAAAGCTAAATATACTATTGAACAAACTCAGGAATTAACTATGAGAGCGCTTGCGGTTCTTCAAGATTCTTCAACTCCTTTGACTATTCAAGAGATTTGCGGGAATGACATAAATCTGACAAATCAGACACCGCAGAAGATGGCAAGAGTACTTTCTAGTCTTTGTGAAATGGGCATGGTTAAGAAAACCAAAAGTAAGGGCAAAGGAAATAAAATGGTTTATGCGTCGGTAAGTTCCCTTGAAGATGCTGGATATGACATTAATAACTTTGTTTGTTAGGGGGCATAATTATGAATTGGCAAGATAGAGTAATTGAGCACTTGCGCGACCCTTTACTTGATGAGTATAGGGATAGGCTACTCTTTATCGGCGCACAGGGTAGTCAGAATCACGCCGAGTTAGCCACTACTAACTCGGACATGGATACTGTAGCGCTTGTTTTGCCTACTATGGAAGATGTTATTACTCTTGATACTTCTAATTATGCTAAATGCCTTATTAGAGAAAATGGCGAACATATCAAAGTATATGATTTTCGTTATTGGATCAATCTTCTCTATAAGCAGAATATGAATGACGTAGAGCTTCTTTTTACGGATTACTATATGCCCTTGATGCATTCTACTGGTGCTTGTTGGAATGACCTTCTTCCTATGAGAGAACGAATCGCACGTTATAACCCTGGCCGTACAGTTAGAACATCTCTTGGTATTATGGATTCCCGCATTAAAATTGCTAAAAACCATAGAGATGATTATGAAAATGTCTTTAAACAGTTTAAGAATTGTTATTTTCTTAATTGCTTTATTGGGGCATATACCAGCGGCCACAAATATAAAGATTGCCTTACTTTCTGTAATGGGGCAGATTTTGATGGCTATAGAAATATGTCCGTAGAAGACTTCATTGAATGTATGGAACTTTATAAAGAAGCAAGTGAAGATAGATATCAACAGAATTATATTGGTAAGCTTGGAAACGCTAATGATGAAAGTGTGCGGCAAGATCTTACTGAATGGGCGACTCGATTGATGAGGGAGAATATCGAATGAATGGTATAACTGTTTTGTCTGTTGGAGAATATACACAGACTATTGGTGGAGTTTGGACTATTGGAGCTGTTTTGCCACTAGTATTTGGCATTCTTGCTCTTATTCTTGGAGCTATGGCCTTTTTTGCTTCTGATACTGCTGGTTGTTTTGTTGGGCTATTTGCTTGTTTCATTGGTGGATGTATGATCGCTTTTTCTATACAAGAATATAAAAATAGTGGTCCGCAAATTAGTATTCCACAATATAAAGTAATAGTATCAGATTCAGTGCCTTATAATGAATTTGTTGAAAAATATAATGTGTTAGATATAGAAGGCAAGATTTATACCATTATCGATAAAGAAGAGTACGAAGCCGCAATAGCAGAGATTGAGGGGAGCTAAATGCTCTCCTTTTTTTGTTTTTATATAAAAATTTTGGTATAATATATTTAGGAAAAGAAAAGGAAAGATTGATTATGAATATTTCTAACTATGATGTATATACTCAGCGCATGAAGATTGGCAAAGAGAGAAAAGTGAATGCTATCTTTGGGCTTGGCCGCATCATGTGCTTGCCGCAATGGAAGGTAGTATGAGAGTAGAAATTAATGAAGATTTCAGAATTGTGCCGCAAATTAGGCAAATTGAAAGAGATTTTTGTATTAAGTTGCTTGATGATTTATTTACTCATCACAAAATGCTACTTACGAGGGAGAAAAAATAATGAAAATTGAAGATAAGCGTCCTTATAATTATAAAAGATTTAGAGATATTGATATGGGAACTTGCTTTGAATGGGATCATAGTCCCTTCTTAAAGGTTAAAGATTATGCTAAAACACCTTATGGAGTTGCTCTCCATACGGGAGACTTGCTTTCTTTTGAAGGCGATGAAAAGGTAACTCCTCTGAAGAATGTTAAAGTAGTTATTGGGGAGTGATATAATGGATATTAAAGTAAAAGATAATAGAATACTATCAGCAAGATTTCTTGATATTTGTTATGGAGATTTTTTTATTTATGATGGTAATGTCCATATAAAAACAGAGGGTTTTCATGTGGACAATGGTCCGATGGAAAAATTTTATAATAGCATTGATACTAATGGTAATTTTCGTTATTTTGTTCCTGCTGTTTTGATTAATCTTATTAAGAAGATGACTCTTGCTATTGAGGGGTAATTATGGGAAAGAAAAAGAAATATTATAAGAAGCCAGAAGTAAAGGAAGAGCTTCCTGATACTCCTGAAAGACGTGCTCAGCTTATTAAATCTTATGAGGGGCAAATTGCGTATTGTTATAAACGCATCGCAAAAGCTCAAAAGAAAGTCAACTCGAATAAAAAGCATCGTTGGTGGACCACAGAAAGCATGCTCAGTGAGCAGCGACATTTTTATAAGAACATAGTAGAATGGCAGAGACGCATTGACGCATGTAAGAATGGTTCCCCACTTGATTTTCTTGGTAGCAAGTTGAGTAAAGGGCAGAAAGAGGGGAAAAATAATGGGTAAAATTTCTAGTTCTCTTTTTTATCAGTTGGCTAAAGCCTTAGCAGAAGATAAAACAACGACTTACGATGATGTTGAGACTCTTATTGAGCAGACATTAGTATCTTGTAATGAAGAGTATCTTGATGGTTTGAAACTTTTATGGATGCGTCGATTTGAAGTAAGACAAGATAAATTGAAAGAAAAGGATAATGATTATGGACGAGGAATCTATTCGTAATTTTTGGATAAGCCAGGAAAAGCCTAAAAACTTGCCTAAAAATTGGACTTGGGTAAATGATATGATAAATGTTTCAGAGCTTTTTAGTGCTTATAAAATTTTACATCCTGACAAAGAGCCTGCCATTCAACTTTTGCATTATATTTGTGCTCCATGGAAGATGAAAGAAGAAGTAGAATTTTGGTTTTCAAATTATATAACAGAAAATTTTATTTATATTTGGCGACCTATGTTTTGTGACCCTGATTATGAACCAGATATTGAAACAGATTTTTATCTTGATATTTTGGAGGACGATGAAGATTATGAAGAAGAAGAGGACGAATAATATCACTTTTGGATTATTCAGTAGTAAGAATATTATTTAGAATATTAAAGATGTTCCTATTTATTTTAAACGTTTATGGTTTCTTTTAAATCATGGCTATTCTTCTGTGGCTCAATGGGAGACTTATCAATGGTTTATACATGTTATGTAGGAAATTTTTATTAATTACAAGTATCATCGTGAAGGAGACATTCCTTTTGAGAATTGTCCAGAAGAAAAGTGGAGTGAAAAGAATAACGAACTTTATGAAGTTTTATTGAGTTATTTAGATAAAATGGATGAGGAAAAATATTCTTATTCTATGTGGACTAAAGAGAAGCAAGACAGAATTAAGGTAAAAAATAAATTCTTTCAAGTATTTGCGGAATACTTTTATGATTTTTGGGATTAAGTAGGTAAATTATTTTTTGCTTTTTCTTAAAATTTTTATTATAGTATTTATAGAAAAAGAAAGAGGTTAATGAGTATGGATAGAGCTCCTGGTATTATGACCGTTAAGGAAATGAAGGAAATTCTTAATGACTACTCCGACAATGATAAAGTTTATATTCTCTCTCTACATTACGATGACCACTCTGTGGCTATCCTGAACGTGCGGAATATTGATACGAATAATGGAGAAGAGATTCTCTACGATAATAGTGAGAATTGGTAATGACGCCAAAAAAATTCTCGGCGTCAGGACAATTTTAGAAAATAATGTCAATACATTTTTTATATCTTTATGAAAGGAGCTTAGAAGATGAAAAAAGAAAGTAAAATTGAGTTGCGTATTGATAAAGAAACTAAACAAAAGTTTATTGAATATGCAAAAAAAATTAATAAAAATATTAGCTCTATTCTTAGAGATTTTATAGAGGAGTGCATTGATAAAAATGGGTAAATTGTATAGATTTAACTGGTTAGCGTTTTGGTAAATTGACTGTAATTGAAAGAGATTTAAATTATGCGAAAGAGCATAATTTAAAATGTTAGACTGGGGTTTATTGGAAATGTCAATGTGATTGTAGGAATTTTAAAACTGTTAGCACAACTAATTTAAATGCTGGTAAAAAAGTTAATAGAAATTTTAGTTGTGGAAAATGTCGAGCTTAGGTTAGAGATCTTACTGGAATGACTTTTGGAAAACTTACAGTATTAGGGTTAGATGAAACTTATTTATCTAAAAGAAAATATTGGGAATATAAATGGCTTTGTAAATGTGAATGTGGTAATATAGTTTCTGTTTATGGAAATAATTTAACAAGATTTACATACTACTTCTTGTGGTTGTATTAATTATTCAGTAGGAGAAAAAAATATTGAATAGCTTTTAAATAAGTATAATATTAAATTTATTCCTCAATATAGTTTTGAAGATTTAAAATCAGTAACAAAATTACGTTTTGATTTTGCTATATTTGATAAAAATAATCAATTATATGAATTAATTGAATTTGATGGTAGATAGCATATGAATAATTATATTCCGTGGAATTCTAAAGAAACTTTAGAAGAACGTTAGCGTCGAGATCAAATAAAAAATGATTATTGTAACAAGAATGGGATTAAATTAATTAGAATTCCTTATACTAAAAGAGATTCTATAACTTTATCTTTATTAGAATTAGAGGAGGTAATATAATTGAATTACTATCTTACGGGCGATTGTCACGGAGATTTTTCGCGTTTTTATGATTTTACTAAAGATATAGACCCGAAAAATTGTTGCTTTATTTGCTTGGGAGACTTCTGCGCAAATTATTATTTAAATAAGACTGACTATAAAAATAAAAAAAGATTAAATTCATTAGGAAGTCAATTTTATATAATCCGAGGCAATCATGAACAACGCCCGTCTCTTATCCCTACTATTCAATGGGCCTATGATGAACAAGTCAGTGGCATTGTAGGCACTGAACCAGAGTTTCCCAATATTCATTATTTTAAAGATGATGTAAATGAGTATATTATTAATGAGTATAAATGTTTAATTGTTCCTGGAGCATTTAGTGTCGATGGAGAATATAGACGTCAAAGAACACTTAGTAATGGTTGGTGCGGCTGGTGGGAAAATGAACAGCTTACGCAAGAAGAAATGGATGCAGGATTCGCACTTGCCGCAAATAAATCTTATGATTTTATTCTTAGCCATACTTGTCCAATTTCCATTGGGCCTACAGATTTATTTCTTTCTGTGGTGAATCAGAAAGAAGTTGACAAGACTATGGAAAATTATTTGGAAAAGATTAAGGAAAATACTTCTTTTAAGTGCCTTTGCTTTGGGCATTATCATTCTGATCGTCTTGAACGTCCAAACGCACAGATGTTCTTCCAAGAGGTAGAATCAATGGATGACATTTTTGCACGAGTGACACAGCCTGTGACCGCACCTGATTATAAGCATATTAAATCACCTAATTATTATATGGAGGATAATTAAATGGACGGAATCACTGTTGTAAATACTATTCAGGGCATTGTTGGTTATGGTAATGGTTGGAGCTTTTAGGTAATACCAAGCCAAGCCAATTTATGGCCCTCAACAAGTTGTTCTCATAGATGATGATGTTTCATTTAATGATTTTATGGATAGATATGTGATTGTTGCTCATGAGGGTGAACTCTATACTATTTATGAAAAGTAAATTTTTGTAATAATTAAAAATTTTTAGTATAATATTTATAGAAAGATTAAGAAAGGGAGTTGTGAAATATGTATTCTGTTTATTTTACTGCTACAGTTTATGAAGATAATGGCACTCATCGGGTTGAATGTGGGGCTATTACCAATATTAATAGCTATGTTGATGCTATGAAAAAGCTTGAAAATTTTTATGGAGATACTCTTGATAAAATCGAAATTAAGTTATTTGATACTGAGATGATGGTTTTTACTCCTGAAGATGGCATTCGCATTCAGGAAATTCTGGCAGGTAATGCCTTTTGAATTGTGATAGTTGCGTAATTGCCCATCTTGGAATTAATGGAAATTGCCCAATTTTTAATAGAGATATGTAGGGAAATGATGGTTGTCCAATGTATGCTTCTAAATTAAACCCTTGTGGGATTTGTGGCGGCCATATTATGGGTGAATCTATTATTGATCGAGATGAATAGGGTAATTTTCATCAAATTTGTGTCGGATGCTCAGCAAGGGAAGAATGTAATATTTGCGTAAATGCTGGGGCATGTCAATTTGATAATATGAATATCCATCCTGAAATTCAGCCCTATATTATGAAAGTGGAGCGACAGGGGCCAATGACAATTCAAAGACAAGCTCCAAATGAAAAACGAATTGAAGTAATTTGTAAAGAATGCTTGTGCTATAATTCAGAAGATAAAGAAAAATATTGTTGTAAACAAATTGGCGGATGTAAGAATTACAAAGTGAATTGGAGAGATTAATATGTATCATTGGCTTACTAGCAAGAACGTTAAAGTTCATCAACGTAGAATGAATAAGCGTATACGTGATTTTAACAATAATATCAAAAATGATAGCCTTTGGCGAGGACGCTTTTATGTTCATCAGGTTGGGAGACAGAGGCTCACTTATGAAGATGGTAGCGGTATGGAGTTGTGGGTAATTCTTGAACTTGTTGACCGCAAAACTGGACGCACTAAGCGGATTTCTGGCACTGTTAACCATTTGACGTTTACCGGAGACCTTTGGATGGCAATGAATTCTTTTATAGTGGATACAATTTCTGTTTGGTCAGAAGACCCTCGTCCGGGCACAAAAGAGTGGTTTGAGAATATTGATTGGGAGGAATAAATATGTTTTATATTAATTTAATTTTTCTATTTATTTGGGTTTTTTCTTTGATAGTTGAAATTTCTAATAAGGGAAGTGAGGAGGATATTTTCCATAATGCAGTATGGATTTTTAATTTTGCTTATCTTGTTTTATGGTCTTCTTCTTTGGCCCTCCCTATTGCCGTTTCTTATGGTATTGAGATTTTCCTTGCAACTATTTGGGGCATTGATACTTATAAGCTCTATAAAGTAGGCAACAGTGTCAAATCTATCTCTTTGATAATGATGGTCTTATGGATTGTAGCAATTATTATGAGAATTAAAGGAGCTATTTAATTAGTTCCTTTTTTGTTTTTTATTAAAAATTTTGTTATAATATTTATGTAAAAAAGATAAGGAATGAGGTATGAATTATGGATGACGTATTCGGTTGCATGTTTGTGCGGAAACAGATGATTGACGATTTTATCGAAGTTCTTGGGGCTACAGATGATCCAAATGATTATAGTAATCAAGTGGATGCCGCACGATGTGTAGGTATTAATATGAATGATTTGACCACTGACGAAATTGAGTACATTGAAAGGAAGCTTAGTAATGGAGATTACTAATAAAGAAGCTGTCTTTAATGCTTTAAAAACCTATGGATGTTCTACCTCTAAGCAAATTGCAAATCTTATTCATAAAGATTATAACATTAATATTACTCCCGCCCAAGTAGCTGGCTCGATTCGAACATTTATTAAAAGTGGTATGGCCGCAAGTTCTAAGGATGGGTATAACAATACTTACTATTGGCTTAATGATAACTGTTTTTGGGGCAATATCGCAGTTCTTGACGATATCTCTGGTATTTGGAGGCTTAAAAAATGAATTTGCCCGGAGTATATAAAATTTTTCTTGACAGATGGGATGAATATCAGTCTTGCTTCCTTGTCTCAGATACCCATTTTGGAGAAATGGATTTAGAAAAAGCATATCCTTTTCGCCCAAAAGCAGAAGAATTCGTTAAGTTAATTAATTCTAAAGTTGGGCGTAAAGATATTATTATTTGTTTGGGTGATTGCGGCAACCTTGAATACTGGAAGAAGATTCGTGGCTATAAGATACTTATAATGGGAAATCATGATACTAGTATTAAAAAGTGCCATAAGGTATTTAATGAAGTCTATCAGGGACCTGTTATTCTCGGTGAAAAGTTAATCTTATCCCATGAGCCCATTGCTGGCATCGATTGGGCATTAAATTTTCACGGGCATACACATGATGGGCCCATTAAATCTGATCCTTATCATCTTAATATCAACTGCGATGCTAACAAGAGATATGAACCTTTTAACTTAAATAGTATGTTAAAGCATGGCCCAACTGCACATATTAAATCTCTTCATAGAGATATTATTGATAAAGCAACAACTCGAAAAAGTAAAAGAGGTGCCCGCAAATGAAAGTTTATATTATTACAGATGATGAAGACGCTTATTTTGTTGAGGAATCTCCATTTGTTTGTTCTAATAGAGGTGACGCTGAAGAGATTCTACTTTCTCTTTTGGAAGAAGATATGCTAGATTCTTTTAATTATCTTTGTCAGGATGATGAAGAAGAGTTTTGCTGTGTTCCTTCTAGAGTTCTTCCTTGGGAAGATGAATTCTATGTAAATTGTAAGCAATGTGATAGATTTATGTGTAAAAAATTAAAAGAAATTCTTAATTGTTATGATTTGATTAGCTTTAATCATTATAAAATTATTGAAACTGAATTGTTTTAAAGGAAAATATGTGGAGAAAAAATAAATATGAAAAGAATTGGTTACTTTTTGCTCGGTATTGTCTTTGCGTTCGTCCTATCTTTTGGCATTAATTCGGTTTCTGCTGCTGGTTTTACTGAGCCTTTGGAAATTTATTATCAAAATACTAATCAAGATATGAATACTTTTTGTATTATTGATCGTGATACTGGCGTTAACTATGTTGTAGTCCAGTATAAAGCAGATATTTATAAAAGTAATTCTAATGGCTCAGTAGCTATTTGCCCCAGATATGATTCTGATGGGAGTTTATATATTGATTATGGGAACTAAAGAAATTTAGTTCCTTTTTTTGTTTTTTATTAAAATTTTTGGTATAATATATATAGAAAGAATTAAGGAATAAAGCTCCTTAAAGAATGAAGAAAGGGATTGATAAAATATGGAAACTAATAGAGTTTATTGTGAAATTTATAACTCTGAAGAAGAAGATTGGGACCTTTATCTTATGCCCGCAGATTTGGCATTTAGTATCCAGTTGGTGCTCGGCGGAGAATTTTTTCATTATGTTGATGAATCTGCTATTGAATTTGTGGAAGAATAAATTATGGAAAATTATAATACTATTTGGCATATTAAATTAAATGATAATGGTAGACACTTCGATGATGTATATTTCGTTAGAGAAGAAGCTGCTAGACGATATATTGAAATTAATAAAGATATATGGCGACGGGAAGGTTTATTTTGGACTCTTGGCGGCGAAACTTTGTGGTTGTAAAGGAATGTGATACTATGGAAAAAATGATTTATGTAAAAAACATTGACGTAAATGAAGTTAACAGTTACCTTAAAAAGGCTGGAAAGTTAAGCTTATCTCTTCTGTAGCACAAAGCATTGCTCTTGGTGGCAAAGATTATGGCCCAGGGAAAGGTTCATATGGTGCTTATGTTGTTCTTGAGAAGGAGGATGAATAATGAAATTTTTTATTGATTTTGAAGCAACTCAGTATAGCGAATATATTATTAGTATTGGCTGTGTTAGTGAGATGGGCGAAAAATTTTATACTCTAGTACATCCTGTTAAAAAGAAACTCACTCCTTTTATTACTGAAATGACTGGTATTACTAATGAAATGCTTGAATCTGCTCCTGACCCTGATTCTGCTTTTACTCTTTTTGCTGATTTTGTAAAAGAAACCAGTAGAGGTGAAGTTCCTGAATACTATTGCTATGGAAGCGGAGATAAAAAGTTTATTAAACGGACTTTGAACAGAATGCATAATTTTTATGCTATTATTTTTGCTCAGAGTATTATGAGTAACCTTTCTGATTATTCAGTTGATGTACTAAATTATTTTAATAGCTTTAAGGAAAATGCTCCTTCTCTTTTTAAGGCCTATTTGTTTTTGGCTAATAGAGATGGCGAGAAACAGAACCATGATTCTTTGGAAGATGCTCAGATGCTGAAGTATATTTATGAGCATCTTGAGGAAGCCATTCCCGCAGATGCCGAAAGGGTTTATAATATTGAAGTTGTTCCTAAGCCCTATCCCAAGAAGAGTGAACTTCCTGAATACGTAGTAGATTGGACGCATCGTAAAAAGAAAAAGATTATTTGGAAAGTTTGCGGAAGCCAGAAGCCTACTACAAAGATTATTGCTTATAATAATGAACGTAATCTGTATTTTGATAGTATCGAAGAGGCTGTGTATTGGATTAATCATTTCTTTAGACAAGTTTCTTTGAGAAATAAGGGAATTTTTGAAAATACTAAGAGTAGAATTGAGAAAGTCCTTGATAACGGAAAAGCTTTTTATGGGTTCCAGTGGAGGGTTGTTTAATGAAAAATGATTGTAAATATTCGGCTGTTAGAGATATTGTAGATGATTGCGAAATTTGTGTAGTAAATTCTGATTATCTTTATGTACTAGGACGTAAATGCTGTAATGGAAAATGCCCTTGCGATTACTTTTCCCCGGATAATGAAGTTACTTCTTACATTAAAAAGAGAAGTCCTTTTATTACTGTTAAGCAATATCAAGCAATTATTGCTTTGTTTGGTAGTTTTTTAAAAGATAGTCTTTCTAAGGAAGAGATTAAAATTTTTAAAGCATTTTTTGAATTATGGTTTGGCGAAGATATGGCATAAGGAGGAATAGGATATGTTGAATAAAGACGGAATACGTGAGCTTGCCTACCTGGTTCGCATTGATGCTATTAAGCCCATCGTTGGCTCTGATAACTGCGAGTGTGCTGTTGTTAATGGATGGGAAGTAATGGTGCGAAAGAATACCTTCACTGCAAATGATATTGGTATTTATTTTGAAATTGATTCTAAGGTAAATACTACTAAACCCGAATTTGCTTTTCTTGCCTCTAAGGGCGGTAAGATTAAAACTCAACGTTATACCTTTGGTGGCAAGGGCTTGATGATTTCTCAGGGTTTGCTGATGCACCCAAGCGATTTTGGATGGACCATTGTAGAAAGAGAAGATGATACTTGCTCTACTATGGTGGTAGAAAAGAATGGTACTGCCCATAGAGTTGATGATGAATCTCGTTTTCTTACTTTTACTCTTGGAGTAACTTATTCTACTGCGGAAGATAATGCGCGTAAGACTAATCCAGATGATAAGTATAAGAAGATGGCTCAGCGTCATGCAAAGCTATTTAAGAAGCCTTTTGTACATTGGATTATGAAGCATAATTGGGGCCGCAAGGTAATGTTCTTTTTCTTTGGTAAGAAGAAGGATAAGAAAAATGAGTGGCCTGTAGGAAAGTTCCCCGGTGTATCAAAAACAGATCAGGAACGTGCTGAAAATATGTCATGGATTTTGAATGATAAGACGCCTTTTATTATGACTCAAAAATGTGATGGCTCTTCTGGAACTTATATTCTTGAGAGATTAAAGCATAATAAGTTTGAGTTCTATGTATGTAGTAGAAATATTAGAATGATGAATCCTAATCAGGAATGTTTCTATAAGGATAAGAACTATTACTGGGAAGTAGCTATTAAATATGATATTGAAAATAAGATGCGGGACTACCTCAATAAACATCCCGATGTGTCGTTCGTATGTTGGCAGGGAGAAATTTGTGCTCCGCAAATTCAGTCGAATCCCCATCATTTGAAAGAGACTCATTTCTATTGCTTCCATATGACTGATAGCAAAACTGGACGTTTTGACATTCGGGATGCGGCAAAAATTTGGCATGAGTACGATATGGAAGTAGTCCCTATTGTGGATGAAAATTATATTATGCCTGATGAATTTGAAGAGTTCAAGTTGAGTGCAGATGGCCTGTATGATGCTTCTGTATGTGAGGGAAATCCTAATTGTGCACGAGAGGGATTCGTTTATTATAAGACTACTGACCCAACTTTCTCTTTTAAGAATGTCTCAAGATTGTATCTTTTAAAGCATTAATTTTTTGGTCAAAGTTTAAATATTTATAACTTTTATATTACAGAAAATATTGATGGAAAAATTATATTCATCAATATTTTCTGTAAAAGGTAGGATGAAAAATGGGTAAAGTTATAGATATGATAGGGCAAAGATTTGGAAGATTAATAGTCTTATCGAGAGCTTAGAATGATCGTTTTGGAAAAGCTTAGTGGTTATGCCAATGTGATTGTGGAAACCAGAAGATAATTAATGGAGCTTCTCTTAGAAGAGGGCTAACCGTATCTTGTGGGTGTAATGCTTTAGAAAAAATGGCAGAACATAGATTAGAGTAGGTTAAAGATGAAAGCGGTAAAGTATATGGTTATTTAACTGTAATAGATAGAAATACAGATCCTAAAAATGTAAAAGATGGCAGAGCGATGTGGAATTGTCTTTGCAAGTGTGGAAATACTTGTATTGTGTCAGGGAGACTTTTGCGAGAAGGGCATACTACTTCTTGTGGATGCCGAAAATAGTCCAAAGGAGAAGAAAAAATTGAAAATATTTTATTAACTAATAGTATTGAATATGCCAAGGAATATATTGTAAATGCGAGAAAAGATAATATTAAAGCCAGGGCAAGATTTGATTTTGCGATATTTAAAAATAGCTCTTTATAGTATTTTATTGAATATGATGGAAGTTAGCCTTTTGAAGAAAATGTCAAAGAATATGGCCATGGCTGGAATCGCAGAGAAAATTATGAAAAAACAAAAGAAAGAGATATGATAAAAAATCAATGGTGTAAAAATAACAATATTCCTTTAATTCGTATTCCTTATACACATTTAGAAGATTTGAGATTAGAAGACTTATTATTAGAAACTTCTCAATTTATTATTTAAAAGAGGTTTAAAACATGGAAGAACTAAGACCTTTTCTGTATGAGTATGCTCATGAAAGAATTGGGCGAATGCTCAATTCTAATCCAGAGTATAGAGATATGTCTGACGAAAAGCTTTATCAGATCGCTTCTCTTCTGGAAGAAGAATTTAAATCTTATCCTTATGAAGGGGATTTGAAATATTCTCCTAAAATGCCCAAGCACGAAGCGGCAGTGTGGATTTTTGAATATGTCTATGCACGCAATATGGCTAAACGTGCTAAGGAGGGGTAATTCCCTCCTTTTTTGTTTTTTATAAAATTTTTTGATATAATATTTATAGAAAAATTGGGAAGCTATGTTTTCCTAAAAGGAGTTGTGTAATTTATGAATAATCGGATTCCTATTTATATGATTACTAGCTATGAAGTTCATAATGGAGAAATTCACAGCCAAGTTAATTGGGGTTTTTATTATTGTTTTAAGAATGCTGAAAAAGCAATCAAAGATTGTCCTGAAGATTTTTTTGAGCATTGTCACAATTACATTGTTATTGAGGAGCTCTTTCCTGGGCTTGCTAATTGTGGTAGAGCAAAATTCTATAAATATAATAGTGAAATTAAAAATTATAATAAAATTGTTCGGCCTGAATTTTTTAATAATAAATGTGGTTTCTTTTGCTAAGGAGATATAAATTATGCTAATTAATATCCGACAAGGAATATTCGAGTCTAATTCATTTCTATATATACATAGTTTAACTATTGGGATGGAAGAGATGACTTCAAGAGGTAGAAAAAATAGAAAGGTCTTTTACCAAAAACTCAATAGCTCCTGCGAATGAAAGATATTTTATTATGGATAATGTAGATAATATGTTTAATTATTTAAAGGAAAGGGAAAAAATGTAATGAACGAATGGACTTTGAGCGAAGTATGCTATAAGAATGGCTTCCGGGATGGGCAGGAGTCAGATGTCTATATTGTAACAAATCCTTACGGAGTTATTTATAGCGCCAGTCATGATTTAGATTCAGTTATAACTGAGATTGAAGCACTGGATGATTTTAAGACAATTACTCTTTCTATTTACTCCGTAAAGCCTGATGCTTGGGATATGGCCAATTTTATAACTTCTTATGATTGGAATTTTAAAAACAAGAGATATGAAAAGGTTCCTTAAATTGAAAAATTAAAAAATTTATGCTATAATATTATTATAAAAATGAAGGGAGCAAATAATTATGGAATATCAGTTTAGAGAAGAGTTTGATGAAGCCAGAAAGTATTGTACAAATGTTTATGGAGTAAATTCTAACTTTGTTAATAATGATGATGAAGATGATTGGTTTGCTTGCCCTGAATGTGATGAACCTCTTTTGGCCGAGGATTGGGACAAGATTGAGGATTGGGAGCCTACAACTCCTTGGTCAGTATGTCCTATTTGTAATTATTCTTGGTATTCTGAAACTTATGGTGATTATGAAGAGGAAGATGATGAGCCTTATGCTGACTAAGTATGATAAAATGTGTGTGGATATGAATGAAGCCTTGAAGGGTGGCGATAAGCTTGCACATAAAACTATTTCAGGCATCATTACAAAAAATATTAATGGTTTAGTCACAAATTCTAATGAGGTAAGTTGGTAAGCGAGGGATAATTCCTTCGCTTTTGCCTTTTATAAAAAATTATGTTATAATATATATAGAAAGAAATGATAAATATAGGGAAAAGAAATTGTCCTAATTGTGCCGCACCTTATGATATTCAGTTAAATAAATGTCCATATTGCGGCACTAGTTATTTTGATTTATCTAGCCTTGATTTAACTAATAAAGAACCTTTTTATTTAAAAATTAAAGCTTCCATTGAAGGCAAAGATTGTTATATAACTCAATTAGTTCGTCCTAATTGTGAAATGGAAATTCTAGTAGAACGTAATGATATATATGCCACTGGTGGATTAGGGAATGCTAAGTTGGTTGCCTTCCAAGCGGCCTCCTCTCTTAAAACAAAGTTGAGCTTTGAAGCAACAAAAATGGTAAAAGAAGATTTTATGATTGTGGAGATAGAAGAATGAAATTAAAGACTGAAATAGAATGGTTGCTTTATAAGTGGTTTGGGATTAAAAGAAAATATCCTTGCGGACGAAAAAAAGGCGAGAGCTATCTTTGTTGTTGCCAGCCATGGATTGCGGAAAGACATTATTTAACAGAAGATAGGAAAGAATGGCACTGTAAAGTGTGTAATAGATGTGTAATTATGTCAAATCATAAAATGTCTGAAAATTTTGATGAAGTTTTATTTTGAAAAAGTTGGGGGATTTTTAAAAAAGAAATGAAGGATGTTAAAATTGTGATAGGGGCGTATTATATATGGGTGTTGTAAAAGACTTGACTGGTTAGCAATTTGGAAGATTGGGCAAAAGTAGAAGGAGATAATCGGTTCTTCAAAGCTCTTGTGGTAACTCATTGTAATGAATTTCCTAAGGGAGTTATTGAAAGTAAGTATTATAGTGACAACCCTTATCAACTTAAAGAAAAAAAGTAAATTTGTATTTTTATAAAAATTTTGGTATAATATAAAAAAGGTAGAAAAATTGGTTATGCCATTGGGCTATTGATTGGTCTGGCTATTAATCTAGCTATTGGAGCATGGGTTGTTATGCTAATGTGGAACTTTGTAATTCCAAGCGTTTTCGGTCTTACTGTCATTAATTTTAAGCAGGCTTTTGCTTTGGAGCTATTATGTAATTGTCTTTTTGGCGGATTTAGTTATAGTGGATGAAATAATTTTCATCCCCTAATAGAAAGGATTTGGTATACATGAGCAAAAGAGGAAAAGTGGAATATAATGATTTTTATTGTTTGAATTGCGGTCAACCCATTATGTTACCTCGTCGAACTGGGCATCAGTATCTCTCTGGGCACCGCAAAGTAATTTATTGTCCTTTTTGTAAAGAAACTGTAAATCATGTTCAGTGTAAGACCTATTGGGATGTTGTTGAGTTTAAAGAGGCCTTTCAGAGAGGTGAGTTCATTGAAGAAGCAAAAGAAAGTATTAATTATGTCCGGAGTAATGGGTAGTGGCAAAACTACTTATTGTCAAAAGTGGATTGCCAAGCATAAAAATTCAATTTGGATTTCTAGAGATGAAATTAGATATTCACTTCTTGCTCCTGATGAAGAATATTTTTCAAGAGAAAAAGAAGTTTTAAAGGAGTTCCACAAGCAAGCTCAAGAAGCAATTGATAATGATCAAGTTGATACTGTTCTTTTGGATGCTTCTCATTTAAGTGATAAAGCAATTTGGAAAACTCTGAAATATTTGAATATATCAAGAGAAGTAAAGATTGTAAATGTGCGGTTAAACACTCCTTTAAATGTTTGTTTAGAGAGAAATGCGAGCAGAAAAGGTCGTGCCCGAATATCTGATAATGTAATTAAGAATGCTTATAGTATTTTTTTAAATAGCGAGAAGTTTGATTGTGTGCGGAAACGCATCAATGAAGTCTGGGAGGTGACTGTATGAGCCAGAATATCTTTTTTACTTCTGACTCTCATTGACTTTGGTCATGATAGAGACTTTATCTATAAACCTCGTGGGTTTGACAATATTTATGAGCATGATGAAGTCATTATCCAGAATTGGAATAGTATAATTCAGCCTGATGATATTGTTTATCATTTGGGTGACGTGATGTTGGGTGATGATGATCATGGTATTAAATGTCTTCAAAGACTCAATGGCCATATCCATTTAGTTCGAGGCAATCATTGTACTGATAATAGACTAATTTTGTATGCTAGCTGTTGGAATGTAGAATCTGTTGGAGATTGGGCTATTATGATTAAAGATGGTAAACAAAGCATTTATCTTAGCCATTTCCCTACTATTACTTCTAATTATGATATTGAAAAACCTTTAAAGGCAAGGATTCTCAATTTGTGCGGGCATACCCATGGTAAAGATCCTTTCATGGATTGGAATAAAGGCCTTATCTATCATGTTGAATTAGATGCTCATAATAATAAGCCTGTAGCATTAGAAGACGTTATGAAAGATATTAGAAAGAGGTTGGAAGAATGATTAGTATTTGGCATTTATTTTGGATTGTTCCACTAAGTTGTAGCATTGGGATGTTTGTTACAGCTCTTGTAAGTGTTAATAATCGTCATGGGGAGAATGATTAAGTTCATTCTCCTTTTTATTTTGGGATTGTAGATGCTCTGGGCGTTAAGGATAGTCATTCCCGCAAATTAAAACAAAAAAGCGATTTAGAAATTTTCAATTGGGTAATTAAAGATAATTAATTTTCTTTAATTTTAGTAAATAAAAAAGAGAAAAAGGAGAGTTTATATGGCAGATGTAGAGTATTGTAAATTAAATTTCACCGCAAGTGATATCAATAAAAGACTCGAAGATGTTGAAAATTTAAATCAAAATGTTAAGGCTATTGGAGAATATAACAAAGATAGAAATCAAAGCACTGGATATATACAGGAGCTTTAGGGAGAAATAAAGACAGTTGATGATAAAATTAGTGGTTTAAATATTACTTATGTTACGAGAGCAGACTTTTAGAGAATCGAAAGTACTGTTAATAGTCAGGGAGAAGATATTAGGGATAATCTGTAGGATATTAAAACTTTACAAGCAAAAACCCTTGGTGTTAATTAGCCTATTGGATAGTCATCTTTACAGGATTAGATTTATAACTTATAGTCCAATAAAGTAAATATCTCAGATTTTGAAAATTTAAAGGCTAATACTGATAACCAAATAGCAAGTATAAAAAATAAAAATTCTGAATAGGATAGCACATTAACCGCAATAGGAAGAATTGAGGATAAAGAAAATGGACAAAAAGGTAGCGGAGAATTAAGAAAATTGTAGCAGATTATAGAAAGTTATGGAGCGATTACAACGCTTTAGAACGACATTAACACTTTAAAATCTAGTTTAGAAGCTTTACAGCTTGAAGTAAAAAATCTTAGAGATACAATTGGAGTTTAAAGCTTGAAAATATAAAAAAAATAAACCGGATTAACTTAATTGCTAATCCGGTTTATTATTATTATTATTATATTACTATTGAATAAGTTTTCTTAATTCTGAAAGTTTGGTATCTACTTCTGCTTTTGTATAAAAATTAGAAGTATCATAAGAAATTGCTAAAGCTTTAGTGTTATTTAGTAAAGCTAAGAAAGTAAAAGTGTCTCCACTTTTAGCCGTCCAATTAGTTAATGAAATACTAGTAGAACTTACAGTATAATTAGTATCTTTTATTAGTAATAATCCATTATAATATACTAGTATATCATAATTACCAGTATTACAAGGAGTTTGTATTTTTGTAGGAATTGTAACAGAAGTAGCATTTGCCGTTAATGTAGTTGAATCTGAATAAAATACTGGATAAGTAGTTTCAGTCTCTTCCGCAAAGAATAATTGTCCATCAAAACCTTCTGTGGGGACAGTAGTTCCATAATTTCCAGAGTTTTCATCAAATCCTAATGGGCCAGTTAGTTTATGCTCTTCTCCTGCCGTTAGAGGGAGATATTCATCTAAGAATCCTTCACACGCAACAGGTTTGCCATCTTTAAAGTATACAGGATTCTTTGAACTACCTGCATTTACAGACCCTAAAGTATCTACTTCAATGCCGGGTAAATGTCCATCAGTTCTAAAATGGTAATTAGCTCCATCATAATAAACTATATACATGCCCTCAGGAAGAGTGCAGTTACTGCTTGAGCTAATGATTCCATTAATATAGATCGGCTTGGCTCCTTTAGAATTTATATTTAAAGTTAAAGCTCCTTTATAACTATTCGCTAAAGTAATCATTGCTAAAAAATAGCGGTTAGAATCTAAATTATAATAAGAACAATAGCCAGTTTTCGCAGCAGTAGCTCCTGAAGTTCCAATTTGAACATTCATTGTATAATAGAAATTATTATACCAAAAATCTCTCACCCAATTTGCCCCATCATAAGTGAATGGGACAATCGCTCCAGCCTACCAACCATTAGACGTTTGTGAGTTGTTCATACTTTCAGCAGTTGTTGAATCAGTAGCTCCTCTCATCGTTAGGGGAATCGCGTCCCCTCCATTTATTTTTAAACTAAGAGGCTTAGTAGTTGTGCTATAGTAAGTATTCGCATAAGTAAATTTGATTAGAACACGAGCTCCTGTAATAAGTTTAAAATTATCGATAGTAACTTCTTTTATCTATAAGTTGCCTGCTGTAGAGCACTCCCCATAATTAGTGGCATTAGAGATATCTGCTCGAGCTGCATTTAAACATATGCGTTTTGTATCTGTATCGATATAAAATTTTCCATCATCTGTGGTAAAGTAGCAATATCCTTCGGTTATATTAGGTCTATTTTTTGTCAAATTATCTTTTAGACCTTTTTCAATCTTAAAAAGTGCCAATCTTCAGCACCTTCCTTTCTTCTATTTTTTCATCTATTTTGAACTTCTAAGTAAGAAGTTGTCTAAAATTTGCCCTAATAAAAAATTTATGATATAATAATTATGAAAAAGATAGGAGGAATAGATATGAAAGTATGTTTAAACTCTCATTGCTCTCCTAAGTATCTCGAAAAAGCTGATGAAATTAAAATTAGTTACAAAGATAGAAATAAAATTATCGATTATGTTGAAAAATATCCAAAAGCAGTAATTGTTTTATCTCTAAGAAGCACATCAGAAGATATCGAAATTACTTGGGAAGAAATTAAACGATATCAAACTCTTTGTAAAGGAAATTTTTTATTTGCAGTAGTTAATGCGAATCAAGTAAAAGAATGTTCCTTTCAATTAATTAATTTTTATCTTGATAGGCCAATTAAAACTTTTGAAGAAGTTTATTGGCTAAAAGCTTTTAATAGTAAATATATCTTAGCAGATTCTCCTTTGTTTTATAGACTAGCAGACTTGAAAGATTTAGGAGGTATTTCATTACGTATTGCCCCAAATGTAGCATATTACGCAAATGACATTCCTCGTTCTAATGGTATTTATGGTTCATGGGTCCGTCCAGAAGACATTGAATTATATAGCGATTATATTGATATCATTGAATTTGAAGATTGTGATGTGAGAAAAGAAGAGGCTCTATATAGAGTATATACAGAAACAAAGAAATGGCCAATGGATTTGAATAAATTAATTACTAATTTGGATACACCAATTAATAATTTCTATATTCCTGATACTTTTGGCTTAATGAGACTTACTTGCGGGCAAACTTGTATGTCTGGCGGAGCATGCCATTGGTGCGATAGAGTTATTGCTTTAGCTAATCATAAAGATTTTCAAGAAAGGCTGAAAATGACTAATGATAATTAATAACTTTAAGGTTCTTGAATATATTTGCGGTATAACAGAAAAAGAATTGTTTAAGTTCATAAAAAAATATCTTCAGAATTTTGATTTTAACGCATTCTCGGGAGGTCCAAATCACTACGTTGCTTGGGGAAGCAGTATTATGTTAGTGGCTCATCTTGATACAGTTTTCCCATCTGTTCCTGATCAGCTCTTCTATGATAAGGAAAAGGATACCATTCTTGCTTTAGGCAATGGGGCAGGTTTTGATGATCGAGCAGGGGTTTACGCAATTATTAAAATTCTAGAAAGAGTAACAGCATTAAATTTGCCCCTGCCCACAGTTATGTTTACTCTTGGTGAAGAAGATTTCGGTGTTGGGGCACGAGAAGCTGCAGAAGAGTATTATAATTTAGATAAGAATATTAAATATATGATTGAGCTTGATAGACAAGGAAAAGATGATTGCGTTTTTTATCAGTGTAGTAATAAACAGTTTGAAAAATATATTAATTCTTTTGGATTTAAAACTCAAGCTGGCTCTTACTCAGATATCTCTTTTCTAATGGATAGTTTAAATGTCTGTGGCGTTAATCTATCTATTGGGTATTATAATGAACATAGTGACTATGAATACTTGCGGCCTAGTTATCTTGAAGATACAATTAATAAAGTTATTGAAATGCTGATTGATGAAAAAAATGTTGTAGCTTTTAATTATTTGTCTAAAGGAAATAAAGCAGGAGCTTGTGCCAAATGTAAAAAGAATAGTAGAGAATTAATTAACGTTCAAGATAAGAAGTATTGCATTAATTGTGTATTAAAATTTTGTGAATACTGTCCTAATTGCGGAAATTTAATTGATATAGATAGAGTCCGTATTTGCCCAATTTGTCGAGAGGAGATTGTTTTTTAATGGCTATTAGAGGAACAGAAGCTAAAAATTATGTCACAAAAAAGATTCAAGAAGCTTTTGGGCCATCTTTTTTAGGAATTGTAGATAAAAAGTTATACGTTAGTGTAAAAGAAAATGGCGAGAATCTACAAGTGGCTATTTCTTTAACTTGTCCAAAAGAGAACTTGGAGTTTGCGGTTAATGATGCTACACAAAATGGCGGAGCAGTTTCCTCGCAAAATGGCGGAGCTGGATCCGCGCACTTTACCGCAAAAGAAATTGAAACTATTGAAGAACTTATGAAACGAGTGGGCCTTTGAGTTAAAACTTAAAAAATGAAAATTCTTATATTATACAGAAATTGATAATATAAAAAATTTTTGGTATAATATCTTTGTAAGATAATATGAAATTACGGATTTAATATCCTCTTTTATATAAAAAAGTGTAATGGAGGAGCTTGTTATAGGCAAGTTTTACACTTTTTCTTTTCTTACTTTTGAAATAAATAGACTATTTCCTATGACGAGTCTTTTGTTCTCGTTAGATTTTTTTCTACGTCATAGTTTACATATTTTTATATGACAGTTTGAGTGAGTCAGGTTTAAACTAGTTGATTGCTAATCAACCGTGCCAGAAATAGCACCGCTGGTTCAAATCCAGCAACTGTCGCCATATAGAAATTCTTACATGATTTAATTCTGTTTTAGCGGGCTATATGCCTGCTATTTTTGTAATGTAAAAATAACACTATATAAAAAAAATAAAAAATATAAGGGGAGCGTTGCTCTTTTTTGTTTTTATAAAAATTTTATGGTATAATATTTATATAAAAAAGTAAGGAGAATTACTTAAATGGCTTCAAATATTAAGAAAAATAATCAATATTATGGAAAATATAGAGAGTGCTGTGTTGTAGCTTGTTTAAATGATTCTCCTGTTGAATATTTTGAAAAATATATTTTCTCACAAGAAGAAAAAGATGATCTTTATCAAGATGGTAAAATTATTGCTGACTATTTAGGGGATCATAAGGCTACTTATAGTGGCAATCACACTGCTACTGCGGCAGGAGATATCATTCTAGATAATGGTGAAACTATTGAATTAAAGTGCATTAGTGCGGGAACAGGGACATATTTTAATACAAGCATTTATTATTTTCAAAAATTTGGATTTAATTTTAAAGATTATATGGAAAAGTATGGTTTTTACCAGCTTTTGGAAAATAACTTTGGAAAGATCTTTAAAATTAATAGAAAAAATAATTCTCCTATATCACAGCCCAATTCTTCTGCTATTCGACATAATTACATTGATATTTATAATGAAATTATTGTTCCCGCAGATAAACGAATAAGAGAGTATTTCGTTAAAGACTTAGTAAAATACTTTATGGCTCATACTGATAAAATGTATGAATTTATTAATGATATGTTAAATAAAAAAACTGATACTTGTGATAAAGGATCACCAGATAGATTAATTATTTATAATTATTCTAAAAAGAAAATTAAAGAAATTAATCTAAGAGATTTTTTTAAAGATGGAGAGATTATTATAACAGATAAAGGATTCAAAATTGGTAATGTCCGTTTTGCTATTGGTTGGCAAAATGGTAATGGACTTAATAATCCTACTATTCGAGTATTTTTGGAGGACTAAATGGGACTAGATAAATTTTATACTTAGAAAGAAGTAGCTAAACAGTGTATTAATTTCTTAAAAGAAAAAGTTAATCTTACAAAAAAAGCTTCCTTTTTAGAGCCAAGTGCTGGAAATGGTGCTTTTTTAGATTATCTTGATAATTATTTGGCTATCGATATTAAACCAGAAGATGACAGAATAAAAGAACAAGATTTTTTTGATTTTTCTTCTGACAAAAAAGATTATATAACAATAGGTAATCCTCCTTTTGGAAAACGTTCTAAGATGGCTATTGATTTCTTTAATAAAGCCAGTCAATTTTCTGAAATAATTGCTTTTATCGTCCCTGTTTCTTTTATGAAATGGAGTGTTCAAAAAGTCCTTGATAAAAATTTTGCTTTAATTGATTATTTTTATTTAAATCCATGTTCTTTTTTAGAGAATGGAAAACCGTTTGAAGTAAGAACTGTTTTTCAAATTTGGGTAAAAAAAAGTGGTCAATTCTATAAAGGAAAAGATCTACAGTTAAAGAAATCTCCTCCAATTTCTCACAAAGATTTTCTCATTTGGCAATATAATGCCACCCCAGAAGCCATAAAATATATAGATGAAGATTGGGAAATTGCCACTTATCGACAAGGATATCATGATTATAACAATCTTTTTTATAGAAAAGATTATGATTATATAAAAGAGAAAATGACCGGGCAAAAAAAGCAACAATTCTTTTTTATAAAACCATTAACTGATGCCGCAAGAGAGATCATTCTCAATATGGATTTTAATCTTCTTGCCGAAAGGAATACTTCTACTCCTGGCTTTGGTAAAGGCGATTTTGTTAGTTATTATGAAGAAATGTTTGAAAAAGCAAAAATTTTATGATATAATATTTATGTAAAAAGATAAGGAGATATGAAAATGCCTAACGGATTTACTAAATATTATAATACGGCTCCAAAGCTCAATAGTAAAGCACAGCAGTCTAAAAAGGCCAATGAGAGAACTTATGAAAAAGTTGTTTGTGCTGGATGTGGTAAGTCTAATGTAACGCTTTATAAGACTGTTTTTGGCACTTATGAGTGTAAGGATTGTAAAAATTCTTGCGAACTTAGACGGGCTGATACAGAAGTTTGAAAAATTAAAAAATTTATGTTATAATATATACATAAGTTAAGTGGGTAGTTTAAGGCAAAACATCTTCCTAGGTAAAGATATGCTTGGTTAGCGACCGGCGCAAGCCCCACTTGAGATATCCGGGTGTAACTCAGTTGCTAGAGTGCGCGGTTTGGGTCCGCGATGCCGTGAGTTGAAGTCTCACCACTCGGACCAGGTATTAAGGAGTTCTTTAGTGACTTTGTTATTAATTTGAAAAAATAAAAAATTTATGTTATAATATATTTACAAAAGCTAAGGGGCTGTGCTCCTTAAATATAGCCGATTGGTGTAATAGTAGCACGAGAGCCTTTGAAGCTTAAGGAGAGGGAGCATAACCTTCATCGGCTGCCATAAACATTTAAAAGCACGCGGATATGACGTAATAGGTAGCCGTAGCAGCCTTAGAAGCTGCCGAGAGATATCTCGTGGGAGTCCGAGTCTCCCTATCCGCACCATAAAGATATCCAAAAGGAGAACTATTATGAATAATTTGGAAATTGAACTTTTGAAAAATCGTATTCATCTTCTTACTCAGCGTGATCCAGTAGGAAACGCAAAGATTATTAAGAAGTTGGAACGTAAGCTTCGGGCGTTTTGTGGTTGAAAATAAAAAAATTATGATATAATATATATAAATTGAAGGGCGAAGCCCTTCAAAAAAGGCACATACAGCAATAACTTTTTAAAGAAAAACATTAATTTTGGGTATTAATAAGTTTAATTTAAGGTGCCTTGTATATGCTGGTGTAGCTCAGAGACAGAGCAACACTCTTGTAAAGTGTAGGTCGAGATTTTGAAATTCTCCACCAGCTCCATGAACCGACATGTTTTAAAACTGCTGCCTACATGGTCTATGCGAGGCTTAATTGAGAAGAGGACCGAGAGAACCTGGGCATTGTTTGAAAAAGGCCCTATATGCAGGTGTGATGTAATTGGCAACATTTCACTCTTCCAAAGTGACTTTGAGGAATCGTACTCCTTCACCTGCTCCATATGGCGCTATAGTTTACGTTTGGTTAGAACTTCGGGCCTTCAACCCGAGGAACCCAGTCCGACTCTGGGTAGCGTCACCAAGGAAAAAATTTGAAAAAATAAAAAATTTATGTTATAATATATTTACAAAAGATAAGAAAAGGAAAAGGTGTTAAAAATATGGCTCGTTATAAGTTTTATGATTATAATGATAAAGATTCTGACTCTCATGTAGTTGTATGCGTGAGTTCTTATGCAGGCAAACCTGTTAAGGGTCGTGCAAAGTGTTCTCCTATGGACGAATTTGATTTTAATAAAGGCAAGGAGTTGGCACAAGCTCGTTGTGACGCAGTAATTGCGGAAAAGCGTAAGAAGAGAGCTATGTCTAAGGTAATTGATGCTTATAATGCTTATACTGAAGCTTCTTTTTATCTAGAAGATATGGATCGGTATGCTAAGGATTCTGTAGTTGCTTGCCGAGAAGCGAAGGAGTATTTGGAGGAATTGGAAAAGAATATGTTATCCGGGGAAATTTAATTTTTCCCTCTGAATCGATGGGTGGCCGAGCGGCTTAAGGCGATAGTCCTGAAAACTATTGACCGTGATGAGCGGTCCGTCAGTTCAAATCTGACCCCATCGGCCATCTAAAAGGCTCACACAGCAATCTTTAATGCTTGCAAAGCGATAGACTGGTAATCTATTTTTATTATGAGCCTTAAGGGTGATATTCTCAGTATCACCCAGTATGCTCCTGTAGCTCAATAGGTAGAGCCCTCCCCTTATAAGAGAGACGCCCTCACAAGGTATATGATGGATCATACCCATCCAGGAGCACCATAAAAGACGCCTGCAGCAATACTTTGATGAAAAATTTGCAGAATAAGTTTTTTGAAGTGTCTTGCTTATGAGTTTGTCGTATAACTAATATGTTCAGCTATATAGAGGTGCTGAAAGATATAAGTTTAAATCTTATTAAACTCACCAAAAGTAATACTACAAAGAAAGTGAGGTAAAAGACAATGGTAATTAAGCAGTTTTAGAATGGCAAATATTCTTATAATTATAAGAAATATATTGCCGATACAAATGAAGATGTTGCAAAGATTCCTGTTGATATTAATGGCTCAATGATTGGCTGTGAAGCTTATGTAGTTACTACTGGAAAGACTTACGTTCTTGGTAGTGGAAAGATTTGGTATGCTTCAACGGGTGAGAAAATCGAATGTGGGTGTAAGGATGTGGTTTCTGAATCGACTATTTGGGAGCCTGTTAGTTCACCTGATGAAAAGAATCCTTGAAAAAATAAAAAATTTTTGGTATAATATTTATACAAGTTAAGTGAACGAAGTTTACTTTAAAAAGGCACTTACAGCAATCTTTTAATATAAAAAAGTTATATGTTATGGGTTTGATTTCCATTAATTCCAATTGGGATTATAGCTCAACTGGTAGAGCGATAATTATTTTAATTTATGTGCCTTGCGGGCATCGAAAGGTGCTCATTAGATATTGGGGAGTAGCGCAATTGGCAGAGCGAAGGTCTCTTGGATACTTCTGGACATCAAGTCGGGAAACTACTTGATGAATGTCGGCTAACTCGGTGAAACTCTTTTTTAAGACAACGCCGAACTAAGTTTAAGTCTTATTAGATTTAATAAATGCGTAGAGAGCATATACCGACCCCTAAGTCAGTAATGATATGGTGAAGACGTGCTCCGGACTACAACGATATTTGATATCGGCTATAGTGATATAGAGTAGTGTGAAAACCTTAGGTTGTGGGATCGTACCCCACCTCCCCCGCCATTGGGTGTCTATTATGACACTTATGGCGTTCCGCAGGAACGCAATAGACGTTAACAGCAATTTTATAATATTAAAAAGAAAAGTTTTTCATATTTTTTATACACTCCTTTTCAACTGTGCCTCTCGCAGGTAAATTCATTAAAGCGTCTAGTGATTTAAAATTGTAATTTAATATGGCCCATTATCCCAATCGGTAGAGGAAGAGGACTTTGATGTGTTTCTTACTTTAAAGTAAGCTACTTTTTTAGTAGAGAGTGCCTAAGAGGAAACTCTTAGAGTAGAAGCTGGCTAAAACGGCGAAGGCAAACACAAAACGCCGTGCTAAGTTTAAATCTTATTAGATTTAATAAATGTGTAGAGAGTATATACCAGCTACCTAAACCAGAAATGGCATGGTAAAGACGTATTCCGGACTACAACTTATTTTTATTAACAAGGCCATGGTAACATGGAGTAGTGTCGAAAATCCTTACAGTGTGGATTCGAATTCCACATGGGCTACCAGGAATACCCCCTCGATATGAGGGGATATTCAAGACATATACAGCAACTCTTTAATGAATAACAAAAAATTCTGATAAAATTTTTTTAAGTGGGTTCAAATCCCGCAAACTTAAATGTGTCTTGTCTTAAATTTGTAGTTTTGTTACAAACATGCGAATGTAGCTCAGCGGCAGAGCATCGCCCTTTATCTGGTTCGATTAATGAAAGTCACTAAACTTATTTTAGTTATGTTAGTTCAAGTCTAACACCAGATTCCATAAGGCGAGGGTCGAGGGATCAGCACCCTCCATTCGCACCAGCTTCCTTTCATGGCAATCAAAAGACAGCTACAGCAAATTTTTTATGAAAAAGTTTTAATATAGAAGATATTTGGGGATTCCTTTCAATTTATACTGTCTTGTTCTTGAAAAATAAAAAAATTTATGCTATAATATATATAGAAAAATTGAGAAATTATATTTCTCAAAAAGGTAAAGTAAATCTATATATATTATAGCATATTTTTTATTTTAGGAGTTGTTAAAAATGGTTTTTGGATTATTGTTTTTTCTCTGATTTTACCCTTTTTGTTTATTTTAAAACTATTTTTGATAAAATTAAATATAGAATCTTTAAGAAGATTACTTATTGGAAAGAGAAAAAGTATGAGCAGCAAAAAAAAAGCAATCCATTCTATCTGCTAAAACTGCTGAAATGATGCGAGTATGGTCTGAAGATATTGAATCTTATAAACTTGAAAGTATTAAAGAACTACAGTCTATAATTGATGAAAATAATAAAAAGATTAATGAGTATAAAAAACGTGTGGAGGAATTAAAAAATGAAACTTAAGAACTCTAAGGAGATTGCAGCTTTTGAAAAGGCAATTGCCTCTTGCTCTGGTGAAGTATGGCTTGAAACCCCAAATGGGGATAAGCTAAACCTAAAATCCCTTTATTGTAAATATATTGCTATCGATAAGATGCTAGAAGATAAGGGAGATGATCTTGAACTCTTCTGTCAGTATAAAGAAGATGAAAGACTGTTCTTTGATTTCTTTAGCAATTATCCAGACGCACTTTAAATAAAAATATAAACCTACAGACTTGAAAAAGTCCAAGAGAAAAGGAGATAAAAATATGAACAATTTTATGAATGGTATGAAGCAGGCTACTAATTTTGGATATACCGCTAATGGCGGTCTTCAGCATAACCATCTTGCCGGTGCAGTATATGAAATGTACGCTAAGTGCGGAGCTTATAGACAGCGTAGTGACGAAGATTGTATTTTTGCTTTCAAGCAGGCTTTTGATGAGGATGAGGAACTCGCCATGAAATGTCTGTTTTACCTTCGGGATGTATGTGAAGGGGCAGGGGAAAGACGCTTCTTTCGCGTATGCTATCATTGGTTGGCTACTAAGCATCCTGACGCAGCTCTCCGCAATCTAAAGTATATTCCTACCTATGGAAGATTCGATGATGTTTTTTCTGTCGTAGGCACTTCTCTAGAAGATAACGCTTTTGCCCTGATTAAGCATCAGTTGGCTATGGACGCAAAGGATGTTATGACTCCCAATGGGGCTATCTCTCTGTGCGCTAAGTGGGCTCCTAGTTGTAATACTAGCTCTCAGAAGACTCGTGCGTTGGCTACTAAGCTGCGTAAGTATATGGGATTTAGCGAAAAACAGTATCGAAAGTTGCTAAGCACTTTGCGTAAGCGTATTAATGTTCTTGAGCGTCTTATGAGTGCTAATGAATGGGATAAGATCGATTTCTCAGCTATTCCTTCTCAGGCAGGTATTAAGTATCGCAAGGCATTTATCAGACACGATTTGGAACGTAAGAAGGCTGACCCCAAGGCAGTTACTTATGAAGAGTTCGTTAAGGACGATTCTACTAAAGTAAATGCTGGGGCAATGGCTCCTTACGAAGTTGTCCATAAGGCAGTTGATTATTTGCGTAAGAATTATACTTCTAAGTATGATTATAATACTAACACGCATACTTTTTATACTTCAAAGAGTATGGATGATACTGAACGTCTTGCTATTAACAAGTATTGGGATAATTTGGCTGATTATTTCAAGGATGCTACTTTTAATGGCATTTGTGTTGTTGATACTTCTGGTTCTATGACCTGTGGTCGTGGGGCTGCCACTCCTATTGATGTAGCTATCTCACTGGGTCTGTATTGTGCTGAACGCAATCATGGGCCTTTCGCTAATCACTATATCAGTTTTGCCTCTCGTCCTCAGATGATTGAGACTTCTGGCATTGATTTTGTTGATAAGGTTCTGCGTATTTACAAGACTAACCTTGTTGATAATACTAATCTTGAAGCTGTCTTTAATCTGATGCTACAAACTGCTATCGATAATAATTGTTCTCAGGACGAAATTCCTCAGACGGTTCTTGTTATTAGTGATATGCAAGTTGATTCAGCTGTAACTTTTGGTATGGGTTATGGCTGGGGTAGTTATGGTAATAAATCTGGTCAGATCCGCACTATGATGGAAAAGATGCGTGAACGATGGGCTGCTAGAGGATATCAGATGCCTAAAATCGTATATTGGAATGTTAATGCGAGCCAGGACACATTCCTTGACGATGGCCCTGATGTTACTTACGTTAGTGGAGCTTCCGCAACGGTCTTCAAGCAGGTTCTCACCGGGAAAAGTGGATATGATCTTATGATATCTACGCTGTCTAGTGACCGCTATAAGGATATCCATTAATAACTTTTAGGAGAAGGCTTTTGCTTTCTCCTAAAATTTTTGGTATAATAACAAAAAGGGCAAGATAAATAAAATAGTGCCCTTTCTTTTTTATTTTTTATAAAGAGAGAAAGGAGAATAATTGTATTCTATACTATTTTATTGCGGGAATGCTCTTTATTTATTTTGTAATTCCCCTCTCTGAAAATATTTTATCTTTTTTAGGGGCTTGGTTAAAATACCAAGAAACTAGATTTAGCACAGAAACTTATAAAATTAGCAAAAGAGCCTAGAAAGAAGTAGAAGAAAGCTCTTCTATTCACGCAATTGGCTTTACTTATACCGATGAAGAAGAAACTCCAGAAGAAGAGGATGAAGAAGATGACTCATAAATTTTATGATACTTGTAGTTTGTTATTAAAAGCTGGGCACGTTTTTGATGAAGAAGATACTACTTTAGTAATTTCTTCTATTACTTTAGAAGAACTCGAGAATATTAAAACATCCAGTAGAAAAGATAATAATGTTAAATTTGCGGCCCGCAAATTAACACATGAATTAGATGAACATTTTGGTGAATTTGAAACTATTATTTATGTTCCTTCTCTTTTGGAAGAACCTAATTTTGATTAGTATGAACCTACTAATGATTTAAAAATTATTGCTTGTGCCAATGTAGCAAATGAGCTATGGGAAGATTTAATTTTTATAACTAATGATTTATGCTGTAAAAATTTAGCTTTAATGCTTCTAAAGTGCCCAATAGAGAAATATGTACTAGACGCGCCAGATTATACTGGTTATAAAGTAGTATCTTTAACAGAAGAACAATTATTAGAATTTTATGAGAATACTACAAAAAATTTCTATAATTTATATATTGGTCAATATTTAATTCTAAAAGATTTGGATGGTAATACTTTGGATGTCCGATGTTGGACCGGAGAAAATCATCGTTATATAAATACTAAACCAATAGATTCAAAATGGTTTGGTAAAATTTCCCCTTATAATGGAGATATTCTTTAGAAATTAGCTATTGATAGCCTTTATAATAATCAATTAACTGTTTTACGAGGCCCCGCAGGCACAGGAAAGTCAATGCTTGGATTATCTTTTTTATTCTCTCAGTTGGAACGTCATATAATTGATAGAATTTATATTTTTTGTAATCCAGTAGCAACTAAAGATGCGGCCAAACTTGGATTTTATCCAGGAGATAAGAATATGAAACTATTAGATTCTCAAGTAGGTAACTTTTTAGTTGGTAAGCTTGGTGATTATACTGCGGTAGAAAGACTTGTTACCGATGGGTAGATTGTTTTAATTCCTGCAGCCGATTGCCGAGGAATGGATATAACTAATAATAGTGGAGTTTATATTACAGAAGCTTAGAACTCTACTATTGATATGATGAAATTAATGGTTTAGCGTATTGGCGAAAATACTAAATGTGTAATTGAGGGCGATGATAAAACTTAGGTAGATTTAATTTCTTATGAAGGAACTAATAATGGTCTATCAAGATTATCAGAAGTTTTTAAGGGACAACCTTATTATGGAGAAATAACTCTATCTAATTGTTATCGTTCTAAATTAGCTAAACAAGCTGAATTAATGTAAAAGGAGTAGTATTTTTACTACTCCTTTTTTAAAATATGTAAGGAGTACTTATAATGGAAAAAGAATGGTGTGTTTATGTTCATATCTCTCCAAGTAATAAATATTATGTTGGAATTACATGCTAGAAGCCAGAGCTTCGTTGGAGAAAAAATGGAACTGGATATTTTTATTAGGAAAATGAACATTTTGAAAGAGCAATTACAAAATACGGATGGGATAATTTTTAGCATGAAATCATAGCAAGTCATTTAACTGAAGTTGAAGCTAAAAATTTTGAAAAACTATTGATAAAAAATTGAAATCAAATAATCCAAATTATGGATATAATAAAACTGCTGGGGAGATGGCTTCCTAGGAGTTCAACGTTTTGGTGAATCTAATTCTTTCTATGGAAAACACCATTCTGAAGCAACTAAAAAAATTATATCAGAAACTCTTGGAAAACTAGTGTGTCAATTTGATTTAAATTATAACTTTATTAAGAAATTTAATAGTATAGCAGAAGCTTCTCGACAAACGAATATCCCAGCATCAGATATTTCATTTGTAATATCTGGGAGAAACAAAACCTCCCATGGATTCATTTGGATTACTCAAGAGGCAATTGATAATTTATCTTTAGAATAGATTATTGAAGAAAGAAAGAAAAAATTTCCTGAAAAAGTTAAAAAGCAAGTATATTAGTTTGATTTAAATAAAAATTTAATTAAAGTTTATGACAGTAGAGTTGATGCTGGAAAAGCTATAGGTGTTACTCCACAAGCAATAGGAAGTGCTTGCCAAAGCAAAAGTCATTAGTCCAAAGGATTTTTATGGTCATTTGAAAAGGAGATTTAAAAATGTCAGATATTGAAAATGAAGTATATAATTTTTTAAAAAATAAAAATTTTACATTATCTGGTATCGCTGGGATTTTAGGTAATGCTAATGCTGAAAGTAACGTAAAATCAACTTGTTTAGAAGATATTGGAAAACAATAGCTAAAAATGACTGATTAGGAATATGCTTTTAAAGTTGATAATGGAACATATACTAATTTTATTTATGATGGATATGGATGGGGGATCTTCTAGTGGACTTGGTACGCGCGTAAAAAAGCATTGCTCAATTTTTGTAAACAAAAAAATAAGTCAATTGGAGACTTATCCACACAATTAGAATTTTTTGTGAAAGAGCTATAGTAGAGCTTCTCCAGTGTGTATAAAACATTAATCACATCCAATGATGTAAAAGAATGCTCTGACGCAATGCTTTTTAAATTTGAAGCACCTGCGGCCGCAAATTCCAAAAGCCAGCAAAGATATAATATGTCAATGGTTTATTATAATAGATTCACGAAAGGAGAGAAAACTATGGGAACAAATACTTATCCAAAAGGCATAAAAAAATAGTTGAGCAAATATTTTAACTCAACTGAATTTGATTGTCATGGTTCAGGTTGTTGTTCAATGACTTTAATTAATTCAAAATTAGTAGAATATCTAGATAAAATAAGGGAACATTTTAATGCTCCTGTTACTATTTCTAGTGGATATAGATGTGCTATTCATAATAAAAATGTAGGTGGAGCTACCGGGTCACGCCATAATAAGGGTGACGCTGCTGACATTGTTGTAAAAGGACATAGCCCACGAGAAGTAGCACAATATGCAGAAAGTATTGGAATTAAAGGCATTGGCCTATATGAAACCGCAAAAGACGGCTATTTTGTCCATATTGATACCCGTAACTATAAATCTTTCTGGTATGGACAAGCTCAAGTTGCTAAAACTACTTTTGGCTCTAGCTCTAGCTCTTCTACAGGAATATCTACTACTAAAAGTTACTTATCAATAGGAGATACCGGGAGCCGAGTTAAAAGCTTATAGCAATCTTTAATTAAATTAGGTTATTTAGCTTCTGGAGAAGATGATGGCATTTATGGAAATAATACTGCTAATGCAGTTAAAACATTCCAAAAGAAGCAGAATCTTGTGGCAGATGGCTATGCTGGGCAAAATACCTTAAATGCTATTGCTAAGTTAGATAAAACCTCTGGGGCAAAAGCTGTTACAGTAACCGCAAATGTTTTAAATGTACGGACTGGCCCAGGAGCTCAATACCCAATTATAGACAGAATATCTAAAGGAGCCTCGTATTAGTTATTGGAAGAACAAAATGGATGGGGCCGGATTCCTAAGGGTTGGGTGAGCATGGAATATGTCTCTTAAAAGGAAAAAGAAAAAGAAAAATGAATTTTCCAAAAGTCTTTTAATTTAGGAAAGTATTCTAGTTTGGATAGTTACAATTAGTTGTTTATCTTTTTGTTATATGTGTATAAGTCGAGGGAGCTTTATTGAATTGCCTTGGCTTTCCGTATTAATAGGTTCTGTTTGGGGTGCATATGGAGTATCTCAAGCATTCTATTATAAAAAGAGTGAAAAAGAAAATACTAAAGATGGTATTACTTATTTAAAAGCTCAAAAAGCTTTTCTCGCAGAAGATGAATCTGCTGTTGGATAATTAATTTCCCTGATTATTTTTATTAATCAGGGAAATTTTTGTTTTTTATTAAAAATTATTATATAATATAACTATAAAGGAAAATTATATTCTAATGACTACAAATAGATTATACCTTAAAATTTTTGGAAAGTCAAGAAATTTGAAATTAAAGAAAAATTTTGGTATAATATTAAAGAGTGAAAAAAAGGAGATTTCAGTGTATTGGGAAAATTTATAGATTTAACAGGTAAATAGTTTGGAAAATTAACTGTCATTGAACGAGATTATAACTATGCTAGTGAGCATAATTTAAAAAGTAATGGAGTCTTTTGGAAGTGCCAATGCATTTGTGGCGGTAAAAAAAAGACTTCTGCTAAATCTTTAAAAAGTGAAACAAAAATTTCTTGCGGTTGTGTTCCAAAAACAATGATAACTGAACTAGGGAAAAATGCACTCAAAGATTTAACTGGGAAAAAATTTGGTAAGTTAACAGTTGTAAATCGTAATCTATCATATGCGGTTGAAAATAATATTGTTAGTAAACATACTTATTGGAATTGTGTTTGTGATTGCGGTGGAAAAATTACTGTTTTAGGAGCATCGTTAAAACAAGGATTAACTACATCTTGCGGATGCATATCTTCTTTGGGTGAGGAAAAAATAAGAAATATTTTAATAAATAATAATATTAATTTTGAAGCATAGAAAACTTTCCCAGATCTTCGGGCTAATAACATCTGGTTTTATCGTTATGATTTTTATTTGCCCGACTATAATCGACTTATTGAATTTGATGGAGAACAACACTATTCTTACTCTGGTAAAGGATGGAATACTGAAGAATATTTTAAAAAAGTTCAATATTCTGATTAGATAAAAAATGAATATGCTTTATCTAATCATATAGATTTAATTCGTATACCATACTGGGAACGAAATAATATTACTTTAACGATGTTATTAGAAAATAAATATTTAATCAAAGAGGTTAATAATGAAGAGTAGTCAGAATTTATATACTAAAGATTCTATTCAATCATTGAGTCCATTGGAATTTGTCAGGTTACGACCTTCTGTCTATTGCGGTAGTACAGAATATTCTACTCAATTATTGACTGAATTATTTGCCAATTCGACAGATGAATTTCAAATTGGAAATGCTCATACTATTATTATCAATTCCCTTCCTAATTACACCTATGAATTAAGTGATGATGGACAAGGAATCTTACCTAATGTTTTACGAGAAGATGGAAAAACAATTTTTGAAGCAGTCCTAGGGCAGCTTAATACTAGTGGCAAATATAATGCCGATGGAGTATACGAGGGGAGTTCTATTGGGGTCAATGGGATAGGGCTAAAGCTCGTCACTTTTTTAAGCCATTGGGTAGAAGGCCTTACATGGCGAGATGGAAAGTATGAGCGGGTTTGGTTCAAAGAAGGAGAGTTTGAAAAAAGAGAAACTGGTGAATGGACAGAAAAAAATAACCCTCATGGTACAAAAATTATTTGGCAGCCTAATGAAGAATTTTTTGTTCATCCAGAAGTTGAAGATAATAAAGTTAAAGAATTAATTCAATCAACTGTTTGCCTTTGTCAAGGTTTAACCGTTAAGTTTAATAATGAAACTTATTTTTCTTCTAATGGCATTGATGATTTAATTGATAGCAAAGATGAAATTCTAAAGAATCGTTTACGAATTAAATATCAAAATGGTAAACACAAATTAGATTTAAGTTTAACTTATACTAGTTCGTATTCTTCTTCCATCATTTCATATGTAAATACTGGATTCACTACATCAGGTCCTCATATAACTCAAATAAAAACAATTCTTACTCGAGAAATGAATAAATTCTTTAGAGAAAAAAAATGGTTAAAAGATAAAGACGAGAATCTTTCTGGCGATGATTGTCAAGAGGGGTTGAGATTAGTTTTTCATTTAATCACAACTGATATTGGGTATGATGGACAGTTAAAAGATAGAATTGTCAAACTTGACATGACGCCTTTTACTGCTGTAATTTCAGAGGAATTACAAAATTGGCTAAATAACAATGAAAAAGCTGTCAAAGTAATTGCAGATAAAGCAATTAATGCTCGTAAGGCAAGAGAAGCTGCTAAAAAAGCTCGTGAAGCTGCTCGACAGCCAAAAGAAAAAGGCTTAAAGGCAAAATTAGCTTTAAGCACTAAGTTCACAGACTGTATTAGTAAGGATCCTAAAAAGAGAAACTTGCTGTTAGTTGAGGGAACTTCGGCCGCTAGCTCGGCGATAGAGGCTCGCAACACGCGCACAGATTGTATCTATCAGTTGCGAGGGAAGATCATTAGCCCGCTCAAAACGGATGTCTCAAAGATCCTACAGAATCAAGAAATGAGCGATATTATTCGAGTGATAGGTGCGGGATTTGGGAAAGATTTTGATGTCTCAAAGATGAATTTTAATAAGGTCGTGATCACAAGCGATCAAGACTCGGATGGCTTCGACATCGAGTTGCTCCTTTTGACATTCTTTTACACTTATATGCGTCCATTGGTGGAAGCTGGTAAGTTATATCGAGCAGTAACTCCTCTTTATATTATTCGCCAAAAGGATAAAGAATATTATTGTTACAGTGATAGTGAATTAGAAGAATGGAAAAAATCTCATTCTGGTAAATATGATTTACTTAGAGCAAAAGGGTAAGAAAATGCGTCTGGCCCTTATCTTTTTAACCAGTTTATCGCTGGGGTTTGCTTAATAGCAAGCTAACGAGGTAGTCTTAAATAGATAATCTCGTGAGAACTTGTATAAAAATATGAGTTTTCGTATCGACTATCTCCTTTGTCGGAGAGTAAGATTGCTATTGATATGCAATTTGAAACATTAGATTGGTGAAAACCAAAAGAAATAGTCAGCTCTATTAGAAATAATAGAATCAGTGTAGGCGAACTCAATGCAGAAGACCTTCAAAGAGTTTGTTTTATGAATGAACGATATAAACGAATTACTATTAGTGATATTGAAAAAACTACTGAACTTTTAAATATTCTTCAAGGGCCTTCTGTTGAGCCTAGAAAGAAATATATTTATGAAAATGCTAAAGACCTTGGCTTTGAATTTGATTGAGAGGAGAAAGTATGGAACAAAAGTCTTATATTACAGAAGTGGATGCACTAGATGAAGCAAAAGAATGTTTCTTAACTTATAGTGCGGAAGTTCTTACTGATAGAGCAATTCCAGCTGCTGAGGATGGTTTGCTTAGCTCTCAAAGAAAAATTCTTTGGACAATGAGCGATTTTCTTGGAATGGATTCAAAAGGTAAAACTAAAAAGTGTAATGCTCTTATAGGATCAACCCTCGCTACCTCATACTATCACGGAGATCAAGCATGTTATGGTGTTCTTTGTAAAATGTCTCAAAAGTATCTTATGAGATATCCTCTTATCCATGGCCAAGGATCCCTTGGAACCCAAGAAGATAATGATCTCGTCGCTAGTTCGAGATATTGTATGACTGGAGATACTTTAATTCCTACTTCACAAGGTACAATTCAGTTACAAGATATTATTCCAAACTCTAACCTATCAGAAGAATATGATATTAATTTGGATGTCTTAGGATTTGATGGACAAATTCATCATGCTTCTAAATTATTTAATAGCGGAAAATGGCCAGTGTTAAAAATTACTCTTGCTAATGGAATGTTTATTACAGTAACTGAAAATCATCCATTAATGGTTTTAAATGATGATTTAAATTTAGTATGGAAATTGGCAGGACAATTAACGACAGAAGATAAAGTTTTATTATTAGTGCCGGATAATAGTCCAGTTACAGGTCATCATAATGATTACCTTGAAGCCGCAATGTTGGGAGCTATGATCTCTGAAGGCTATGCCACTACTCAAAATAAGATTGGTATTAATAATAAAGACCTAGAAATGATTGAACCAGTTGTTGAATATGTCCTTCGAGAATTACCTACTTGTAAAGCTTCGATCTGTGAAAATAAAAAAAGAGGTTATTACGAATTTTGTTTTACTGATAAATATTTTTATCCTCAATTTATTAAAGAATTTGAATTTGAGAAGTCATTAACAAAACATTTACCATTACAATACTTTAAAGGAAATCCATCTTACAAAGCTACTCTTTTAAGTTATTTATTTGAAGGAGATGGCTCAGTTGATTCAGAACGTGGTATCACTTATTCTTCTATTAGCGAAACTTTAATTCATCAATTGCAAGTATCTTTATTACAAGATTTTGGTATTGTATCTAATATCGTTAGAGCAAAAAAAAGGAATGAAATAAAATTACATATTAATAATGTTTATGCTGAAACGTTTAAAAATAAAATAAATTTTGTATCAGAGAGAAAACAAAAAACATTAAATGATCTAGTTATTAAAATAAATAATCAAAATACTATTGCTAATGGAAATTTTTGTAATATTTATAAGGTTACACAATATATTCGTAATCATTATAAAGGAAAATATTTTAGAAGTCATGGATTTAGTAATAAGAAGTCTTATAAACAAGCTAAAGACTATATTTCACAACAAGATTACGAAAAGATTAGTAATTTAATTGAAAATTATGTTGAAATTAAAGTAGCAAGTATCGAGCCACAATCTAATGAAGAAATAGTATATTCTTTAAAAATTGATGATGAAAGTCATGCTTATATTGGAAATGGTTTTATTAATCATAACACTGAAGCGAAGCCTTCTATTTACACAGACTTAATGATGCTTGATTATAAAAAGAAACCGGTTCCAACAAAGGAGACTTATAATGGTGAATATATGGAACCAGTTGTACTACCTTCTCTTTTTCCAAATGCCATTTGTAATGGAAGACAAGCTATTGGTATTTCTATGTCTCATAATTCTGTACCTAATAATTTACGGGAAACTTGTGATGCTATTATTGCTTATATTAAGAATCCTGAATTAACGATTGATGATATAATGCAATATATGAAAGGTCCTGATTTTCCTCTTGGCAATGTAATTATTAATCAAAAGGACATTAAGCAGGCATATGCTACTGGTAAATCTCAAACTTCTTTAAAGGTAAGAGGAGATTATGAAATTGATGGTGATAAAATTATTTTTACCACTATTCCATATAGGACTTATCGTAATAAAATCAAAGAGCAACTTGAAAAAAATGTTGATGCTTTTGAAAAAGTTCTTGACGATTTTAATGATGAATCTAACATTGGTAATAACAGATTAGTATTTTTTGCTAAACCTGGCCAAACCAAGATTCTGTTAAATAAACTATTTACTTTAACAGACTTACAAACTTCAATTTCTTTTAATATGAATTACATTGTCAATGGCACTCCTAAGCTTTGTTCTATTAAAGACTTAATTAAAGCTTATGTAATTCACCAAAATAATGTAATGATTAATATCGCAAAGACAGACCTTTCTAAGGCCGAAACTCGTAAACATACCCTTGAGGGTCTTCTTATCGCAATTAAAGATATCGATACAGCTATCCAGCTTATTAAAAATTCTTTAGATAAAAATGAAGCTTGTAAAAAGTTAATGGAGCATTTTAATATTACAGAAGCTCAAGCTAGTGCTATTCTTGATATGAAATTAGCTAAATTAACTAAACTTGACAAAGACGATTTACTTAAAGAGTTAGAAGAATTGCGGCAAGCTATTCTTAAGTACCAAAAGGTTATTGATGATCAATCTTATAGAGATTCTCAGCTTATTGAAAAAGTGACTTGGTTGCGTGATAAATATGGTGATGATCGCCGTACCAAAATCATGCAAATTGAAGACACTCCAAAAGAAGAGAAAGAAATTGCTAATGTAGAACCTGAAAAGTGTGTTGTTATTTCTACTGTTTCTGGGAACATCAAACGCATTCCCACTACTTCTTTTAAAACCCAAAAAAGAAATGGTAAAGGAGTAAAAACACAAGATGATATTACCGACACAATCATTAAAACTAATACCATTGATTCTCTCTTAATCTTTAGTAATAAGGGTAATGTCTATCGCTTACTCGTAAATGATATTCCAGAAGGAACAAATGCGAGTAAAGGCCAACCAATTACTTCTTTAATCGAGATGCTCCCCGGCGAGAAGCCCACTATTATTTATTCTGCTTATAGAGATACTGATGCTGAGTATATTTTCTTTGTAACTAAAAACGGTCTAGCCAAAAAAACCTCTATCAAAGAATATACTTCTATTAAGAAGAAAAATGGCACAACCGCAATTAAACTCAAAGATGGCGATGAAATTGCAGCAGTTGCCCTTATTAAAAATGAATCAATTATTCTTACTACTTCTGGTGGTAATTGTATCCATTTCGATAGTAAAGAAATTGCAGCTTCGGGTAGAGTTACTCAAGGTATGAAAGCAGTGACTTTAAAAGATGATGAAGAAGTTACTGGAATGGCAATTGTTCGTGAACCCACTGATAATCTTGCTGTATTTATGCCTAATGGAGTGGCAAGGCAAATTCCTTTAAAGGATTTTCCTTTACAAAAGCGTGCGGGAAAGGGCATTAAAATTGGGGAAGTAGCTGATATGACTCTTGTCGCACCAAGTGATACTTTACTAGTCTCTGGGCAAAAGAAGAACATTTGTATTGCCGCAAGTGATATTCCTGTTTTAGGCCGATTGGCACAAGGTAATCAAATTATTAAAGGTGACAGAGTTATTTCTGTGAGTAAAATTTAAGGGGCTGAAATGCCCCTTAAAAGGAGTTATATATGGTAAAAAATATTGACCTTTTAATTAAACAAAATGAAATCCGTAAAAGAATTGATATTTTAAAAAGATATTGTAAGCTTTATGAAGAAGGTAGGCCAGCAATTTCTGATAGTGCTTACGATAGACTTTATTTTGAGCTTAAACAAATTGAAGAAGACACTGGAATTATTTATCCTGATTCCCCTACACAGTCTATCTCTTATGATATTGTAAATAGCTTAACTAAAGTCGAACATAATCATCCTATGCTCTCTCTTGATAAGACAAAAGATTTTGAAGAAGTAAAGAAATATTTTGGAGATTTTGTGGTTGTTGCCATGTGCAAAATGGATGGTCTTACTTGCTCTCTTACATATCAAGATGGAGAATTGATTCGTGCCGAAACTCGCGGCGATAGCAAAGTGGGAGAAGATATTACTCATAACGCACGAGTGATTCCTTCTATTCCCAAAAAGGTTCCTATTAAAGGGGAGCTTATTGTAGATGGAGAGATAATTTCTACAAAAGAAAATTTTAAGAGATTTGAGGACACTTATAAAAATCCTCGCAACTTTGCTTCTGGAAGTATTCGTCTTTTAAATTCTAATGAGTGTGCTAATAGAGGTTTAACTTTCGTAGCTTGGGATGAAATTACTGCAAGATATGATGATAACCATGAATATTATTTCCATGAGAAACTAGATCATCTTTCTTCTCTTGGATTCACAGTAGTTCCTAATTATGTGCGGCCAGACGTAAATGAAGATGTCATTGAACTTTTAAAGAAAAACGCAGAAGAACTAAGTTATCCTATTGATGGCCTTGTTTTTAAATTTGATGATGTTGGATACGGCAACTCTTTGGGGGCAACAAGTCACCATTTGAATTCTGCTTATGCATTTAAGTTTTACGATGAAGCTCTTCCTACGACACTACGAGATATTGAGTGGAGCCTGGGGAGGACTGGTCGGATTACCCCCATTGCCATTTTTGAGGATATAGATTTTTCTGATTCTGTTGTTAATAGAGCGAGTCTTCATAATCTCAGTATTATCGAAAATCTTTTTGGTCCAGAAGGCCCACATAAAGGGCAAACTATTTATATTTCAAAACGAAACATGATTATTCCAACAGTTGAAGAAGTCGATGAAGCTCCAGAAGAAGCAGAAAGATTAGAGATTCCTACTATTTGCCCTTGTTGTGGTAAGCCAGTAGTAAAGAAAACTGATTATGAATCTACTTTCTTAATGTGTAACAACCCTGATTGTCAAGGACAAGTTATTAATAAAATTGAACATTTTGCAAGTAAAAAAGGACTTGATATAAAGGGACTTTCTAAAGCAACTCTTGAGAAGCTAATTGATTGGGGCTGGGTAAATAATTGCGGTGACTTGTTTACTTTACAAGGCCACAGAGATGAATGGACTAAGAAAAGCGGTTTTGGAGCTGCCTCGGTTGATAAAGTATTAAATGCAATTAATATTGGTGCAACTTGTGGATTAGATAAATTTATTTGTGCTCTTGGAATTCCATTAATTGGATCAACTGCTTCTAAAGCATTGGCAAAAGAATTTCGCACTTGGAATAATTTTATTAATGCAGTTGAGAATAAATATAAATTTTATCAAATTAATGGATTTGGTAGAGAAATGTCTAACGCTATTAACACATTTGATTTTACTGAAGCAAAGTATATTGCTCATAATTTTATGACTTTTGGAGATGAAGAAGCGGTAGCGACCTCCACAAATAGTAATATCACAGGTAAGACTTTTGTTATTACGGGTAAGCTTCAAACTATGAATAGAGATGCTTTAAAAGAAAAAATTGAAAAATTGGGTGGAAAAGTCACTAGTTCTGTTACCTCTAAAACAGATTATCTCATTAACAATGATAAAGAATCTACTAGTAGTAAAAATTTGAATGCCCAAAAGTTGGGTGTACCAATTCTGTCAGAAAAAGAATTTTTAAAATTTTTTGAGATTTAAAAAAATTTTTGGTATAATAAGTATGTAATCAATGAGAAGGAAAAATTTCAAATGAAGAAAAAAGAAATTAAAAACTTAGCACAAAAAATTGCTAAGTATGAAAGAATTATTCAAACAAGCGATGACAAGAAAGCTATTGCTCAAGCCGAAGAAGAAATTATGAAAGTATCAAGCAGCGTACATAGTCTGGAAGATATGATGGCTATTGACGAGTTAGTTCTTGAATTACTTAATGAAGAAAATTCTTGAAAATGAGAAATTTTTTTGGTATAATCTTAGTGTAATTAATAAGAGATTACAAATTAAAAATTATTTATGATTAAAAGGAGAAAAAATTATTATGGCTATTTCTGTTAAGACTATTAATGTTCTGAATTTTCTAAAGGCTCACACTGGTGAGAATCTGACTGCGTAGGATGTTGCTGATGCTCTGAACATCGATGTGAAGGTTGTTAATGGTACTTTCACTTCCGGCATTCAGAAGAAGGGCTATGGCAAGCGTATTGAAGCCGAGGTTGAGCTGGATGATGGAACTCACCGTAAGGTGAAGTTTTTGACTCTGAGTCCCGAGGGCATTGCCTTTGACCCCACTGTGGATGCTGAGTAATTTATATAGATAATTTATAAGGTAGAGAGAGTTAATTCTCTCTACCTTATTTTAATAATAGGAGGAATCATGATTACATATATTCTTTTATCTTTGCCTATTATTATTTTAATTGTTCTTACTTTTATTTAGTCAAAAGCAATAGTTAAATATAAAAAAATGGCTTCTGAAGAAGAACGAGAAATTCATCAACGTATTCAAGAATAGTATAAAGATGAAATTGAATCTTACTAGTAGAGAATTAAAAATTTAAAAATCCAATAGAAGCAAGAAGTTGATTCATTAGATAATATTAATTAGCATATAGAAGAATCAAGGGCAACCGCAAATCGAAATGCTGAACAATATTACAATTAGTGTCTAGCTACAGTAGAAGAATAGATTAAATTAAAGCATGAGCAATTACTTCAAAATTATCAGAAAGTAAAAGAAATTCTTGATAAAGAATATGAGTAGAATAAAGTTCTAAAACAACAAGAATTAGAATAGTTTGTTCAGCAGTGTGATAATCAAATAAATATCGCTCAAGCTTCATTAGATGAAGTCCAAAAAAAAGTAGACAGTACTACTGAAGTCGCTAGAAGGGCAGAAGCTGAATAGAATCAAAAAGATTTTTATCGGATTCAATTAAGTGCGGAAGATATTGAAGAAATTCAAAAAATTCGTTCTATTGAACCTTTTTTGCGTAATAAAGAGCCTTTAAATAAAATAATTTGGAAATATTATTATGAGAAGCCTGTTAATGAAATGATTGGCCGAGTTATTGGTCCAGGCATTCGTATTGGAATATATAAAATTACAAATATAGAAAATGGTAAATGCTATATAGGGCAAAGTACAAATCTATCAGACAGATGGAAGCAACATGTAAAAAAAGGCATCGGGGCAGATGGTTTAACAAGAAACAAGCTCTATCCAGCTATGCTAGCTATTGGCCCTGAAAATTTTACATTTGAAATTATCGAAGAATGTAAAAAAGAACAACTAGACGAACGAGAAGACTATTATCAACAATTTTTTCATGCCATTGATTATGGCTATAGTATAAAGTAAAGGATGTTTATATGATTCAACAAATTATTGGGAAGCGCAGTAGCGGCAAAACCTCTTAGCTTATGCTTTTGGCTAAAGAAAAGAATGCCAATTATGCTTGTATGAATCCTTATGCTATGAGAGAAAAAGCATTAGCATATGGTCTTACTGGAATTAATTTTATTAGTTTTAGTGATTTATTTACAGGTAACTATATAGATTAGCCAGTAGTAATTGATGAACTTGAGATGTTCGTTAAACGTTATACTGATTGTAATTTAATTGGTTATACTCTGACCGAAGGGAATTAAATGAGGACTGAAGCTGATTATTATTTATATGAAAATATTGATAAGATAGAAGAAAGCGGATATGTTGATGTTAATCCCCGTCCTAGATATGCAGATGGGACTCCTGCATATACCAAATCTATAAATCATCAGTATCGCACTTATGATTTATCTACTGGAGATTTTCCAATTTCTACTTTGCGACCAATAGCATGGAAAACTGCAATTAAGGAAATTCTTTGGATTTATCAAGATGCTAGCAATAGTTTAGATTTGCTTCATAATAAATATGGCGTTTACTATTGGGATGAATGGCCTAGTAAAGATGCGCCTGGAACTATTGGAGCCCGCTATGGCGAAGTTGTGCGACGGTATAATTTAATGGGCAATTTACTTCAAGACATTAAAAAAGATCCCTATGGACGTCGGCACATTATAGATCTTTGGCAATACAAAGAATTAAATGAAACAGATGGTCTTTATCCTTGTGCTTTTCTCACTGATTGGAATGTGCGAGGTGAGTACCTTGATATGCTTCTTTTTCAGCGTAGTGGAGATATGTTAATGGCTTCTGGAGCCGGAGGAGTTAATGAAGTTCAATATGCGGCTTTGTTAATGATGGTGGCTCGTCATTGTGGTTATAAACCTGGTAAATTTACTCATATTATTTGTAATGAATAGATTTACGACAAACATTGGGAAGCAGCTCATGAACTTCAAAGGCGTTTTGAAGAAGCTGTGCCTAATAAAGGTTCTGTGCATTTGATTCTTAATCCAAAGAAAACTAATTTTTATGATTTTACAATTGATGATTTTGCTATTGAAAATTATAATCCTGTTAAGCCACAATTAAACTTGGAGATTGCTATATGATTATCGCAATTGTATGCGTGGATAAACATTTTGGCATAGGGTCTTGTGGATAGCTTTTAAAAAGTTATCCTGAAGATATGAGTTTCTTTAAAAAGAAAACTTCTGGAAATATTGTAGTAATGGGTAAAAAAACTTGGGATTCTTTGCCAAGGAAGCCTCTATCTAATAGATTAAATATAATAATAACTTCTAAATTAATAGAAAATACTGATTCAATTATTTTTATTACAATGGAAGATTTTATTAAGTAGTTAGATGAATTAAAAAAAGACTCTCGAGACATTTATATTATTGGTGGAGCTAGTATTTATGAGCAGTTACTTCCTTATTGTGATAAAATCTATATGACAATGATTCCAAAAGTATATGAAAATGCTGATACATTCTTTCCACAATTAAATTAGAAAGAATGGAAGATTATAAAAGAGAACCAAACTAAAAATGTTTCTTTTATTGAATTAATAAAGGAAATTTGATTTTATAAAAATTTTATGGTATAATATTTATATAAAGTAAGAAAGTGAGAAATAGTAAATAAAATGAGAATGACTAAAAAGCAAGAATTTATCAATTTTGTTAGTTCTCTTATGGAAAAATGCCCAAATGAAAAAATGAACGAAGATGCTTCTCTTTATTGGGAAGGGTTTTGTAGTTCTAAAGATTCTAGCGATAAGCCTTTGCTAAGTGATAATGGAAAAATCATTCTTGAATTTCTTCAGAATCAAACCGAAAAAAGGACTTGGACTAGTAAGGCTCTTGGTGAAGGAATTGGTATTTCTTCTCGTTCAGTTTCGGGTTCTATGCGGAAACTTGTTGACGCAGGTTTTGTTGAGAAATGTGGGGCTGACCCTATTGCTTATGTAATTACGGATGAAGGAATTAATTTTAATTTAGAAACAATTTAAAGATTTTGGACAAAATTAGACATTTTCATCAAATGAAAGTTAATAAACATTGAGGTGATAAAAGTGTCTTGTGGTATTTATAAATTTGAAAATTTAATTAATCATAAAATATATATAGGTTAGTCTGTTGAATTGGAAGAGCAGTATTATAGACATAGATACCATTATGAAAAGAAAGATATTGATAAACGTCTTTATCAAGCTTTTTGGAAATATGGGTGGGATAAATTTTCTTATGAAATAATTGAATATTGTTCTCCTGAAGAATTGGATGAAAAAGAAATTTATTACATTTAGCTCTATGACAGTTATAATAATGGATATAATGCTACTAAGGGAGGTAAAGGCGGGGCTAATCACCCGTCTAAATCCGTACAGTAGTTTGATTTAGATGGAAACTTTATAAAAGAATTCTCATCAATGTCCTTAGCTGCGGAAGAAGTTGGAATTAGTCCTAATATTTTAACAAAGTGTTGCCAAGGAAAAACAGACCATTGTGGATTATATCAATGGAAATATAGCAATGATGATAGTCGTATCATAAAGTAGCTTTCTAATAAAGAAGTTTCTTTATATGAAAGAAAAATTCTATAGTATGATTTAAAAAAGAATTTATTAAATACTTATAATTCAATGGATGAAGCGGCTGAATAGACAAATGTTGCGAAATCCAGTATATGTAATGTTTGCAAAGGAAGAAAAAATACTGCTGGGGGATATGTGTGGCGTTATTTTGATGACCCACTAACTGAGTAGGACCGTGTTAAAACAAAAGAAAAAAAGGTTTTACAATTTGACAAATTAGGGAACCTGATACAAGAGTTTCCTAGCTTATCTAATGCTTCAAAAGAAACTGGAGTATGCCTAGCTGCAATAGGACTTAATTGTCAGCAAAAAAGAAAATCAGCTGGTGGATATGTATGGAAATATAGAGATAATATTTAATATAATAACAAGGAGATAATTTTAATATGCAACGTATGAAGAACTCTATAGAGTTATTTGGAAGAATTTATGAACATGATTTAAAGAAGGCTGTTACGGGTCTGAATTCTAAGAATCCAGGCACTGAATATATTACAGGCACAGTTAGTATCGCAACTGATGACGATTGTTTTAATGTAGTTCCTGTTCATTACACTTTTGTGACAGCGGCAACTAAAAGTGGTAAGCCTAATCCTACTTTTGCTGTCCTATCCAATATCATTGATGGTGTTTATGGCACTGTAATGAAGACTAGTAAGGATGATGCGGCATTTGCTCGTATTGATACCCAAATTGGTCTGAATGAATTTTATACTGATCGTTCTGGCGAAACTACTCTAGTAAGTGCCAAGCGAGCTGAAGGCGGTTTTATTCATATCCAGGGGAAGAATGAAGAGCCTCCTAAGATTACTAATAAATTCACTTGCGACATGCTTATTACTAACGTGCGTCATATTGATGCAGATGAAGAGAGAGGTCTTCCTGAAAAGGCTATCGTTAAGGGGGCTATTTTTAATGATTATAACAAGACTTTAATGCCTGTTGAATTTACTGCAGCTCACCCCGATGCTATTGGTTATTTTGAAGGCCTTGATGCTACTGGTAAAAATCCTACTTTCACTCAAGTTTGGGGTAAGATTATTAATGAGACCATTGTCCGTACTATTACTGAAGAGAGTGCTTTTGGTGAAGCTTCCGTTCGTGAAATTAAGAGTAACCGCAGAGATTGGGTGTTGACTGGTGCTAAGCCTGAGCCTTATGATTTTAATACTGAAGGAACTCTTACTACAGAGGAAGTTAATGAAGCTATTAAGACTCGTGAGATCTATCTTGCAACTCTAAAGAGTCGTAGTGATGAATATAAGGCTTCTCGTGCGGCAGCTACTACATCCAAGCCTACTACCAAGACAACCACTGTGGCTCCTGGGGATTTTGATTTTTAAGAAAATTTAATTTTAATATAATATGATTTAATTTAATAAGGAGAAAAAGATTTATATGGCATTTGATTTATTAAATATTTAGCCCAATGTTGTTTCACGAGATCTCTCCGGATATATTACACTTTTATATGGCCCTCCTAAAATTGGTAAAACTACTTTTGGTAGTAAGATGCCTAAACCTCTTCTTTTGGCTGCAGAACGTGGATATTCGGCTATACCTGGTATTATGGCTGTTGACGTAACTTCTTGGGGTGAATAATATTGCCCTCTTTTTTGGAAACAAAAAAGTAATAAATAGAGTAAAAAACTGGAACCCTGAGATGGGAATCAGAGCGGAAGTCTTGATTTAAAAGTCAAGACACGCACAACGCATAGAATAAATAAACTTTAAAAGTATTAGGAGGTTCAGTAAGATGCCTAAACTAAATTATCAAATGAAGAATTAAATAATATTTTAATAGATTATAATAATGGAATGTCTATGAGCGGTATTACTAAGAAATATCATCATGATAAAAATACTTTAAAAAAATATTTTATAGAACACAATATAAATATACATATTCGTAATAAATCTGAATCATTATCTTGTTCTCAAGAAAAGAAGAAATCTGATCTATTAAAGCGGTCTTATATGGTTAATGATAATTATTTTTCTTCTCAAAATAATAAAATGGCTTATTTTTTAGGATTTATAATGGCAGATGGAAATGTCGCCAAAAATAGTAATAGAATACAAATTTGTTTAGCTGAAAAAGATTCTGAATTTTTAGAGCTATTTTATAAAGAAATTGGCGGCACCCCTGTTGCTCATTATTTTGCTAGAAAAGGTACTCAACCAATTTGTCGATGGGAATGCCTTAGCAGTAAAATTAAAAAAGATTTAAGTATTTATGGAATAATTCCTCATAAAACGGGATTTGCTAAAATTCCTAATACACTAAAAAAAGAATTTTATTCAGATTTTATACGAGGTTATTTTGATGGGGACGGTAGTATTTGGATTGAGGAAAATGGCGCCGCAGGTTTTGGTATCACAAGTCATAATCCAGAAATATTACAACAAATTATTGATTATTTTGAAGAAAGAGATATTCCACCTGTTAAAATTAATATAGATAATAGAAGTAATATAAATTATAGTTTTAAATATAGAAAACAAGCTATTAAAAAGATTTATAAAATTTTATATTATGATAAAGAAATTTTTTATTTAAAACGAAAATTTGATAAATTTAATGAAATCCTTTTAAAGAAATAAAATTCCACGAGACTCTACACCTAAAAAAATGGTGAAAAGATATGCTGAACTTATACAAAAAAGAAGTATAAGAAATAAGGATAAAAAGCCTTATGATAACACATTGGATATGAAGCAAATTATGCGTGAACTTAAAAAACCAGAAGTAAAAGAAATGTATAAAAGTATTATTATTGATACAGCAGATATACTTAGTGATTACTGTCAGAAATATATCTGTAATCAATTAGGTATTGAAAATATTGGAGACGGTGGCTGGACCATCAATGGCTGGGCAAAATATAAGAAAGAATTTGAAGATGTTTTTCGCACTCTTTCTCAGCTTGGGTAAATAAAATATAGAGGAGATTAGAAATGGACTTATTTCAGTTAGAAAGAATTACTTCTAATCGTATCAATTGGAAACCAGGACAAAAAGAAAAAATAGTAAAGCTTTATTCACAAGGAACTTCAATTAATCAATTAGGAAAAATGTTTAATGGATTACATTATAATACAATTAAAAAAATTTTAATAGAATATAATATACCATTAAGAACTCGAGTGCAAAGTCATTATACAGACCATAGAAAAGAAGACATATTTAAAAAAATAAACAGCGAAGAAAAAGCTTATTGGTTAGGATTTTTAGCTGCTGATGGCTGTGTAGCTGGTAATTATATTAAAATTGGACTACAGGAAAAAGATGTGACTCACTTAGAAAAATTCAAACATTTTCTTCAAGCTGATTCTATTAAAATTTTAACTTTTACTAAACAAAATAAATATGAAATAGGAACTTATTGTTCTTTTTCTATTGGTTGCAAAGAAATGGCAAATGATTTAAAGGCTTTAGGTGTAGTAGAAAATAAATCATTAATTTTAAAGCCTCCTATCGGTTTAATCCCAGAAAAATTTTATTTAGATTGGATTAGGGGTTATTTTGATGGAGATGGAGGTCTTTCATATTCTGAAAAAGATAATCGATGGCAAAGTTATGCTAACTCTACCAAAGAAGTCTTGGAATGGATTGTTCAAATGCTAGAATTGAATACTAAGCCTTTTAATCAACAACATTATGGAAAAAAAGATAATGTTTGGAGAATTCATTTTAATGGAAGAATTAATGTTTATAAAGCTTGGAATAAAATGTACCATAATGATACTGCTACTATTTTTTTAGATCGTAAACATGATAAATACTTACAGCTTTGCTCAAGCTTTAAATAAAATGCGGTTAACTACTAGATGGTAGGTGTGACTTTAAGTTGCTAACGATGAAAATCTCTTAGAAGAGAAAACATCGTGCCAAGTCTGTTTTGTGAAAGACAGAAAGGTGTAACGACTAGAATATACGGTCTTTATAAAAATAAAGATTATGAAATTCGTAATTTATAAGCGAAATTCTTATAGATGAAATGCCGCACCCTTTATAATAAAATATAAAGGTGAAGAGATAGTCTAAACTATATAGTGATATATAGAATAATTGATGCTATTGTATTTATCAGCCATGATAAGGAAAAAACTATTAAGCCTCAGAACGGTGCTGAATATCAGCAGATTGGTTCTTCAATGCAATCTTCAGCTCTTGCTATTCTTGAAAATATGAGCGATATTATTGCTTATGCCCACACTAAAGTTGATTCCGATGGCAACTCTGATAGAGTTTTAACTCTTCGTTCTCTTGATAATAGTGTACGTTGTGGGGGCCGTTTTAAATATATTAAGCCGGAAATTCCTTTTAGTTATGAAGCTCTTACTCAGGCTTTAAATGATGCTATTGACAAGGAAGCCGCCGAAACTAATAATAAATTTGTTACCGATGAACGTATTGAAACTGCCACCCTTAAAACTTATGACTTTGATGCTCTTGCCGCAGAGTTCCAGGAGTTAGTTGGAAAGATTATGACTAAGAATCAGTCTAACGCTCCTAAGATTAGTGCTATTGTAAGTAAATATCTTGGTAAGGGTAAGAAAGTTTCTGATGCTACTCCCGAGCAAGCAGAATTTATTTATCTTATCAATACTGAGCTTAAAGAAGATCTTTTAGATAAGTAAGATATACAACCCCAAGATGAAATATTCTTGGGGTTGATTTTTTTAAAATTTTATGGTATAATATAAAAAAGAATACTTTTAAGAAAGGAGCTTAATGTGGCACATTATGTAATTTGCCCAATATGTAATAAAAGATTTGATCGTGATAAAGTTGAATTTATTAAAGAAGGTCGAAGATATTTACATGTTGAATGTGCTCAAACCGCAGAAGAACGATTAAGTAAAGAAGAAAGAGATAAGATTGCTCTTAATCAATATATAACGCAGCTTTTTGGTACTGAATATGTTAATCCAAAAGTTCAAGCACAGATTAAAGATTACGTTACAAATAAAGGATTCACTTATAATGGAATTTTAATGTCTTTAAAGTATTTCTATGAAATAAAGCATGGAGACATTGAAAAGGCTCATGGGCGAATCAGTATTGTTGAATATATTTATTAGGATGCTAAAAATTATTATTATGATATTTGGCAAGCTCAACAAGTAAATAAAGAAAAACAAATAGATTTATATATTCCCGCAAATAATGTAAAAGAGATAACAATTAAAGCTCCTGTTAAGAAGCCTTTTTTAAAAAGAATTTTTTCTTTTTTAGATGAAGAAAAGGAGGATAATTAATGCCTTCAAAGTATAATGATCCAGCTGCAGTTGTGTAGGTAATTGGTTGTGTTTACAATAATCCCTCTCTATTGGATATTGAAGATAAATATACAATTACAGAAGATGATTTCCAAGATAAATTTCATCAAATTGTTTTTGGTTCTATATTTAAGCTTCATGAATTAGGAGCTTAGGAGATTACTTTAAAAAATATCGCTGATTTCCTAGCAGATAGGCCTAAAAGTGAAGCGATATATAAACAAAATAAAGGCGATGAATGGTTAGCTAAAATTGCGAAAAATGCTACGCCACTTACTTTTGATTATTACTATGGACGATTGAAAAAGTTTTCTTTATTACGGGCATATGATAATTTTGGGGTAGATGTCAGTGATGTTTATGACACAGATAATATTCTTGACATAAAAAAGAAGCAATTACAAGAAGAGTTCCTTGATAATTCATCACTTGAAAAAATTGCGGATATGATTGATAGTAAACTAGAATCTATTCGTATTAAATATGTTACCGGAGAGAATGGCGTTTGCCATTAGGCAGGAGAAGGTATTAAAGAACTTCTTGAAAGCTTAAAAAAATCACCTGATGCCGGTGTTCCACTTTATGGTCCTCTTATTAACACAGTAACAAGAGGAGCTCGGCTTGGAAAGCTATATTTGCGCAGCGCAATGACAGGTGTTGGTAATTTATTTGCCGTCTTTAAAAGGAATTTTAAAGATGATTACAGAGGAAAAAATCTGGAAGCCTAAGTCTTATTAGATAAGGTAATCAGAGGTGAAGGCTATATTAAATATAGCCAGCCGCAACGCATAGGGAGTGAAAAGATATAATCTCCCCACGAGGCCTCTGCTCTTAGCACATAATGGTGAAGATGAAAAGATATGCTGAGCTTATAGGAAACTATAAGAACTATTGGATAAAAAGCCAATAGGATAACAAAACTGAAAACACGCTCCATGGTCGCCGACTTTTGCTTTATAGGAACCGACTGGATATATGATGAAACTTTTGGATGGATAAGAACTACTTTGGCCCAACCATGTTTATTTATTGCTACAGAATAGAATTTAGGCGAAGTCTAGACTATGATGTTAGCTTTTCTTTCTAACGTAAATGAAGAGCATATTAGAAGTGGTCTTTATGTAGATGATGAATGGGAAAGAGTAATAAGAGCCGCAGAAATCATCGAACAGAGTCCTCTTTATATCGAAGAGATTCCTGATTTCTCTCTACAAGATATCGAAAATATCATAAAGAAGAACATTCGGGAAAAGGACATATCGTATGTGTTCAAAGTAAAAAAATAGGACTGTGTAATATTTTACTGATTAATTATCAGGGTTTAGTTTTTTTAACTAAGCTAACGGGGAAACCTTAACAAGTAAAGTTGAAGGTAATCCCGTGGGAAAATTTTTGGACAAATATAATCAAATAGTATTCGATGATATTTATATTTTTTATATAAAAAGGAATGGAGTTGAATACTATTATGGCTATTGTATATAGTTATACTAACTTAATAAATGGAAAAAAGTACATTGGACAAACTGTTAATCCAGAACAACGAAAATGTACTCATAAAAGTTCATATCAAAATGAAAAAGATAAGGAATATGATTCTTTATTTCATCGAGCGTTAAGAAAATATGGTTGGGATAATTTTGAATATGAAATTCTTGCAGAAAACGATAATTTAGAACTTATTAATGAATTAGAAATCTTTTATATTGATTTTTATAATACAAAAACGCCAAACGGATATAATATCTTAGATGGTGGAAAAAATGCTAAAAAACCTATGAAAGAATCTACTAAAGAGAAGCTAATGTGGTCCCATGGAAAAATGACTCAAGAAGAAGTTATTTATCTTCGTATGGCATACGCTAATAAAGAAAGTCCAAAAGCTATCTATGATAAATATTTTAAAGAACGGTTAACTTATTCAAGTTTCTTAAATATTTGGGATGGCCATCGATACGCTAAAGTTATGCCAGAAGTTATTCAAAAAGGGCGTAGAAAAAAATTGACAGATGATCAAGTTCGAGAAATAAAAATAGCTTTATCATAGGGAGAAAAACAAACTAGTATAGCGAAAAGATATAATGTTGATAAAAGTATAATAAGTTTAATATATCGTAATAAAAGTTATAAAAATATTGTCTAAAAATTGCCCGTATCGACTATCCTAGAATCGTAGGAGTAAGATTATTATTAATACATAATTTGAAATGGTATCCTATAACTTATAAAAGTTATAGTAAGAGATAGTCAGTGCTATTAGGAATAATAGACAATCATGTTACGATTACATTTTTACGAGCATGAAGATATTAGAAGAGATCACACGAAGATCCGGTGGAGTAAAATTGAGAGAAGATAATGCTCTTTTTATGTTATCAAATAAATTAAAAGATATCTGTAACAAATATGGGGTTTTTATTATGACTGCTACACAGCTCAATGGAGACGCGAAGGAAGCTAAAATCCCCGACCAGAATGTCCTTAGAGGTGCCAAATCGATAGCAGATGTCCTCCAGTGGATATCCAATGGAGATTACGTCGTCCTTAATAGAAATATTAAGGATAATAAAATCGTGAATTGCTGGGAACTCCTGAAAAGGACAATCAGCATCTTAAATAATTTTTAATTAAAAAGTTCAACGACTATCCAGACATGGAGTAAATTTTTTATTGAAGTGCGATTTATCTAAAGTATATAACTATGATAAAGATATAGTCTATTCCTTGTAGTAATATAAGGTAAAAAAGAAAATTGATTATGGCTCAATCCTTATGAATGTTACAGATGAAGATTTAGTTTCTTTAAATGAAATTTTAGCAACAGGAGCGTTTGCGACTCCTAACGTAAAATTATCAATTTATAAAAATCGTGGTGGACGTTATAAAAGTTTGTATCTCTGGTGTGCTGCTGATTTAGGCACCTGCCGGATAAAGCCTATGTTTGCTACTGCTTATAATTATGAATTAATCCCAATGGATGATATAAAAATTAATGTGGAAGAACCTCCTTCCGCTTTTTAAATAAAGGAGAATTATAATGGCAAGAGTAAAAGATTTTGGAAGTAAAAAGGATACCCAGATTAAGGCCCCTGAAGTAAATGCGGGACTTGTAGAATATAAAATGTCTCGAGCTATGGCTGAAGATATTGTTAAAACCGCAAAGGGTAATAAAAGTGACCCACAAACAGTTTTATGTAATTTTGTAAATAATTTTATGGGCCTAAAAGGTTATTGTGTAAAGGTTCTTGTCGATTTGTAAAATAAAAAGGAGAATACTGATGCTTAGCTATGATAAAGATTATGTGAAAGAACAATTAACAATCGAGGATGTTTTTTAGCTTCTTGATGAATTTGGGGCAGAGCCACAGTATTCTCCTTTTGGCATTTTAAGCTCAACAATTTGTCATAACCCTGTAGGATGTGGATCAAAAAAATTGTATTATTATTCTAATAGTCAGTTATTTCAATGTTATTCCAATTGCCAAAGTATTGATATATTTCAATTAGTTATTAACGTAGCAGAAATACAATGGGATAAAAAATATGATTTAAATGATGCTATTAGATGGGTAGCTAATCACTTTGGAATTTCAGGAGCAATCATTGAGGAAGATGATTTAAAAACTCTTGAAGATTGGAAAATTTTAGAAGAATATGAGCGAGTTGAAGAAGTGCGACCATCTTCTAAAGAAGTTGTTTTACAAGAGTATGATTCAAGTATTTTAAATAATTTTGATTATAATATAAAAATAGCTCCTTGGCTCAATGAGGGTATTAATGCAGAAAGCCTTCAAAAAGCACAGATTGGATATTATCCAGGAGGAGATCAAATAACTATTCCACATTTTGATGTTAATGGAAGATTTATAGGATTGCGTGGACGCTCACTTTGCAAAGAAGAATGTGAACTTTATGGTAAATATAGACCTCTTAAAGTAAATCAAATTCTTTATAACCATCCTCTTGGAATGAATCTTTACGGATTAAATTGGAATAAGAAAACTATTGCCGCACTTAAAAAAGCTATTATATTAGAATCTGAGAAATCAGTACTTATGTTAGGTTCTGCTCTTGGATGGGAAAATAACTGTTCAGTAGCTTGTTGCGGTAGCAACATTTCTCTTTATCAAGTAGAACAATTGCTTAAGTTAGGTATCGAAGAAATGATAATAGCTTTTGATAGGCAATTTCAAACTATTGGGGACGATGAATTTCAGAAGCTGAAAAATAATTTATTAAAGCTAAAAAAACGGTATAAGAATGATGTAAATATTTCTTTTATCTTTGATAAGAATATGATTACTGATTATAAAGCTAGTCCAATAGATGAAGGAATCGATAAGTTCATGAAACTATTTAAAGAAAGGATAATAATATGATTGGAATTGTTTGGGGAAGTACTCAAGGAAGAGCTATTAAGAAATTAGAGGAGATCAGAAAAAACTATCTTAGTTATCATATTAGTATTACACGAGTTGGTAGAGATTTCTTTGAATCTGAAAATGGAGATATATGGCGTGCTGTTGTGGCAGATAATTCTGCAAGAGGGTATAGATGTAATATTTCCTATATTGATGAGCTAATTCCAAATGAAGTAAAGAATGGTCTTATAGCTCATGCTACATCAGCTTATCCTTACCAAGCAACCCATTATTACGAATAATATATGGAATATGAATTAATAAATAAAACAGCAAAAGATTCTAATGTTTTAAATTAGATTTTATTAAATCGAGGATTTAAAACAGTTTCTGAAATTTAGCATTATCTAAATACAACTAATGATGATATTCTAGACCCTTTGCTTTTGGACAATATGCGGGAAGGGGCTTAGATGTTAATACGACATGTATCAAACAACGATAAGACACTACTCTGGTTCGACTGTGATTAACTGAAAATGGTCTCAGTCATAAAATAAAATCTTGTAAATTGCGGGAAGTTCCTTAATGCTTTAATAACCAAACTAATGCAGAAATGTATTAGTGGCGAAGGTAATGACTAAGGTATGGTAAAATCATTAAAGTTGGATAATCCGCAGCGAAATCTCAATAATTTGAGAAACGTTCAACGACTATAATCAGGAGGTATAATTATTAATGTATAGTCTAAACCCTTTATTTAGTTCAAGAAAAGCAAATGCTCCTTTTTCTTAGGAGCAGTTAGACCAAATTAAAAAATACTTAGAAGATGGTTTTTCTAAAAAAGATATACAAGAATTAACGGGAATTAGTGCTAAAGCATTAAATAGAAGAATTAAAGAAAACGATTGGTCTTCTTCTCGTAAAAGACATAGTGGATTAACTTAGAAAGAACTTACTGAAATTAAAGAAAAATATGAAAAAAAAGAAAAAACTCTAGAAGAGTTGTCTAAAGAGTACAATATTTCTTTAAGTAATTTAGCCGATCGAGTTAGTAATAATAAATGGAAGCGGACCAAGAAAAAAACTCAATATAATTGTAATGAAAATTATTTTGATAATATTAATGATGAGCATAAAGCTTATTGGCTAGGTTTTTTATTTGCCGATGGTTACATTCTTTCAAAAAGAGAACGAGGATTAAATGAAAGTCAAAGTTTTGGGTTTTCAATTAGCGTTCAAGATATTGAACTTTTTGAAAAATTTAAACAAGATTTAAGTAGTAATTATCCAGTTAATATTTATGATGTAAAATCAGGCTTTAAAACAGATAAAAGTTATGGAAGAATTCTTATTACTTCTCAACACATGGTAAATCGTCTTAAAGAATTAGGTATGACAGAAAACAAAACTTATACTATAAAGATACCTAATATCGCGTTAGAGCTAATACCTCATTTTATTAGAGGCTATAGTGATGGAGATGGAAGTATCATTATTTCTCGTTTAAAGTCAGGAGAAATTAAATATGAATGGACTGTAACTTCTACTAAAGAAATGTGCCAATCAATTTTAAATTATATAGAAAAACCTGAACTAAAATTATCTCAACGATGGCCTGAAAGGAATGTAAATAATTGGACTTTAAGGATATCTGGGAATAAACAAGTCCCTTTAATTTTGTCCAAAATATACGATAATGCGACGATATTTCTTGAACGAAAATATAAAAAATATGCAGAAATGCAGGGTAAAGATGCTTGATGGTTACACAAGCGGAGCCGCATTCCTTAACTATTTTCATTATTTATTCCCTACTTTCATAGAAAATAGTGTTAGCTATTAGACTAATGAAGGTAAAAAGCATGGGCTAATTTTAGATAATGTGCCCGAAGGAATTAAATTTATTATAATGCCTGACGCAGGTTCAAACAATATAGAAGAATGCCGAGTTTTAAAAGAACAACGAAATATTGATGTGCTTATTTTAGACCATCATATGTGTGAAACTTAGAATTCTTATGCGTGCGTGATAAATAACCAAATGTGCGATTACCCTAATAAAACGCTCTCTGGTGTTGGTATTGTCTATAAATTTTGTTAGTATTTTGATAGTTTATTGGGGACTAATTATGCTAATAATATTATTGACTTAGTAGCTTTAGGAATGATTGCGGATGTCATGGATTTGCGTGATTTCGAGACTAAAAGACTCATAGATATGGGGTTAGCGCATATTACAAACCCATTCTTTCAAATAATGGTGTTAAAACAAGAGTACTCTTTGAAAGGTGAAATAACTCCAATCGGAGTTGCTTTTTATATAGTGCCTTTTGTAAATGCTGTTGCCAGAATAGGAAAACCGCAGGAAAAGCTCTTAATCTTTGAATCTCTTTTGGACTATAAAGGTAATGAAATGATTTCTTCAACCAAAAGAGGATGTAAAGGACAAGAAGAAACACGTGCGGAATAGGCTTGTCGCACAGCTTCAAATATAAAAGCCCATTAGCAAAAAGAACGAGATAAAGCAATCAAAATTATAGAAGAACTTATTGAAGAGCAAGGTCTATTGAAAAATAAGATTCTTGCAGTAAGATTAGATAAAGAACATTCTATTAATCGAGCACTTACTGGTTTATGTGCAAACGTTCTTATGGGGAAATATAAACGTCCAGTTTTACTTTTAAGCCAAACAGAAGATGAACATGGTTGTATCTGCTGGGAAGGTTCTGGTAGAAACGTGGGGCATTCTAAATTCGATAATTTTAGAGAGTTCTTGCGAGAAAGCGGATATGTAATGTATGCAGAGGGCCACAATAGCGCTTTTGGTACGGGCATCTGTGATGACCTTTTCGATGCCTTCATTGCATACTCTAACGAGGCTCTTAAAGATTATGATTTTTCTGCTTGTTATCAAGTTGATTTTATTTTTAATCAAGAAACTCTTACTGGAAGAAATATTCTTGATATTGCTAATCTAAATCACCTTTGGGGAACTGGCATAGAAGAGCCTTATATTGCGATTGAAAATATTAAAGTGACTGACAATATAATTCTTATGTCACCTGATAAAAATCCTACAATGAAAATCCTTCTTCCTAATGGAATTACAGCTATTAAATTTAAATCTTCTGCTGAAGAAGTCGAAAAGTTAAAAGGGAGTAATGGCTTAACTACTTACATTAATATAATTGGACGTTGTGCTTCTAATATTTGGCAAGGTAATGTTACTCCTTAGATATTAATAGAAGATTACGAGATTTGTAAGAAAGCATATGACTTTTGATAGAGAAATTAGTTGCTCGGGTCGAACTGGGTAGCTAATTTCGCTTTCAGGAATCAAAAATGCTTTTAGTAATTTTTGGAGAAAAGTTGGAAAATATAAAAAAAATATGGTATAATATAATAAAAGAGAAAGGAGGAAGTAGAGCCAAATGGAACTTACTGAGAGATAGAAACAAGGTTTGAAAATCGCTGTAGCCAGATATAAAGCACATGAGCATTATACTGTGATATCTGGCTACGCTTAACTGGGACAGGCAAGAGTACACTTGTGCGATTTATAATATCCGCTCTTGGATTAAAAGATCGACAAGTAGCGTATATAGCTTTTACTGGAAAGGCTTCACAAGTGCTAGTATAGAAAGGATGTCCGAACGCTACTACTGCACATAAATTACTTTATTATTCTCATAGAAATAAAGATGGAACTTTTACTTTCCATCCAAGAGGAAAACTAGAAAATCCTTTTCTTAAACTAATTGTAGTAGATGAAGTTTCAATGCTGCCAATGTCGCTTTGGAATACGCTTTTGTCTCATCATATTTACGTCATAGCTTTGGGGGATCCCTTTTAGATCCCTGTCATAAATCCGAATGAAGATAATCACGTTTTAGACAGACCGCACATCTTTCTTGATGAAATTATGCGACAAGCTTTAGATAATGAAATCATTCGATTCTCCATGTGGATTCGTAATGGCGGAACAATAGCAAATTATCATGGAGAAAATAAAGAAGTAAAAGTATTGAGTCCAGAAGAATTGAATACTGGAGTTTTAGCTTGGGCTGATTAGATTTTATGTGCTACAAATGCCACTCGCAATAAAATGAATATGGAAGTCCGCAAGATTAAAGGATTTCCTGAAGCCCCGCAAATTGGAGATAAAATTATTGGTTTAACTAATCATTGGAGCTTTTCTGATCCTCCTCTTACAAATGGTTCTATTGGGACAATCACTGACGCACAAACTGAGTTTATTAGACTTCCTAGATATATTAGTTCAGAACCTATTAAAATATTAAAAACTACTATGGTAGATGAAATGGGAAACACTTTTTATGATATTCCTATTGATTATAATTGTTTAATGACAGGACAAAAAACTTTAAGTGTGAAACAAGAAATACAAATTAAAAATAATGAATTATTAAAAGAACAAGGAATTGAAGCTCCTTTTGATTTTGCTTATGGATATGCTATTACTTGTCATAAATTCCAAGGTAGCTCTGCTCCAAAAGTTTTAGTATTTGAAGAGCATTTTCCTTTTGAGCCTGTTGAGCATGCTCGATGGATTTATACAGCAGCCACAAGAAGTGAGAACCGTCTTGTGCTTGTAAAGAGGTGAATTAATTGACACTTGTTTACCCTGGAAGTTTACATAATCATACTGAATACTCAAATTTACGCTTAAGAGATTCTATTAACCGTATTGATGATTTAATTAATTATGCTATTGAGTTAGGACAAGAGGTAATTGCCATTACAGAACATGAAACAATAGCAAATGCCTTAAAGATAGAAAAATATTATGAGAAAATTAAAAAAGAACATCCAAATTTTAAAGTAATTCTTGGCAATGAGATTTATTTGTGCCGTAATGGATTGACTAATGAAAATTTTCAAAAAGGAATAGATAAATATTATCATTTTATTCTCTTAGCGAAAGATAGTATTGGTCATCAGCAAATTAGAGAATTATCTACTAGAGCTTGGAATCGTTCTTGGATGACTGGTAAAATGCGGCGAGTACCTACTTATTATAGTGATATAATAGAAATAATTGGGGCTAATCCTGGCCATGTCATAGGAAGTAGTGCCTGTTTAGGCGGTTTTCTTGATTCTAAAATTCTTGAATGGTATAACAATGAACAATCAAAAGAATTATATCAAAAAATTAAAGAATGGTGTTTAAGCATACAAAATATTTTTGGTATTAATAATTTTTATCTTGAAATGCAACCTTCCGCAAATAAAGACCAACTTATTGCCAATGAAATTATTTATCAATTATCAGAAGAATTAAACATTCCTTTTATTATTACGACAGATAGTCATTATTGTAAAAAAGAAGACGCAGCTATTCATAAAGCTTTTCTTAATTCTCAAGAGGGTGATAGAGAAGTTGATGCTTTTTACGCTACTACCTATTTAATGGGAACAGAAGAGCTTGAAGGATATATGAATAATTTTAACAAAGAAGTTTTTTCTAAAGCTTATGAAAATATCTTAAATATTAAAAATTCTTGTCAAGACTATTCTTTAAAGAAAACATTAAAAATTCCTTCTCTTTATTGGAAAACCCCAAAAACTCAAATAATTGAACCTATTTGGTTTGAAAGAATTCCTTATTTTAAACAATTTGAAGAATCTACTTTTAATGGAGATAAAATTTTAATTCGTTTAATTGTTGACAAACTCTTAAGTGATACTAGATTACAAAATAAAGAAACTTATGATGAAATTAATGATAATTTAAGAATTACATGGATTTCTTCTGAAGTAAATAAAGCGCATTGGAGTGCTTACTTTTTAAATCTTCAAAATATTATTGATGTGTGCTGGGAAGCAGGAACTATAGTAGGGCCAGGTCGTGGTTCAGGCGTTGGGTTTTTATTATTATATATTTTAGATATTATTCAAATTAATCCTATGTGGGAAACTACTAAAACTTTTTCATGGAGGTCAACCAAATCGGTTTAAAGGCTTCCTCTGCTTGGCGACAAGCTTAAAATAAATTATATGAACACATAATAACGTGGTGTAAAATTATAAAATAATTTTGCTAACGGTGGACAGTTTTAAATAAACTAAATACCGTGCTTTTTACATACACTTGGAGAGCCAATCGTATGTAAAAGTGTATCGACTATGGGTATAACCCAGTAGATTAGATTTTATTACTAATCGAAGCGTATAAACTCTCCATAATATATTAATAAAGGATATGATATTATGGGATGTATTTATAAAATTACAAATACTTTAAATAATAAAATTTATATTGGTTAGACGGTAAAAACTATTGAAAAAAGATTTCAATAGCATAAAAACAATAGCAATAAACCCTATTTTTCTCAAATAGTATTATATAAAGCCTTTAATAAATACGGAATTGAAAATTTTATTTGTGAACAAGTAGAAGAAGTAGATAATGAAAAATTAGATGAAAGAGAAAAATATTGGATTGAATATTATGATAGTTTTTTTAATGGCTATAATTCTACTTTAGGAGGACGAGCTACTCAATTATATAATTGGGACATTGATGATATTATTGAAAAATATCAATAGTTAAAATCTGCCCGTAAAGTAGCAAAAGAAATTGGATGTGACCATTCTACTATAGATAGATTATTAAATGAAAACGGTATAATACGTTTTACCCCAGCTTAGTAGTAGTCCAAGGCGTTAAGTATAATTGATAAACAAAATTAGATTCATAATTTCGATACTACTACAGATGCTGCAAAATGGTTAATAGAAAATAAATTTACCAAAATAACCAATCCTGTTATTGTAAGACAAGAAATTTGTGTTAGATTACGAAAAAATAAAAAGTATTTGGGATTAAAAATGTATTATTAGGAGAGTAAGAGATAGTCAGCACTTTCAGTGATGGAAGATTAATGCGTTTTAAATCCTAATCGAGTTTCTGTCCTTGATATTGATACAGATATTGAAGGAGGGCGTCGCCCACAGGTTCTTCAAGCCCTTCGAGATTATTATGGAGAGGATAGAGTTGCTAATGTTGTTACTTTTGGAACTGAAAAAAGTAAAAGCGCAATACAAACTGCCGCAAGAGGTTTGGGCGTTGATAATGATATTGCTTTATATATTTCATCACTTATTCCAGCTGATCGAGGTATTACTAGAACTTTAAAGCAATGTTATTATGGTGATGAAGAAAATGATTTCAAACCTATTCCTGATTTTATTAAAGAAATGAATAATTATCCTGAACTTTGGAAAGTCGCTCAAAAAGTAGAAGGATTAACGGCAAAAACTAGTCCTTCAAAGATTTAAAATATTTTTTCCTAATATATTATTAGGGGTTATATAAAATTATAGCTAACGGGGAAGCCTTAACAAGTAAAGTTGAAGGTAATCCCGTGGGATTAATTTCTTATGGTTAAAAGAGTTTAACAGCATTTTTTATTTTTTTATTATTAAGAAAGGAGGATAAGAAAAATGAATTATATTTATGGTTATTTGAATAAAATTTCTAATAAATGGTATGTTGGACAAACAACTTTACCTATTAAAGAACGTCATAGGTTACATCTTTCTGGAGCCAAAAATAAAAATAGTTCTGATTACAATTGTTTGTTTCATAAAAAAATACGAGAATATGGAATAGAAAATTTTGAACTTTTTATTTTAGAAAAAGTTCCTAATAAAGAAGATTTAGATAAAAAAGAGCAATTCTGGATAAAACAAAAAAATAGTTTCGTTAAATATGGACAAGGATATAATATTACTACTGGTGGATAGAAAAGAAAAGTTAATGAAGATTATTGGGATATAAGATGTTGCTTATCAAAAGAAGAAGCTTTGAACATAATAAGACTTTTAAAAGAAACAGATATTCCATAGACTGAAATAGCGAAACAGTATAATATTAATATTGGTATTGTCAATCAAATAAATAGCGGTAAAAAATATCGTTTATTGGAAGAAAATCAATATCCAATAAGAGAAAAAAAAATTCTCCCTTTATCTACAGAAACAGTGGAAGTAATTATTGCTTTATTGCAGTAGGGTTATGGTAATGCAGAAATTGCTAAGATGTTCAATGGAGAAGTAAAACCAGGAACTATTTCAGCTATTAATATTGGAGATAAGCATAAAAGCCCAAAATATTCTTATCCTATTCGTAAAAAGACTAATGAAAAAATAAAAAAACAAGAACAAGCTGAAAAAATTAAATATCTTTTAGAAGAAGGAAAATTAAATAATAAACAAATTTCTGAAATTATAGGTTGTGATCCTTCTATTGTTTCTAGAATAAATTATGGGAAAACTTATAAAGATGAAAATAGAAAATATCCTATAAGAAATTAACCTGTATCGACTATAGTGGGTCAATCCGCTAGTAAGAATACTATTAATAAGTATTTTGAAACATTTATTACCTTTAAGGTTAAGATATAGTCAATACTAGTAGAAATACTAGATTTTATGTAGTATGTCGTGTAGGAGAACACGCGGGTGGTATTGTTTTTGTAGATGAACCTTTTACCAACTCTACAGCCCTTATGAAAGTTCCTAATGGAGATACAGTTACTCAATTTGATCTCCATGATGATGAAGATGTGTCCCTTATTAAGATAGATATGTTATCTGTAGAAGGTTATGATAAAATTCATAACTGTCTTGATTTATTGTGTGATGCTGGATATATTAAAAAAGAAGCTACATTACGAGAAACTTATGAAAAAGTATTGGGTATTTATAATCTTGAAAGAGAAAATCCTAAAATGTGGGAAATGGTTTGGAATCATAAAATTCAATCATTATTCCAAATGGAACAGCAAAGTGGAACTCAAGGTATTGCTTTAACCCACCCAGAATCCGTAGATGATCTTGCTGTTTTGAATTCAGTTATTCGATTAATGGCGCAAGAAAAAAATGCTGAACAGCCATTAAATAAATATGCTAGATTTAAAAATAATATTTCTTTATGGTATAAAGAAATGGATATGTATGGTCTTACTAAAGAAGAACAAAAACTTCTTGAGCCAATAGTTAAACAGTCTTATGGTATTTGTGAATCTCAAGAGAAATTTATGCAATTAGTTCAAATGCCTGAGTGCGGAGGTTTTGACCTAACTTGGGCAGATAAATTGCGTAAATCAATAGCTAAATTTTTGGCGTTTTAAAAAGAAATTTTTAAAATTATTATTGGGCAAAATCGGTGAAGGCTAAATAAAGAATTTTTATAATTAACGACAGATAGAATATGAAAGGTCGTTGAATATGAAAAAAATAGTAAGTGAAGAAGAAAAAAATATATGGAAACAAAGATACCTAAACGGTGAAACAGCAAGAAATATTGCTAAAGATTTCCCTTAGTATAACGAAACTACAATAAGTAGACATATTAAAAAGATGGGAATATCCAGAGGAAAAGGCAAAATTGCTGAATATAAAGATTTAGAAGAAATTATTATTTAGGAATATCAAGACGATAAAATGGCAACTTGTTCATCATTATCCTTGAAATATAAGATTAATGATAGAACAATTTCTAAATGGTTAAAAAATCATAATATTCCAATAAAGCAGAATAGTGGTTATATTTCTAAAGCAGATTAGAATTATTTTAAAATAATAGATACTCCAAGCAAAGCTTATCTATTAGGTTTTATTACAGCAGATGGCGCTGTAACTGGAAAAGTAAAAGAAAAACCAACTTCTTGTAGTATTGAAGTTTAGGAAAAAAATAAAAATATAATACTATTTGCTCAAAAAGAAATTAATCCTTTTGCTACTATTACTAATTGCCATTATAAAGGGAAAAATAATTTAAGAATAAGTTTTAATGGAGTTTAGCTATGTTCTTATTTAGAACGATATGGAATAGTTTAGAATAAAAGTAAAACTATAAAAGAAGTTCCCTATGATTTAATCCCTAAAGAATTATTGTGTTTTTATTTTAGAGGATTAATTGATGGAGATGGTTGTATAGGAAAAAGAGGACAAGTTTCTATTTATTCGGGAAGTAAAGATTTTTTAATTTCAGTTTAGACCATTTTATGCAATGAACTTGGCTTAAAAAAATTAAAAATTTATTAGGGAACAGCATATTTTCTTACTTGGACAAGTAAAGAAGATAGAGAAAAACTTTTTAATTTTTTATATAAAGATAATTTAAATATGACTTACTATTATGAAAGAAAATACAATCGTTTATATAATTCTTTATATGCTAATACCGAGGTAACTTCTTAGATTACGCAAGGCTAAGAAGCACCGTAGAGCGTAGATAGTGAATAAATATAATCTATCCAAGAGTGTCCGACATCTTAATCTTATAAAGAAAGATGAAAATGTACGCCGAACTTATAAGAAATTATAAGAATTATTGGATAAAAAGCCAATAAGATAACATATTGAAAAAAAACCCCAAAGGTTTCCTTGAATTACAAAAAGAATTTTTTAAAAACGCAAAAGAAAAACATTTAAGTGAACATTTTTGTAATTATGTATGGAATGTGCTTGTATCAACAAGTAAAGGCTATGGATTTAATGCTTCACATACATTAGCCTATTCTCTCGTTGGACTTCAAGAAATGAATCTTGGCTTTAAGTATCCTATTATCTTTTGGAATACTGCGTGTCTTATTACTGATAGTGGTGGAGCAGATGAAGATATTGGAGATAAAAATAATAACTATGATAAAATTGCTACAGCAATTGGTAAAATGCAACAAGCAGGAGTAAGTATAGCTCTTCCTAATATTAATAAATCTGAATATACATTTACCCCAAAAGTAAATGAAAATCAAATTTATTTTGGCCTACGAGGTATGCTTAATATTGGTGATGAACTAATCCAAACTATTATTGCTAATCGTCCTTATGAGTCTCCTAAAGACTTTGTAAATAGAGTGTCGCCCAAAAAACAATCTATGATTTCTCTCATTAAAGGTGGCGCTTTCGATGAAATGGCTGACCGCAAATTTGTTATGGCTTGGTATTTATGGTCTGTTTGTGATAAAAAAACTCGTTTGACTCTCCAAAATATGCCAGGATTAATTAAATATAATCTCTTACCTCTTGAAATCCCTGAGCAAAAAATGGCAAAAAGAGTTTATGAATTTAATCGTTATCTTAAAGCTATTAACAAAGGTAATAAATCTGATTATTTTGAATTAGACAATAGAGCTATTAATTTCTTAATTGAAATTGGAGCAGAAAATTTAATTCATCAAAATACTTTATTAAATCAAAAGATTTGGGATAAACAAATTTATCAGAAATATATGGACATTTTTCGTTCTTGGATTAATGAACATAAAGATGAAATTCTTCAAAAAATGAATGATTTAATCTTTATGGAAGAGTGGAATAAATATGCGGGTAATGGCAATATCTCAGCTTGGGAAATGGAAGTTCTTTGTTTTTATTATCATAACCATGAATTAAAAGATGCCAATAAGACTAAATATGGCTTTACTAATTTCTTTAATTTACCTGAAAATCCAATAGTAGAAAAAAGTTGGAAAAAAGGCGATAAAGAAATTAAAATCTTTAAACTTTCAAGGCTCTGTGGTACTTGTATTGCGAAAAATAAAACTAAAGGTATTGTTACAATTCTTACTACTGATGGAGTTGTAAATGTTAAATTCCGAAAAGAAGTATTTGCTCTTTTTGATAAACAAATATCTCAAAAGAATACAGATGGAACAAAAAAGATTATTGAAAAGTCTTGGTTTAATCGTGGAAATATGATTGCAGTTACTGGTATACGATCAGGTGATAATTTTATTATGAAAAAATATGCAGCGACTCCTGGGGCGTCTCTCTATAAGATTAAAGAAGTTTGCCCAAATGGAGAACTTATTTTAACAGATCAGCGCGCGCAGGGAGAACTTGAAGAGGAGGAAGAGGGAACTATTTAAGTCCTTAAAGCAATGAAAAAAAAGAAAATTATTAATGCTTTTTTATATGAAAATAAATGTGAGACTTGCGGAGAGACTCTCCCAAATTACGGCTATATTTTTGAACATTCTGTGAAATGTCCGAATTGTAATTTTCCTAATTGGGTACTAAAAGATATTAAGTATGTTTTTGAAGATAATGGAACTCCAAAAGCATACTATCCAAAATATAATATTATTGCTTTAACTGGCAAGAGTGGTAGCGGAAAAGACACTATTTTAAAAGAATTTAAGAAAAATCATTTTCCTGGGATTCTTCCTGTTGTACAAGCAACAACTCGTCCTAGACGCTCTCCCTCTGAGCCAGGGTATCTTTTTTATGATGATGAAGAATGGGCTGCTCTTGAAGAACAAGAAGCTTTTCTTGAATCAACAGTTTTTAATAATTGGCATTATGGAACATTAACTTCTTCGTTAACTTCTAATCCTGACTCTTGGAACATTGGTATCTTTTCTCCTGCGGCAATTGAGCAACTGCGCACTAACCCAAAAGTAGGCAAGTTAAAAGTTTTTGAAGTTTGTTGTGGCGATAAAACTCGCATAGAAAGAAGTCTCGCCAGAGAAAAGACTCCAAATATTATGGAAATTTGTCGTAGAATGTTAGCTGATGAAGAAGATTTTAAAACGCTATCTCCCCTTCTGGATATTAGACTTTTAGGAAATGATTGCCCAGATGATATTGATACATGCGTAAATACTATATTAAAATATACCACAGGTCAAGAAAGAGAATAACTATTATGTAAAATCCCATATTAATTATGGGATTTTATTCCCTACTCAAAATTAATTTATATATATGAGGAGGACTTTAACTTTGGTTAATGTTAAAATTTAGAAACGAGATGGACGAATAGTTCCATTTGATGAAAATAAAATAGTTGATGCAGTATTGGCAGCTTTTAAAGAAGTAGATGGAGAAATTACTGAATATGCTGAAATTAAAGCTGGAAATATTGCCGATTATGTTTATGACTATTGTGAAAATCTTCCAGATGGAAAAATACTAAATATTGAAGAAATTCAAGATTTAGTAGAACATGGTTTAATGAGTTTAAAGAAAAAGGATGTCGCAAAAGCTTATATTCTCTATAGAGATAAGCGCAATGCCGCAAGAGGTAATTTAACAGACAAGACTTTCCTTGATTTTCTAACTGGGCAAAGTGATTATTGGAATACCGAAAATTCTAATAAAGACGCAAAAATTGTAACTACACAACGAGATTATATCGCTGGCATAGCAAGCACTGATATAGCAAGACGTTTTCTTCTCCCAAAAGATGTGTGTAATGCTCACGATTTAGGAATTATTCATTAGCATGATGTTGATTATATGGCTCAAAATGCTTTAACGAATTGTTGTCTAATTAATTTACATGATATGCTTCTAAATGGAACAGCAATTAGTGGAGTTAAAATCGACCCACAACGTCGTATTACAACTGCTTCAACAGTAGCTACTCAAATTATAACGGCAGTTGCAAGTAGCTAGTATGGCGGCTGTACAATTACTTTAACCCATTTAGCCCCTTTCGTAAGAATGAGTTACCAAGAAAACTATCAAAAAGGATTAAAGTATTTCAATGATGATAAGGAAAAAGCTGAATTCTTTGCCGAAAAAGAAACTAAAATTAATATAAAAGATGCAGTTCAAACTTTTAATTATCAAATTAATAGTATGAGCACAACAAATGGGCAAGCACCTTTCTTATCTGTTTGTATGTATATTAGTGAAGATCCCGAATATGAAAAAGAAACTGCAATGTTAATTCAAGAATTTCTTGAACAAAGAATTCAAGGAATGAAAAATAGTAAAGGTGTTTATATTACCATTGCATTCCCAAAATTATTATATGTTCTTGATGAAAATAATATTTATCCAGGCGGCGAATATTGGTATTTAACACAATTAGCAGCAAAATGTACAGCTAAACATATGGTTCCTGATTATATTTCTGCTAAGAAAATGCGTGAATATAAAGTGTCACCTGTAAATCAGACTCATGATGTATATGGTTGTATGGGTAAGTGTAATACTATAGCTCATATAAAATTTTTTGAACTTTTCCAAAAGGTGTTTTATAATTATTATAAAGCTAACGGTTAGGTCTAAATTGGTTAGATGAGACCGTGTAAAAATTACTTTAGAACTTTATAAAATAACAGTTCTAAATTAATTTTATGTATCGACTATTCCTGATGAATGTAAGGAAGTAAGACAAGGATTGGATCTTGTTTGAAGCGAAAAACAACTCTACAAATTGTAGAATGAAGATATAGTCAGTACCATTAGTGATAATGGAATAATATGTGTAGAAGTTTTTTAACTCCCGATCGATGTACAAAAAACTATGCAAAAGCTTTAGATTATATTCCAGGAGTATCAAAATACTATGGAAGATTTAACATGGGCGTAACAACTATAAATCTCCCTGATGTCGCTTTTTCAAGCGAAGGAGATCTTGATAAATTTTGGGATTTAATGGAAGAAAGAACTGAACTCTGCCATAAAGGTTTATTAGCAAGAATTAAACGTCTTGAAAATGTAACTTCTGATGTAGCTCCTATACTTTGGCAAGACGGAGCTTTTGCTCGATTAGACAAAGGCGAAAAACTACATGATTTAATCCATCACGGATATTCTACTGCTTCTCTTGGATACGCTGGTCTTTATGAATGCGTAAAATATATGACTGGGCAATCATTAAGCCAAGAGGAAGGCAAAGAGTTTGGTCTAAAAGTTATGCAATTTTTAAACGATAAATGCGCTCAATGGAAAAGTGCTGAAGATATAGATTATTCAGTTTATGGCTCTCCCATTGAAAGCACTACTTATAAATTTGCCAAATGCTTAAAGAAACGTTTTGGTGATGATATTTTTATTAAACTTGATGGTCATGATAGAAGTTACATAACTAATAGTTACCATTTGCCAGTATTTGAAAAAATTGATATTTTTTCAAAATTAAAAATTGAGAGTGAATTCCAGAGACTTTCTCCAGGTGGAGCAATCAGTTACGGAGAGACAGCTAATCTGCAAAATAATATTGATGCAGTATTAACTGTTATTCAATTTATTTATGATAATATCATGTACGCAGAATTAAATACAAAAAGTGATTATTGTCAAAAATGTGGTTACGATGGAGAAATCTTAATAGATGATAATATGAACTGGTATTGTCCTAATTGTGGTAATAGAGATCAAAGAACCATGAATGTAGCTCGACGCACTTGTGGATATGTGGGTAGTCATTTTTGGAATTATGGTCGCACACAAGAGATAAAAGAACGCTATGTCCATCTTGGTGGAGATGAAACTTAATGAAATATGCAGATATAAAATATAATGACATAGTAAATGGGCAAGACATATGTGTGTCATTTTGGTGTCAAGGATGCCCCATACATTGCGAAAATTGTTAGAATTCTGTTATATGGGACTTTAATGGGGGTAAAGAATTTACCCCCGCAACCATGTCAGAAATCATTCAAGCCATTTCTGCGAATGGTATTGAACGCAATTTTAGTATTTTAGGTGGAGAACCTTTATGTGATGAAAATCTATTTTTAACAACTTTAGTCATTCAAGAAGTGCGTAAAGTTTATCCAAATATTAAAATTTTCCTTTGGACAGGTTATTATTATGAAGATTTATTAAAAAGAGAAAATCCTCATCTAAAATATATCTTTGATAATATTGATTATCTTATTGATGGCCCGTATGTTCAAGCGTAGAGAGATATAACTCTTAAATTAAGAGGTTCCCGCAATCAGCATATTATTTCTATGCCAGAAGGAAAAGTTGAAGAATAATAAAATTTTTGGTATAATATAAAAAAGAAAAAGGAGAATTTTAATGAATCTATATTCTCTAAATAAACAATTAGTAGTATAGCTTCCTGATATAGAAGAATTTAAAGAAAGCATTGCTCTCTTTAATGAATTCGCCCGAACTAAAAATAATAAGTATTATATGCTTTTAGGCAAAGAAATTTCTTATTATACAGTGTTTGAACGCTCTCTTGGACTAACTGAGTCTATTGGGGAAGCGACCATTGATTGTTTAAAGAATATTGGGCCTTCCATTAAATCTATACAAAAGAACGAAGACGAAGAATCTATTGAATGTTGGATTGTTCCAAAAGCATCAAAAGATCCAATTGTACTTTATTTCTTTCCTTATGATTATGGTATGTGCCCCGTTGGAGTGTAATAAATGAAAACAATTTATTGTTATTTTAATCTTTTTGATATGCAACAGTGGATTAGCTTATATGATGAGGAAACAAAAGATACTATTCCGCTAACTGTAATTCCTACAAGAGAGTTCTCTAAAAATATTGTGTTACAATGTCATAAAATAAATACTAAAAATATTCATCTTTATGGGAATGAGCAATATTTAAATTCAATCGCAGAAGAGATTAAAACTATTGGAAAAACCGATTATTCTTATGATGATATGATTGTGGAGGTAAATTAATAATGACTAGAATGTCAAAAGTTGTAGAAACCTATAGAGCTGATTCTGAAGATGAAGTTAATGATTTAATCGAAAATGCCAAGGCAGATTCTTCTTTTGACCTTGCTAAGTATAGTAGTGAATATAAAGAAAAGAAATCTAAAGGCGATGTAGTGGATAGCGGCTGGGTGACTTAGCTTACAAAAGTCTACTCTCAAATGTGGGAGGAATAATTTTTGAAAGATTGTAGATTTGAATTTATTGAAGGTTACGAAGATAAAGGTTTAATTCTTCCTTAGCGTAAAACCACTGGGGCAGCTGGATATGACTTTATGTGTGCAGAAGATACAGTTATTCCTTCTTTAGCTAATATGACTAAAGATGTTCTTGATAATATTAATGTTAATATTCAAAGTGATGAATATATTAATATAGCTACGATGGAAGAATTAACTAAATAGTCTGGTTTCCGTCCCTCTTTAGTCCCTACTGGCGTGAAATGTAAAATTCCCGAAGGATATTATTTACAATTAAGCGTCCGCAGTTCAACTCCTTTAAAAACTTGGCTAATTCTTGCTAATTCGGTAGGAAATATAGATGCCGATTATTACAATAATATGTCAAATGAAGGACATATTTATTTCCAAATAATGAACCTTTCCCCTTTTAATATTCAAATTAAAAAAGGAGATATTATTGGACAAGGTATTCTACTTCCTTATGAAATTACGGAAGATGATATTCCAGGAGAAGAAAGAACTGGTGGATTTGGTTCCACTTCTAAGTGATAATTTTAGCTTTTGATTAGGCTTCAAGGTGCAGTGGGTACAGCGTCTTTGAAGATTAGAAATTAATTGCTTAGGGAACTTTTACATTTACAGATAGTAATATTGGTGTGCGGTTAACGCAAATTCGTAATAAAGTTATTGAATTAATCACATAGTATAAACCAGATTTAATTGCTTTTGAAGATATCCAAATGCAACAAAACGTAGAGACTTTTAAAGTATTAGCTCATGTCTTTGGAATTATATGGGAGCTTGCAGAAGAGCTTAATATAAAAAATGAGCCTATTCTATCAGGCACTTGGCGAAAAGGTTTAGGCATAGCTGGGAGAACTCGCTCAGAATAGAAAAAAAATGCCTAGAAATGGGTTAGTGATAATTTTAATTTAAAGGTTTCTGAGGATGCTGCTGATGCAATCTGTATAGGGGCATATTCTACAGGCATTAGATGCAAGAAACAAAAAATTTGTCAAAAGCCCTTTGACTGGTCGTAAATTATTAATAATCATTCCCTTTTTTTTATAATACTTTGGAAGGTTTATAAGAAAGGGGAAGTTTACTGATGGAGTTTCTCTCTGAATGGGGCTCTCAAATTGTTCTTTCCTTGGTCGTTGCTGTTTTTACCTATATATTAAATAAAAATATGAAGGAAAAAGATGAATCTATGAAACAATATCAGGAACTTCTTATTAAAGAAGCAGACAATAAGACCAAAAAAGAAATCGATATTTAGTTAGAGCCAATCTATAAAGAACTAGAAGACATTAGAAAACGTATTCTTTCTTTATAGGATAAAGAAAACAAAGACCTCGAGGACATTAATGAAAATTTTGAATTGATAATAGCTTCGTATAAATACAGACTTGTGCAATTGTGTAAAGAACTTTTAAAATAGGGATTTATGTATTAGTATCAATATGAACACCTCAATGAGTTTTATACTTTGTACCATAACCTCGGCGGGAATGGCTCGGGAACAAGCTATTATGAAAAAGTCTGTAGTGAATTAAAGATTAGGTCCAATCCATAAAAAAATAGGGGAGACTTTTTTAGTCTCCCCTGAATTTTATTTCTTTATAAGCTTTATTCGTTAATCTATTTATTTTTCTTCCATAGTTAGTAATAACTTCAACCACAGTTTCTTCCTCTCTTGGCGTTAAAGCGATATTATAACTATAAATTACTGCGTGAGTAATTTCATGGCATATAACTTTTTTGATTTTTCTTTTAGGCAACTCTTTATTAATATAAATAATATGAAAAAAATTATCACAACACCCAAGAGCCTATTTACCTTCTGGGGTTAGAAGAACAGGATTAAATGATGGTACTAAGGCAAGATTCCACCTAATCCCATTTATTATAATCATTTCATTGAGCCAATTTTAGTTGCAAGAGCAGAAATTTTCTTCTCAAGATACTGCTTTTCTTCTGGAGACGAGTCCTAAATCATATCCACAATATCAGCAGTTAATTCTTGCATATATCTTTCTAGTTCTTTTAACTAAGTGGCTTTATCTTTGTGCATTTCTTTAGCTTCCATATACATACGACGATTTTTATGGCTATGCCCTTCATATTCATCATTATCGTCATTATAATCTTCATATAGATATCTTTTATGGCTACCAGCTCTTTGTTGGTAGTCATTTTTTTCGTTCATCGCTTCTGTTATGGTAGCATAATAAATGGCTTCCTCCAAATCCTTTAACATATCAATAGCTTCACTCAATTCATGAGTATCTGCGTTAGCGATATCACAAAGTTCACACTCTACAGCACAAGCGATTTGACGTTTCATTTCATGTAATTTTTGCAACATACCAAAAAACCTCCTTAAGCAGTTCTAATAGCTGTTAAGTTAGCATTCTGGACGTTTATTGCAATTGTAGAGGTATTTTCTACGCTTACAGAAACACAACAGCCACGGGGGACCTCAATAAAAGTATCTCCATGAACATTAAAATAATTATCAGCTACAGCTGGGGTTACTATCATAGTAGTTGCGGGAATCGTCTCTCCATTTAAAGCAATTGCTAATTGAATAGGACCAACTGTCCCGCCAGTAGGAATAGCAATATTGCCAGTAAAAGTAACACGATATCTTGCTCTGCACTGATCGGTTAAACCGCGGAGGGTGACTAAGCCACTACCTGATCTGTGGATAATATTACAATTGCCACTTATCACTGTATTGGTAAAATAAACATTTTGTCCAGCATTAACAGTTTGTACTGCGTCAGCAATAATTTCCATAATCATTAATCCTCCTTAAAAATTAATTTCCACAATTACAAGTGTTATAGCCATAAAGACCATAATTATAGCATTGAGGAGGACTTACCTGATAAGCAGGGATTGGGCTTGGACGCAATGTATTTACCAGATAATTATTCTGAGCCTGCTGAGAAGCCGCAAACTTCAAGGTCTAGTTCTCGTTCTGTAAAGTAGCAATTTTATCCTAAGTTAAGAAGTCTAAAATAGAACGAATACCAGCATTATTATTATCAATAATATCACGAGTACTATCACAAATAGCCCTACGAGTATCGCAAGACTGAGTAGCTAAATTATAGTTAGTATCAGCGAAACCTCTTTCGAGAGTTCTCTGTGTGGTACAACAGCAACTAGAAATCTAATTAGCAATGTTATTAAAACCTTCTTGAGTCTGATAACCTAAAGTGCAAACAGCATTATCAACGCCATGGAAGCCATTAGTAATACCGTTATTTAAAGCATAAGTAGAATCAGCTAATCCATAAGTCTATTGATCTAATTTAGAAATTAAAGTCTACTGATCAACAGCAGCCCGCACATCAGCTTGAGTGGCACAAGGAATGTTATTGCCTTCACCCCAGCCTCCACGGCCCCAGATGAACAAGAACAGAAGGATAATCCACCAACCGGAATTCCCACCAAACATACCATCATTGTTGTAGTCATTGCTACGAGTAGCCGCAGCAACATCCGCTAAGCTATAACCATTATTACTATTAAACATAAAATTTTTTCCTCCTTAAAGTCCCATATTTCTTCGGAAATTATTGAACTCTTGGTCAAAATCTACGCCTTTCTCTTTGCAAATATTTCTTGCTATTTTTTCGATTTCGGCAATTTGACCTTGTTGAGCCAATTGTAGGAGATTAGCTCCTAATGGAGTATTTGCTTGCTATTGTAACATCATCATAACAAGCTATTGAGGGTTTTGTCCTTGTTTAATTAGTTGAACGATTTGCGTAGGATTCATAACATTTCCTCCTTAAAAATTTAACAGTCCAGAAGAAGCCGACTAGGTCTCAGATGCTTTTGGCTATTCTTTTTGCGGTTTAAGCGAAGCTTTTATCTATTCTAATGCCTATTGGAATTCTTCTCTTGTCACAAAATTTGTGGCCATACTCTGCTATGTGTCCTACTGTATTTGAATAGGTCGTAGTTCATACATATTTAAAGTAGCCGTGCCATCAATATTAATCTGTTTTGTATAAATGCGTTTATTGGCTAAATCTGGGAAGTAGAAAATTGAACCATCAAAATCAATAGGCGAAGCCTTTGCCTCTTCTATTGAAGAAACCATACGTCCTTTTAAGGCCATCGTTTGTGGCTATCGCATATATTGATTTATTGGTTGCTATTGTGGATAATAATTATAGTTCTAATTTGGGTACATATGAGAGTATCTCCTTTCTATCTCAAAAAATCTTTTATCCTTTCCCTCATTATAATGTAAATTTTGTGACAGATTTATTACATATTTTTGACCTGAAAATGGCAAAAAAAAAATTTCCCCGACAAGTTTTACTATCTTGTCGGGGGTTTTTATTATTTTTAAGAATTTTTTTTAGCTAATTTAACTTGAGCTTCAATCATACTTTCAATGAATTTATCTAAATCTCCATAGATACTAGCTAAATACTTTTTAGCTTCATCACTAAGAATATTCATAACAGCTTCTTTGGTCTTATTAAAAGCTTCCTTTTGAGCAGCTTCATCAAAAGCTCCAGTTTTCTTTAAAGCTTCTACATAAGTCTAATTCGTTGCTTCGACACAAGTACAAATAGTTTCAGTCAACATTTTAATATATTTACTTGCTAAAGCATTATCTGTGCTATCAGCTATTTGATTTCCCTTCGCTTTTAGATATTGAACTAGATAAGTAGTTAAAACACCTAGAAGAGGAATAACGCAAACATAAAAAATTTCTTGTAAAAGTTTTACCCAATCCATAAATTTTCTCCTTTATATCAAAGAATTTCCCAATAGAGATCAAATCCATTTTCTAAAGTAGATAATCTATTATAGATTTCTTCCACTGTAGAAACATCGTATTGATAATTTTCACTATCATTGCCAACAAATTCCATACCATGTAAGACTTTACTTTTTGAAGGCTAAGTGTTTAAATTATATAAATATTTTATACTTTTTCCGTCTTCTGTGCGGGTAGTCTAATAAAATTTAATAGAAAAAGTTACGTCCCCCGCAAAAACGGTAGCAGGGCCTTCAATGACCCAAGGGAATGCTATTTTTTCATCTTCAGCAAAGGTGGTCACATCTTTATAAGTTGGGACATATATATAACCGCTCTTTCTGGCTTCTGGGTCAGCATTTTTATATTGAATTAAAACAGTTATATCATCTGACCCTAAGTCCTTCATATCAAAATAACGGTCACATTTAAAATAGATAGTTTCCGCACGATGGTCATATTGAACACTTAAAAACTAAGGAGCATTAATGATTCTAGTTTCTAAATTTATTTCATAAATAGGCTCATCTTTTGGAAGTGGAATAATTTGATTCTATTTATTCTTACTATTTATTTGATGTAATAATTCATTATAATCAACAGGAGAAGTAATCATAATAATTCACTCTCCTTATTTATTATATAGAAAGCACGAACAACGCAGTAGTTAACTCAGGGCTCTCATTAAGAACTGAAGTATCTTTATTATATTGATTAATTACTTTTGCGTAATAAGTGCCAGTATGATTAGGAGTACAAGTTTCTCCAAGGCCTAAAGAAGTAGCTTCGGTTTTACTTAATTTCTCAAACCACTCAATGGTATAGCTATCAGTCCTTTCAGGATTAGCAAAGTCTATCTCAACAGAAAGAGGAAGAATTGAATCTGGGTCAAAAGTAGCTCCTGTAGCCTCCTAATCTCCGTACCGATAAGTTAAAGTAAAATCACTAGCGGGATAAGTAACACGCATATCTTCGCTAATAGTTTCCTTTATATCTTTATTTCTCTCGTTAATAGCTTTGATAGAGTAATAACCTTCCTCGTTGACAGTTAGAGTTTCGTTGGTTTGTCCTTCTAAAATAGTAGCCTTATCACTTTCATTGACTTTTTTATACCATTGGTAGGTAGTTTTTCCGCCATTAGAAGTAATTATTGGGCTTAGAGTAATAGAGTCATCTTCTATTTTATAATGCTCAAAATCTTCCTCAATATTGGGAGCTTCCGCAAAATTAATAAGCCATTTTTCAGAGTTGACTTCAGCAGAATTACCCCGTCCAGCGGCATTAGTAGCTTTTACATAATACCATCCAGCTTCTTCTGGCATATAAGAAGTATACTTATAATAAAGGACTTCTCCGCTTTCAGTTTTACCTCCACTAATATTGCCAGAATACTTTTTATAACTATCTCCATCTTTAATATAATAAATTTCACTAGAATCATTTGTGTTTATAGTAGATTCAATTTCTGTATAAGATTCTTTTTTATTATTTTCTGTTATTTCATTCCCTTTATCATTTTCGATCACAGAATGATACCACTTATAACTGATTGTACCGAAGCTATTAGTATCTTCTTTCTTGTCAAATTTGGCTCTAGTATTAAGACCTTTAGCTAAATCAATAAGGTCATAATTGCCAATAAGAGGATTGTAAAAAGATGATTCAAAAATAGGAATAGAAGCAGGGTAATCAAGTCCATAAGAAGAGCTATTTTTATATAATGCCATAACCGCATCCGTGTTATCTTCCAATAAAGCTTGATAATAAGCATCATCACTTAAATCAAAATCTAAGCCAGGATTTATTTTGATAGTTGCAGTTAAAGTGCTAAAATTATATTTTAAAGTAAATTTACTAGAATCTTTTTCATCCTATTCTCTTGTAAAGAATCTAACAGAAAATTTTAAATTGCCAGGGATTTTAGTGATATTTTCACTAATGGGCCAACCAAAAACAACTTTTCCAGGGATTAAATTTACTGTTTTATTAATAGCAAGTGTTAAACCAGTATCTTTTTGGTTTACTCCTTGGGCTGGAGCTTCCCATTGGATAAAAGCTTCTTGTTCAAATAAATCAGTAGCATCAAAATATCTATCTATAGAAAAATAAATAACTTCAGCAAAATGATCGCCCTAAACTCCAATGCCATTTTTAAAAGCATCAGGAATCTTAATAGTTCTTGTATTAGCATTTATTTCAAAAGGTTCTTCATCGGTTATGCCAGGTAAGATGAGAAAATAAGGATCTGCTTTTTTCTCTACTACTAAATCTTTAAGGTCTTCTAATACGGTAAAATAGTCATTAATATCATCAAGACTATCATCATTACCAAGAACTCCTGAGTTATATTCCTTTAAGATTTTAGTAGCCTCAGCACATAATTCGCTATAGTTATTACCATTATCTTTAGTAATCATGTACACCTTTTCTTCCTTTCTTATAGAATAGGGAGTCCTTTTTCAGGACTCCCCTCTTTTTTTTATTAAAAAGTTTTTATTAATAAGTATTACTCTTGACCATTTATTTCATACCAGCTATCTAAATCCCTCTCAGAAATAATAACTGTTGATACTTTCTTAACTCCATTCGTTAAAAGTTTATCTTTACTAGCAGTTAATTGATATTTCTTTACGCAAGGAGTCCCAGGTAAATAAATACCAGTAGTAATAGTACCATTATCACCTAAATAAACAAAAAGTTCATTTTTTATCATTTATTTGTTCCTCCTTTATAGAAAGTCCAATTGAATAAACCAGCTTCTTGATCACCTCTTACGAAATACTAAAATAGCTAATAATTGCCAATTGTATCATCAATCTTAGAATACTTATTACTATAAATAATAATATTCTAAAAACCTTGATCAAAGGTTCCTGTTATACCATAATTTTGGCTGAATAAGGCAGAAGGCTCTTGCCCAAGGGAGTTATAATACTCAAAAGAAAGTAAAGAAGGTTTATCAGAACTCCCAAGCTATAGTGTCCATCCTTGCAACATATACTAACTATTAAAGGCATCTGGATTAGCGTATCTTAATTCTCCGGGAATATATAACGTAACATTAGAATTAGTTGGACAAGAAAAAGCTCTGTTAAAAGCCTGCTATCCAACTATAAACATCTTTGAACTTAACCCATGGTTTGGCTATGAATAAATTTCAGCATCTAACTCACAATTGACAAATGCTTTTGTATCAACAAATCTGATTGTATTTGGTGTAAAATCGAAATACTTTAAATAAGATACTTGAGTTCCATAATTATCTATATGGGTTTGTTCATTCTCGAAAGCACTAGCTCCAATTTTTAAAATATTACTCTTTTCTTTCTCGCAGAATACATGAGTAATTTTCTGTTTATCTGCAAAATTGCTATCTACTAAAATAACTGTTGCAGTGACTTCATTTCCGGAAGTATCAATATAAGTACCAGTGGCAGGAAGTGTAATTTTACCCTATAAAATTAATCCAGGTTTAATTGAAATTGCACATCCTTTGAATCCACCTTCATAAGAAGGAGAAGGTACTCTATCATTTCTATTTGAAAAGTAACTATTCATACTCAAATAGTAATCATCATCGGTATAGGTAGCTGGGGCAAAAGTAAACCATTCTGGATGAATAATGGTGCGAACATCATTAAGTTTACGATATTTAGCATAAAATACCATGTCGCTCATAGAAATCATGCTCTCAATATCATCAAGCTTATCTCCACCATTAGTTAAACTATATCCTACAAAATCCCAAGTTTCATATAACCCCATATCAACGTCTTCAGGGTGATAAGGAATAGTATTAGGAGTTATTAAATTCTTACCATAATCAATCTAAAAAGATTCAATTTCACTATCATCATAATTTTTATAAATAATATTAAAGGCATGAATACGAAATATAGCATAATAAGTATAATCAAATTGATTCTCAGTAATAACTTCTTCCCAAGCAGTACCTTTAGTATATTTTGGGGTCTTAGTATTCCTGTCTGTATCCCAACCCAAGAAATCATAATAATCTTTTTCAGGTTTATATAAAATCCAAGGGTCTTTAAAAGCAGTATTTCCTGCATTAAACTCTTCAATAGAAATTTTCTAAATAGAAGGCTAAGTTATATTAATATCTTTAAAACTAACATATTTTTCACTGTTGGTTCCAGCATCCCAAATAACAAACTTTGCACTATACCCTTTAGTAACTCTATTAACAAAAATTGTTAAATCTTGATATTTCTATTGTAAAGCATAAATGTCCCCTTCATCGATGGCCGTATCATTATCTATATAAATAATACCACTAATTATCGGCTTAGTTGAAGAAGTCTCTCCTTGGAAATGTGAATCCGTATCCTATAAAGCTACAAGCATATCAAAACTATCATTGTTTATCATTAAAGAATCCTCAAAATATCCTTCATTATAATAATACATTTGACCGCTTAAAACTTTTCCAGTGAAATCTTTATCCGTAGAATAAGTATAAGATTCAAGCCCATAATGCCCATTGTCATAATAATATTTAGTACTGTTATTAGCGTCATAGATAGCTCCTTCAGTTAACTATTCATATGGACTCCAATTAATATCTTTCATAACAATAGTAGGAGATTTATCGGTATCTTTATAAGCTAAATATAATCTCTTTAATAACTTATAACTACCATAATGTAAAGAATCTTCACTAATTCTTAAAGACGTAATTGAAGAGTTCATTGCTCCTGAATAGATGTCTTCGCTACCTTCATTAAAATATCCTTCAAGATATAAACCTTGGGGAGGTATTGGACGACCGTCTTCTGAGACATTGTCATAATTAATCTATTTTTCTTTACTAGTAATTAAAATGGTTAAAGCATATGGATTAACAAGATTTAGTCCTGTCACAGAAGCAGGTAAATATAAAGTATTTAAAGCCGGAGACTCAGCAAATTTAATACTTACAAGATTACTTGCACCAATAGCACGAAAATTCTCCAGTTTCTAAGATGCAGTTAAATCAACAACTTGCTCATTTTTAAAACCTAAATTACTTAAATTCATTTCTTTAAGTAAGGGCATTGTCGCTAAAGACGTTTTACCAACATTATGATTATACCAAGTTTTTTTAATAGTCTAAGCATTATCTAAAAAATCTGTACTACTAGGAGCATCATGCCCAAGTTCAAACCGAATCATTTTATCAAATGAGCCATTCATCTCAATTTCTGCCCAGTATAAATTATATAGATTGCTTATTTCAGACATTAAATTCATTCCATAAATATAGCATAACTATTCATGATAATTAGCTTTTGTAGCAAGTCCTAACCTCAATCCGCTCATTTCATACTAGACAGTATTTATACCATCAAACTTTTGAGAGGGGTAATTAGTATCTTGGTCTTCACCAGCAATAACATAACTACTGCGAATAGGACGCATATTTATCCAATACTCACCATCAAAATCATGTCTCTTAATTCCGTATTCTATATTATCCTACCAATAATTAGTAATTTTATCATCTGTATACTCACCAATCCAATTATCAGAAATACTAGGATTAGAGGACATATCGTTAGCAGAAATACGACCAACAATACTATTAGTACCACCACGAGCATAATTACCTTGGCCCAACCAAGAATCAATATAATCCATACGATTAGATAAGAATTGTTTTCTTGACTATTGTCTATCACCTTGAAGAGCATAGAAATAAGTACCATTATCAATTTCGTGATAAGCACCATTCCCTATATACCAACCAACTTTTAATTCATTAGCTTTTGAATTAGTAATAGTAATATATTTAAAATACATATCCAAATTGGTAGCAATTAAAGGCCTAATTCCGCGACAAGCAATATTATCAGTAATTTCTGGATCAAAATTATACCATTTTTCAATATTCTCAATAGAAGTTAAAGGAGCTTTATCAGTATTAATTTTATCAAAAACATTCTAATCAGTTCCTTTTAGATTCTTATAGGCAGCAAGGATATAAGAATCTTTAAAACAACTATAAAAATTATTCCATAAAACACTATCAGATGTTGAAAAGTTATTCGCTTCAGTAGCATCAACATTAAATTCAAAAGAGGGGATACCAGAATTGTTAATTCCTAATTGAGTATCAATATCATAGAAAATAGGATACCAAATATACTCTCCACCCTCTTCTTGCGGACCCCAAGAAGCCATCATACAGTTTTTACCACGAGAATCATAACATTCAAAGAATTCAGTCATAATGAAATAAACAGATAAATATTCCATATCAAAATGTTTATTTACTTCACTCTTGAATTTTGCAATACGATATTCTTTTGTCTCATGGGTATAAGAGATACCATAATAAGTTACTGTAATTGGTTCATAATATAATCCCTAATTAAAGGCTTCCTCTGTAGGAGTTTCTACTTTCGTATAAGCATCAGATTTCTTTGGATTGCCATTTTCATCATACTAATGAGTTTTATTAATAAAAGTATAATATTCTTTAGATATATCAAATGCGCCACTTGCGGGAGCCATTATTTTATCACAGATTTTATCTAGCTCTTCTTCATTTAAAGATATTAATTCATAATAATCAGAAATCTAGCTATCAAAAGAATCAGCATCAATTAATTGATAAAGATCATCAACTTTTTTATAATAAGTATTTTTCTTATAAAGATATTTTTCTTCACAGATATAAGCATTTCGATAAACGTCTTCATTTTCATCATACTCATAATATGTTTTTGAAGAATCGTAGCTTACAGCTGGAGTATATCCACCATTATCATTTTGCTCATAGAATTTACCTACAACAAAAATCTATTTACCAACAGGGGCTATTGAATAACCACCTTGAGAAGGGACAGAAGACGTATCAGTGCTCCAAACCCATTGGCAAACTTTTTCCCAATTTCGATATAAATAGAGTAAATACTTACCGGCCTTAAGAGCTTCATTTGGATTTTCAGAATTAACCACTCCAGGAATAGGATAACCATTTTCTTCAGAAAGACCAAAATCTTTCTACATTCCAGTAATTGTGTCAGCAAGATCCTAGGGGTCTGCTGCAGCTGGATTCATTAAAACATCTAAATAATCTTCATTAGCATTGTATCGATATTCAAAATTATCTACGATATTTAAGCCCATATTTGCATTAAAACGACCATCTTTAGCATCTTCTTCCTTATCGCGTAAGAAAGAAAGTTTTACTCTATTCTGAGGATCTTTAAAAGAGCAATACTATCTATTATTGGCTGAGAATTCCCAACATTCAGCGATATCTTTAACTTTAGCGTCTTTACCTTTAATAGTTTTTACATATTTGGTAGTAATCTTTTTATTTGGACTGAAACCTAAAACATCATCACTACCCTTATCCAAAAGCATTCTATAATAGCCAATGAATAAATAACTACCATCGGTTCTCTTTTGGAACATCATAAGAGGGAAGCCCTCCATTGAAGTCCTATAATCATCCCAAACTATTCTATTTTTAATAGGACTATTTAAGTTTTCTGTCCCATCAAAAGCTTTTTTATCAATATAGTCTTTTAAAGGATGCTTAGTATAAGCATTGCCAGCCATATTAGCAAAACCTGCGTTATAAGATCCAGAAGATTCCATATAATCAACCTTAAGAGTCCATCTATCAGTAGCATTAGTATAATTATTTAAATACCAGCCATCATTTAAACGACATTCTTCATGACCATAATATTTGGGGTCTTCTTCTACTTTAGAAGATTCCTCAACATATTTATTAGCATAGGGGCCTCTATTCATATATATGCTTAGAAGACTTTCTTTTTCAAAAGTTCCACCCTCTGGTTTAGAAGCATCTTCTGTCCAAACGTCTACATCTTTACATTTAGTCTTTCCTTTAAAATTTTTTCTAGGATAAAACTAAGAAGAAGTTCCTTGTAAAGTTAAAGAAATTCTTTCCTTTTCTGGAATAGCTTCATCAATTAAATCCTCAGAAATAGTTGTTGTAAAAGAAGGACAATGGTGTTTATAATAAATTTTAACAGCTTCTTCAATTTTATCTCTATTAGTTTCACTCTTTGAAATTAAACCATCATTTTTACATAAATCTTCAAGTTCACCATTTCGATAAGCAAGTTCCAAAGGAATATTAACGAATTCTGCTTTCACACAAATTGCGTTACCTGCTTTACTATAAGGTAAATCATCTGTCTTATTGACAGAAGTATCTAAAATCATATAGGGCATCAAATAAGTATTACTTAAATGAGTTTCGTTATAAGTATTTATTTTATTAAAATCTAGCTAATATTCACCCAATACATCATTACTTATGGCTAAAGACATAGTCTAATCATAAATTACAACGTCTTTACGATCAACGGCATAATTAATACAAACGTCACTAATATCCAAAAAGTCATTATAAACTCTTAATTTATAAAGACTAATATCACAATTGTTTGAATTAAAAACAATTCTAGCATCTCTAATTTGGAAAGTTTCATTTTCCAAGCTATTCTTAATAACACCGGTAATAACACCATTGATAAAAATAAATAACAATTTTAAGTAATAATTATATGAAAATGTTAAATTTATCATTTCCTTTTCGACAAAAGAAACACTTAAAGTATTCTATCCATTAGTAAAGAAAGTATCCTATGTACCAATGCAAATACCAGTAGAACCAGTATATAAACTCATAACAAGATTTTTTGTATTTATAATTTTTAGGATATAATCAAAAAGTAAATTATCATATTTAATGCCTTTAGGGTTTAAATTTTTTCCATTAGAATCTAACCAAGAGCTCTTGGATAAATTAGCCTATAGAAAAGCATCATAGTTATTATACTAAGTCTAATTCTAATCAATGAAAGCATTATACCAATCAGTATCTTTAAACTCTGGGTCGTCATCGCCTGTAGCAGCTGGGTCCTTGTATTTATATCTTGTAACATTTGTAACTAAATTAGAATAGTTCTAAATATTCGTTAATTTTAACTACACTTCAACAGTATTACTTAGTTCATTTGCGGTTGAGCCACTAAAAACAAGATTTCCAATAGGAATCTCCAAAGAAGCTCCATTAGAAATTTTTAAACTGGTTTGAATATCATCATCCCATTTGCCCCAGCCATTATTATGCCAGTTGAAATTATTAAAACTAGCACTAATACCATTATTACTATACTTTTGTCTATTAGCTTTAGACTCATTATTAGAACGACCAGTAGGATCAAAATTAAATTTTAAAGCACTCTGTTTAATAATTTCCATAGGTCTTTCTGGGTCCCGTTCAATGGTAATAGTAAATTGACGAAATACATCGCCACAAATAATTTTATAAGTACTAACACCTAAACCCTCATAAGGGATTTCCCAATAAGTGTATTCAGTCATATTGGTAATATTAACTTCACCAATATTTGAATTATTTCTATTATAAATAATATGAACACTATTCACATTGCTTGGATTATAGACCATATAAGGAATAGTAATAGTTTCGTAATTATAATATTTATTCTTAAAAGTTCCCATCCAAATGATAGGCGTAGAATTGCCCTATTCATAAATAGGAATCTCATATTCCAAAGCTGGAATTTCAATGTTCTCATCTTTGACAGGAATGTCATAGGTTCCACTATTATAATGCAATTGAATCTTAACTTTATGATATCCATGAGTACAATACTCAGAGGGAACTGTAATAAATTGGGTGCCAGACTCACTTGATTTTAAAGGAACTTCTTTAATAATATCATCATCAAAATAATATGTTAAAATTTTCTAAAGATTACCTTCAACCACACAAGTCAAATTAACAGGATTATTTGCATTATATCTAATAGTTGAAGAAAATCCACTCGGATAATTTAAACTCAATGGAGAAGTCATTACAGTAAAAGATTTTACATTAGGCTTATCATGACCTTGGCTAGATAAAGTTAATGTAATTTCAGAAGTAGCAGATTCTCTTAACCCTTCTAACTCTACATAAGTTCTAACTTCATTATCAACAGTCATCTAACCCTGAATATATGGGGTATTGGTTGTTCCCAAAGAAGATTTAATAGCCACGCTCCAGCTTAAAGTCATTCTATCGTCTACTGGAACTCCATCTACTTTTGCAGCAACAGGTGTAAAATATATTTTCAAACTTTGCCCATTAACCATATTCGCAGGAACGTCTTCAATATTTAATCGAGGTCTTAAATTATCTCCTCCACCACCGCCAGATAAAGCAAGAATTTCGCAAATATAATACTCATCATTAGAATCAAGAACTTTGTAAAAAGTCCCATCAGCGTTAATAATAACATCATTTTCTTTTGGAGAGTCTTCTTTCTTTTCCATAGCACTTTTTGGAAAAAGATAATTCTTTGTTACAGCGTCTTCTTGAACAGTATCAGCATTTCCATAATAAATTGCGGCCCCTGAGCCACCTAAAGGGATACGTCTATCTTCGGTATCTAAATAAATTTTTCCGCTATCAGTAGCACAGTAAAAATATCCTTTAGTCAGTTCATGTTCAGCAATTTTTGCTTCTGTCCCTTGGACTGGACGGAAAGAAACATTATTGTCCATCCATAAATCTCCTTTCTATCCTTGTATAAAAAAAATGGGAGAGGATCACATAAAAATCCTCTCCCAAAGTGATTTTTATTTCTTCATAAGAAATAAAAAGTTTTTTAGAAAAATTATTCTACTTTAACCAGAGATTAGAAAGAACCCCACTCTAAATTCATAGTAATTGTATTATTACTTGCCGCAATGTTTAAAGAGCTAGAGCTAATTTTAGCTTGAACCGTACCAGCGTTATTATTGCTAGAATCAGTTAAAGTATTAGAAATTGTAGCCACATTATTGCTTGCTGCAGTAGCACTACCAGATAATTTATAAGTAGTATTATTATCAGCAGGTAGAGTAAATACAGTAGTATCAATCTCAGAGAGGTGGCCAGTAGCATCTCTCTTAACTCCAGTAACAGCGGTAAAAGTTCCTTTAGCTGTTAAAGTCTTAGGATCTTGAGCAGTTGCAGCAAGGGTCGTATCATAGGCCGCATGATTTACAGTGATAGTCCCTTTAGAAGCATCATCTGCCATAGTAATCTTAGTACCAGGAACCAGCTTAATAGTACTAGAAGAACTGCTAGGACCATTTAAAGTAATAGAATGATCAGTGCCAACTTTTAAGGTATGAGAAACATCCTGCGCAGAAGGCATCGTAATGGCAGTAGTTTCAACATTAGTAACATGGCCCTAAGCATTTACAGTTACGCCAGTAACAGCATTAAACTTACCACCGTAGCCAGACACAGCAGTTCCGGCAGAAGTGCCATTAGTTACATCGGCATGACCAATAGTAATCTTGTTAGCAGAGCCAGTTACACTAGTAGCAGTACCAGCAGCTAAAGCGACAGATGTAGAGTCGCTACCAACACTGGGGGTTAAGGTAATTGTAGTACTATTATTATTACCAATACTGTAATGAGTATCGGTATCATCACCAGAAGGGACATAAGTCCAAGCAAGATCACTGGTAATAACATCATTGGTTTCCGTACCAGTAGCAATTAGTAGATCACCAATTTTGCACGCATGAGAGCCGAAAGTACCCACAGCCGCAGCCATATAAGTATCACCAATAGCAACTCCGGAAGTAGGCAAATTCTTAGTAGCACCAGTGCTATCTTTATCGCCGACAGTCCCACGATAAACCATAGCATTAATACCATTAACTTTTTCATCAATCTGTGCTTTAGTATAGAAATCAATAGCACCTTGATTATAAACCTTGGTACCATTAACAGTCATATACAAAGCACCTTTAGAGGAACCTGTAACAGTATTATTGCTACTATCGGTAACAGTAAAAGTTAAATCTCCAGAAGCATTAGCGGAAGCTGTAGCGCTCTTATTAGTGGTATTATTATCAGTGGGAAGAGTAACTTCTTGAGTGGTATAGCCAGTTAAATGTCCACCATCATCTCTGGTCATATCAGAAACAACAGTGAATTTACTACCATGAGTAGCACTAATAGCGGTCCCTTTGGTAGCTGTTAAAGCAGAATAAGTTTTATGAGTTGCTTTTACTCCATTAGTTGCATCAGCAGTTAAAGAAACATAACCATCACCAGCAACAGCAACAGAACCAGAAGCAGTAGAACCAGCGGTTAAATTTAACTTATTAGCAGCTGCACCAAAAGAGTACTTAGTGTCAACAGCAGAAATAGTAATATTATTGCTACCGTCATCACTAATAGTAACATTGGAGCCCTACTTTAAAGTTACAGAGCTAGCTTTAGACCCAGCTCCAGAAACAGAAATAGTAGAACCACCGGTTACAGCTTTAGAGCCAATAGCAACTGCAACAGAGTTAGCAGTAGCAATATCGCTTGAGTTAATCTTAAAGCTCACCGGAATATCGGCTTTGGGAGTAGTATTATTATTCTTTTTATTAGTTTCAGTTTGAGAAAAGGTAAAAGAAATGGTAACACCAGTATCATCAGAAGTGACGCTAGGAGTACCCTTGACAGCAATTGTAGTATCAGTGTTAGTATCAGTAGCCTAAGAATTAATTTGAGTCCATTTTTTAATACCCTCTGCGCTAGGGTCTTTGCATACTAATAACATATTGCCAGCAGTGACAAAGGCGAAATCATCCTTAGCAGGAGCAGAAGGCAGATCATCAGTTGTAGCGACAACTTTAACGTATCTGTTTAATTCAACTAACTCACTATCTTGTCCCACATATAAACGATGGGAATCTGTAGTTAGATAAAATACGCCATCTTGAGCGGTAAAGCCAGTTGCAGTTAAAGCAGAAGCTAAACCTCTCTTAAAAGAAACATTAGCCATATATTATATTATCTCCTTTATCTTTAATTAGATATTGAAATATCTTTCCAAGTTAAAATATCCATTATATTAATAGAATCGGTTTTTAGAGTTTCAAGGTTTCCTACTACGGTATTAAAATCAGCAATAGTAACATAATTTTCTTTAGCCTTAGCAATTTCATCTTCGAGGCTAGAAATTCTATTAGAATGATCGGTTAAAGTAGCCTATAAATTAGTAATATCAGCAATAGTAATTTCCTTATCTTCTAAAGAACTTACTTTTTCATTAATACTTGTAATAGTATCTTGTAAGCTAGTAATTTTAGCGATAGGAATATCATTTAGAACTAACTTGCGGTCAACCCCAACAGTAAAATTATCATCAACACTTGCAATGAAATTCTTTTCTGCACCGATCTCTTTTAAATCAGCAACATCATCTTCAACGGCTTTTACACGAGCATCATTAGCGGTTTTATAAGCAGTTAACTCAACTAAAACACTGGCAGCAGACTCACCACCAGTAGCACTCTTGACAGCATCAGCGATCTATTTGTCAACTTCAGCTTTAGTATAATAACCGCTTAAGTCAACTTCCCAATCACCGACTTTTTCAAGTTTCCCTTCGATAACAATATATTCATCATATTTATCATCGTCATGCTATAAGCCATTGGGAACCATATAGATATACTAGTCAGCATCTTTAGCAGTAAGATCAATCTCACCAGTAGCAGTTACAATCTTACGCTTTAAATGATCTGCATTATTAATTGCAGTTTTAATTAAAGTATCAGTTTCAGTCTTGGTATAAAATTCTTTATTAGAAGGCTAATACCAAGCAATTTCAAGAGCACCTTCAGAGTTAGTTACCACTCTTGGCTCTAGTCCGGCAATAAAGTTATCAGCAACAAATTGATATTTTTCAGCTTCATCTGAAGTCGCAGGAACATACTTATAATAGCCTTTGCCAAAACCTTTAACTTGAAGCTTACCATTAGCAAATTCAATAGAAACGTTATCTCCCGCAGGGGCAGAGCCAACTTCCTTTAAACTCCTATCAGCTTCAATAATATAAAGAGTAACAGAACCGTCGTTATAAACAGAAATAGTTTGGCCAACATAAGAAGTGCCGCCAAGGCCTCTCTCATCATCCCCAGCACCAGCCGCATATTTCACAGCATCGGCATAAGAACTAAAAACAGAACTTCTATCAAGAGGGAAAGCACCTGTCCGTTGGAAAGGCATAGCCCAGTCAAGTTTAGAACCCTATTCTATAACATTTAAAATATACTCAGCCATTTATCTTTTCCTCCTTTCTTATCCATTCGCAAGAGTAACGTTGTATGTATTGGCTCCAAGAGCTGCCGCAGGGGCATACACATAAACATTATAATCTTTAGCATAATCACCAATTGCTTCAGCAGTAGCATCAGCACCGCCCACAGAAACAGTAGACTTAACAAAACTACTAAAGATATCAGTTCCAAAAGCACCAGTATCAGCAACAACTGTCACAACACGGCCAGCAGGAACCGCAATAATAACTTGTTTAGCACCTTCTGGGACAGTGATCTTAATACTACTACCAGAAGCATCTTGACCACTTAAACCACGAATATTAGCAGAAGTTAAGCCAATAGGAGCAGTCTTAGCACCATAAAATGCCTTACGATAGCCTTTAATAGCAGAGCCGGTCTTAGAAGCAGAGCCAGCCTAAATTTGGCAATTCTTTAGTTCAGTGGCATCAGTAAGTGCTTCGCCCAAATTATCAACAGGAACTGCACCAGCTTCATAATTAGCAGTTGCTTTAATAGTTAAATTAGTATCATCAGCAATTGTAATAGCATCAAAAGTGCCAGAAGCAGTAGTTAAAGTTTGCTCACCTAAAGTAACGCTCCAAGAAGAAGCAGTGATACCAGTAGCAGGACCATAAGTATAAGAACCAGCAGATAAAGTAGCAGAATACTTAGGTGTAACAGAAGTACCAACTTCATAGGATTTACTATCAGCAGAAGTTAAAGTAACAGTTGGAAGGGTTCTAGAGGGAAGCTTACGAGCAGCAAACAACATATCAAGAACTTGCTTAACATTTTTGCCAGTGGTTTCAAGAGTCTTAGAACCAGAGCTAGGAATGGTTTGAACACCAACATTTGCGGTCAATACTAAATTACTATCAAAATAAACATTTTTAGCATTGTAATTGCCATCCATTGCAGCCCACGCATTGTTCGTATAAACATAGGCAGTATATTCATACTTTCCATCTGCAATAGCTTTCTTTAAAATAGCATTGTCACCATCGGCAGGGATAGCTTTACCAACTATTCTGGTAAGGGCGGCATCCATTGTTTCACTAGCTTGAACTTCACCCTAGAATATTTGAGATGTAGAAGCTACATTTCCAAGATTTGTCTTAATTAAAGAAATAACATCTTTAAGTTCTTTAGCGACCCAGTTTCCACCTTCATCTTTAACTAAAAAAGAATCAGTGCCCGCACCCTTGACAACCACATCAGCTAAATCATCTAATGTAGCAGAAGCAATGGTGATATCGCCACCGCTAATAATGCGGTTGCCCATATAAAGAGCACCAACTGAGTCAGCTTCATCTTTGTAAATAAAATAAAGAGTATTAGCATCTAAATTTCCAGCAGTTTTCAAAGCATCATAAGCCGCTTGAGAACCACGCTAAAATTTAACATAATTAATAGCCATTATTTATCTCCTTTCGTCTATTCTCAATATAACCTCAAAAATAAATAAAAAAAATTGAGTCAACTCGACCAATGTCAAGTTGACTCAATACAATTTTTTTAATTAACAAAACTTAACTATTCAATTTAGACTTTAAATCATTTACCTCGTTTTCAAGGTTAGTAATTTTATTTAACAAATTTTCTAAAGCCTGCGATAGTCCAGTAACTTGTGACTGCTCTATTTGGATAGATGTAACTTTACCTATAATTATTTCACCATCTGTTTCCGCTAAAGAAGCAATTGTATTTGCCGCTCCAATTTCTACTTCTTCTACATTTAAATTATTTACAGCCTTTGTAATTTCAGAGGCTCTGGTAGCTTCCTCAACTTTAATTCGATCCTATAATTTTTTAAAAGCACCATTAATAGAATCACTTGTCTTTAAAGTATAAGCATTTCCAGCATCTACTTCACCCTGATCAACACTGAATTCTGCAATTCCTAAAGCACCAACATTCACTTTATCCTAAGTAAAAACTCCTGTAGAGCTGTTTACAGATATACCAGTCATAACATTCCCTTCAGTATTGGGAGTTACACTTGGCTAAGGAAGTTTAATAGAATACTTACCAACGCCTGAAATGTGTCCTGCGTTATCATGAGACAGCCTAGGAATATCAAATTGCTACCCAAAAAGAGGACTATCTGGACTAGTATCTTTAGGAACATTTTTAACATTTGCTTCAGTCGTGAAGATCTTATTATTAGTTTCAGGAGAATTATGATAAATTTTAATAATTTTGTTATTATCTCCGACTTTAATCCAATGATTAGCCCCTTCTATAGTAATTGTATCTTGCGTATCACTTGCAATTTGTCCATTATCAGATGGGGAAGTTTCTATTTTTATTTCATTCAGAGTTGAAGTATTTATAGTCTTAATAATTTTATATCCATCTGGAAGCTTATAAGTATGAGACTAATTAGCTGTAATATGACCAGCCGCATCATTTGTTATATCATTAACTGTAAAAGTATTCTATATAATAGTTGCATTTCCACTAGTATCATTAATCTTATCGTTTAAATTTGTTTCATCCTTCGCTTCGGTTGTAATTGAATTTACCGTATGACCTAAAGATAACGTTTTATTTGCTACAGAAGTTTTTATCCATTTATTAGATGGGGCAATTTTTAAAGTATCCTAAGTATTAACTGCGGAAATAGTACCATCATTTGACGCAGCATCTCCAGTTTTTTCAGAAGTACTTTTATTTGTTATATTTCTAAAGCTATAAGGAAGAACATAAGTGTGGGCTTTATTAGCTGTAATATGTCCGGCCGCATCAAAAGACATATCCTAAATCACCAACTCATTAGGACTCTCATTTTTTGGATCATTAAGATCTGTTTTACCATCAATAGCAACCTTGTCAACATTATGAACTTCATGAGCAATGATGATAGTATCGCTATCTGTATTATTTGTAATTTGAGTCTAAATCCATTTATTCTTAGGATTAATAATTATTTTGTCCTAAGTGTTTTCAGCTTTGGCGGTTTTTTCAGTATCTTCGACAGTCTTTTTATTTATTTCATATCCTGTGATATTATCTTTATTGTCTTTAATAGGATTAGTATATAAGTCTATTTCTTCTTCATCAACACGGCCATCGGTTTCTAAATACTTATACCCATAAGGTAGAGTGACAATTTCAGTATGATTACCAACAATATGACCAGTATTATCTACTATTGGACTATATAAGCTAATAACATCAGAAGAACCGTTAATATCAGATTCGTGTTCGGTATCTTTTTCTTTATGAGCTTGATGCGTTATACTAATAAGTCGATTATCTTCATCTAAGTCTACTTTAATCCATTGATTCTCATTAGATTCAGGAAGAGAATCATTCTCATTAGATTCAGGAAGAGAATCATTCTCATTAGATTCAGGAAGAGAATCATTTGAATTGCCAATATTATTATAGCTATATTTTTGAGCAGTTGTCCAGTTAGCACTATTAACATGTCCATTAGCATCACAAATTAAAAACTCTCCGGGAACTAAATCTTCAAAAATATTAATAATGTCATTTAAAGTATTAATAGTTCCTTGGACAGTTTCTCTATTCCTGGTTTCTGAATCATCGGATTCTATTAAATTCTTTAATTCAAGAATTAAACCATTAATAGTGCTTAAATCGGTAGCAAAGCCTTTAATTTCCTATTTTTTATAGCCATATTGTATATCTCCATTAGACAATCTCGCAATATGGGCCAATGATTTTTTTTCTTCTCCATTAAAGATTTTAGCGGTTAAAGCTTTCTTATTAAAACGCTATACTTGCCAATTATCATCTGTTTTATCAATTACCAAATACCAATCCTCATCAGGATAATCTTTAAGAATATTATTAATTTTTAGCTCAAAATCTGCGTTATATTCCTAATCACTGGTATAGTCGCTAGGATCTAAAGTAATAACACCAGAGATATCAACTTCCTCATAGAGAGGATATCTATAGAGTCGATAATATTTTTTATCAATTTTATCAAAGAAAATCTTATTTAAAGCATAAGTCTCTTTATTCGCAACAAGCTCTTTGGAAGTAAGAATCATTCCTAATAAATCATGAGTTAAATTAATACAACCAGCAATAGTTTCTGTATCATATGATCTACCGCCTAATACAGATTTTTCCCATTTGGAATCTCTGACTGGAGAAGTCAAGCCTTCAAATTTTTTCAACTCTCCATTTTCTACTTCCATAGCATCTTTCCACTCAAGGTCACGATATCTTTTATTATTATTCTCTTGATTATACCCATATACCTTATCCCAGATAGCACATACAGTATTACCCAGAGCGGGTAATAAAACTTTCATTTCTTGAATATCAGGAGCTTCTTTAACTTCTAAGCTACCATCATGAGTATTATATAAATTTCCACTTTTGCCAGTAGGCTAAATAGAAATCTCATTAGTATCTTTAAATTCCCCAGTATATTCATTATGAATTGTCTCATCAAGGCCATCTTTGTTAAAATAAATAGCTCCAGGGTAACTTATTGACGTAATAGTATTTTTACCAGTGGAAGCATCATAAGCATTTCTATTATAAGAAACATCTATGTCGCTTGGATAAGTGCCTGTCGCCGCATCGTCTGAAAGTGTCTTACGACTATCTGTTTCGCCCTCAGCGACTCTAAAGCCCCAAGCAGGTTGCCAATGAAGCTTATAATAGATATCTGTACTTGAAGTATCAAAATGCGGAACCAATGGGTCCATTGTAGGAGCATCTGCGGAAATCCCAAAAGTAGGAACTACACTATTCAACTCCGCAATCATAATATATTTTTCGACATTATCAATATAAGCCTTCTGCCAAACAGTTGAGTCATATCCTCTCCCCGCTCCATAAACAGAAATATCAATATTGTAATTTATTGTATAGTTAGGATTATTTGATCCTTCTATAATTTTTTTAAATCCAGCATGGCCATCTGTAAATTCTTCATCAGTTATCTAATAATACTAAACATTATTATACTAATAACCACTTTCTGATGACGTTTTATCATCAGCTGTAAATACAATAGTTCCTGCTGCAATACTAGATAATTTATTAGTATCAGAAGAGCTCGTTACACCTAAATGAATTAGATAATTTAAATCTTCATGTTCAACTTTTGTATTATATAACTTATCATTAAAAATCCAAACTCGATAAAAATCATCCTATTGATAATCGTTATCATACTCAACTAATACATATCGACCAGCATAAATACCATCAGTATAAGTATGTGCGTCCATTTCATAACGAGAAGAATAAATTTTGTCAAATTGGAATTGGGTTTTAGATGTGTTAGTTATATTACCATAAAATCCCATTTAATTAATCCTCCTTCTCATAAATCATATCTATAATTAAATAAGAATTGATGTTTCCATTCACTGCTTCTAAAGACTTTGCGTCGAAAGATAAAGCAGTAATTTCAGCCAATCCTTCTAAATCCAATTCATATATTCCAGTATACCCTATAATAATAGGGCTTGTGGAATTATTTAAATAAAATTTTGTCCCTGGAAGAGACTAAATACCTAACTGCGTAATAGGCATATAATCACTAAAAGCACTTCCAGAAATTAAACTTCTAAGAGTTAAATTCTGGGGGTTATTTTGACCAGGACTCTTTGTATTATAAAATCTAAACTGTTTCACCCTTTTAGACATTTTCCTTTTCCTCCTTAAGTAATATTGGAAATTACTTTCGTTGCCGTTAAACTCATAGTTCCATTATAAGTTAGTGGAATTGTTATCCTGCTTACGACATATTCACCATTTATTTTACTATTCTAATCTTTAATTAATATTCTAGTATTAGGTTCCAAATGATAAACAGGAAGAACCGTAATATTAGCACTTTCAATACTATATGAATATTTATATAACATATTTTCTAATTCTTCTTGAGCAGATTTACCTTTTGAGCTAATAACAAATAGGTTTTTCATCTCTGGACGCAATTGTACGTAGGTATACCCAGTTTGATGTTCATAAGTTTCTGCCCCACTCTAAAAGATTGTTTGAGGAATCTCTCTATAATAGATACATTTTACATCATTATCACTAACTGCTTTAGACCGAGTTCCGATAGCACTAACAGAGTATTTCTCTAAATTGCTACCTTCTGCCTCTAAAAAGTCAAACCAGAAAATTAAGGATTCTGGATTACTTGTTACAATTTTAGCCCACCCATTTGAGCCATAATCATATTGCCCAGAATAATACTAAATTTCTTTAGATGTGGGGTTGTTACTTACTACCTATCCAACAATGTCATAATCATAGTAACTAAAGGTTTTCATAAATCTATTACTTTGCTAATATATCCATTTAACGGGATCTTTTAAGTCCACAAAATTCAAGTATTCTGGAGACTGAATCCTTAGAGGATTATTTTCTCCTTCATTGATATAATCTTCTAAATCGGCCCCAATTAGTTGGATATATTCATCATCTTGTGCGGGAACCCCTCCTAAAGAATGGATTTTTGCCTATAAGATTTTTTCTCCCTCTTCGTCACTACTGCATTCAAGGATCTTTCCATTAGCATCTTTTAGCTAACAAATATTATTAACATAAACCTCTTCTATTCTAATATTTTTTAATATCTAATTATTGCTGATATCTATTTCGGTCATTTTATTAGTAGATATATTCAAAGAGTAATACTTTTTATCTCCTTTGATATAACAAGCTCCATTGAGATATGGCTTAATAGTTCCATCTTTTTCAATAAAAAATATATCACTATATTTATTATTCCCAAATAAGTTTTCAAGCTCACCATCTTTAGCCTTAACAAAAGCGTTCTTTATAAAGACATCATTCTATTTATTCCCATCTGGCAAGTACAAATCAGTAGCAGTATCACTTGAAATCTATTCATATCTTGAGACAGTCTATTCTCCATCTGGATTATATATCTATCTCCAAAAACCTTCCATATCGACATAATACTATTCATAGCCAGTATGGCCATCTGGATATTGAGGATTAGCTTGAGCTAAATTATACAAAAAATCATCATCATGATAATATTTGCGATAATCCAAAGCCATCTTATATATCAATTCACGCCAATCAACAACTGTAGCGTCACTCCTATCAAATGTAGCATACTACTTCTAATCAATTAAAGAATAATATTCAGTAGGCTTTTTATCAATCGCATATCTCATATGGATGTCTATCTCTGTGCCCGAAGTAGTCTTTTTCTTACCCCAAATAGCGAAGTCATTACGCAAATTTAAAATATTGGGAGTATTCTAAAAAGCAGAAACTAATTGATTATCAGTAAAATTCCACATAGGGACAGACTTATTCACGGCGGCATTAGCATATATCTAATCACCTTTTTCAATATCATTCCAGTAAACATCAACATAGGTCTGCTTCTTCTGAAATACAAATTCTCCATCAAGATTATAGAAATACTCGAATTCGCCTAGCATATTAACTATTTTATCTAACATTGAAGTAAGCGTTTCGCCTACATTACAAATTAAATCCCCCGCATAGACTAAATCAGTAAGCTCATATCCGGGAATAGACCCATATTCAAATTTAGCAATAGTATAATAATTTGATCCAATTTTTACTTTAGTGGGCTATTCACCTTCTGTTAAATTAACTAAATTATCATACTTAATATCAACATCATCAATGGTAGTTTCTTTTAATGAGTTATCATCTTTTATAATAAAGCATTTCAAATTTCCATTTAAAGTCATATTTATAAATGTATCTGTTTCAACATTTCTAAACATGTAAATAGGTGTATCTCCACGATATTCTAATAGGTTCAAGCCAGCATCTTCTAAGTCATTTATAATAATATTTTGCGGAAGCTCATTACCAAAATTCTAAACACTTTCTCTAATGATTCTTTTAAGAGGCACGCTAGTATATGTTGTAATATTATTCTCTTTATCATAGTATTCTTCAATACCAAAATCAGTAGTGTGGGGCAATGCACCTGCTAAATCCCCATTCAGCAGGCACATTTTATCTTTACCACTAATGCTAATTGTATAATTATTAGTTCCATAAGAAGTGCTAAAAGAAGTTATTACATATAAACCCTATTTAAACCAGCAAACATCTGGATATTTAGAATTTATGTTATTTTTTAATCCAATTTCTAATTTGAATTTATTCTTAACGCCCCAATAGAAATCATTAATATTAATATCCTAAGCTACTAGAGTTAAAGAACATGTACGACGAACCCTAGAAGTTCCATCAATATTAATTGACCCACCAGTCACTTTACCTTCTATATATTCGATAGGCCTTTCCTTTTGCGTTAAAGCAGTTACTCGGGCAAAAACAGTTCTTTCATTTGCCCTAAAGAGCTCCTATAAGAAATTTTTATCATATAAAAAATTACTCTTCATTTAAGCCCTCCTCTTCTTTCTGCTATGCCTATGCCTTAACTAATGCTAAAATATAATTAATATAAGAATTTTCTACATTTTTAATTAATATATTTAGCTCAGCCTAATAGTTTTCTAGAGTTTCGCTCACGTTAGAATCATTAATACTATCAATTTCTCCGCCTTTTTCTAAGTATTCTTTCAATGCTTCTAAATTGTTTAAATAAATAGTTTTAGCTCCATAAACCTCATATCGAACATCATTTTCGATTGAATATGCAATCTCTCTAATTTGGTAAGAAGCTTCCACAATACACCCATTCCCAATGACTAAAGAGTTTGGTTTACCGAAATCTCTTACTTTAAAATCTTGAGTATCTTCTACACTTACCTACGATTCGTCCAAAAGAATAAAAGGCTAATATATCTCTTCTTTAACTGGCTCCGTAAGAGAAGTAGAAAAATCTAAATAATTTTTTATTATAAACTCCCAATTGAATCTATCATAAGGCTTATAAGAAGGATCAGTAGTATTATTATATTGTTGCTTCTATTTCCATTCCCCCAAAGCATATAAAGTAAAAATATCTTGGTTCTTTAGTTCCTAAGTATGATCTTTATCTTTATAATATTTCCCTCCATACTTCACAATCTTTTCAATTGACCTCTTTTGGACATGGAGATTATAAAATTTAATTAAATCAATCTTTGGATTTCGCACCCAAGTATCATTTAAAGAATCGTAAACATACTCTATCTCTTTGATAATATCATGCTCTCCAATAAATTGTTTAGTCGGCACTTCTATAATAGAAATATTATCTACTTTATCAAAAATATTCTATTGGGTAGAATAAAAACTATAAGTAGCTTGCCCAGAAGGGATAATGTTTTCCCCAAAATAAATTTCTTTAATAGGAACTCCCAAATCAATATTATAGCTTCCAGTAATGCCTATCTATATCTCTTGTGGCGTTTGGTTGCTCCCCTCAAGAGTTATTAAAAGTTTACTCCCTGGATTCATATCAGTAAATCTTATTGTCTAAACAGGATGAGAATTAATTTTTAATCCTCTACCTTCTATACCAGAAATAGAAATATTATTTCCATAAGGATAGATAATACTCCCTGAAGTGTCCTTATAGCATTCTCCTAGATTGACTGTCTCAAAACGGAGTAGCTAAACTTCTGGGTCATCAATACTAATAAATCCAAAAGAGTTAAGATTAGAGTAACTAAAATCAGCTACTTCATATGCGGTTGCAGTAAAAGTGTGTAACATGCGTCCAAGAGTATCATTTGGGGCAAGTGAGACATTCATTAACCGCACAATATAGTTGCCTTCTCCTGGAGATCTAAATAACTTAGATTTCCCGTTCGTTAACCAATCATAAACTTTTAATTTAAATTCTCTCTCTCTGGCAATATTTTCTCCAGTGAGCTAAGTAGACTTTAGTTCATCACTTGTGTCAAAATCTTTTGTACTATCCATTAGATAAGAAATAAGGCCCGAAATAGAAAACTCTTTATAACTTACCTACCCATTCCGCAAAATGAAAGGATGCTTACTTCCTATCGTTTCTACCTTGGTTTCTAATAAGTCTGTTTTAAAGCTTGCGATTTTGGGGTTATACTTAATTTTTAACTACTTTTCCCCATCAAATAAAAAAGCATCTTCAAAATCACTTTTTACTATATTAGAATAAATTCTATTAGAGTACAAGCCTTTATCATTATACTATTGAATAGAATATTTATAAGATTTTCCTTGCTCAACAGTATAATCTTTCCATAACTATCTAGAAGGCTTTTGGGCAGATAGCTTAAATCGAGCGATTTCATCCCAATCAGTATAATTATCATCTTCACAAGAACGAGTAAGGAGGAATGCTCCTGATGCAGGAATTTCTAAACCTTCATCGTCTTTCTTTCCTATAAGATTAAGAATAATTTCACCATTATCAAAATCTGCTGTTGCCTCTAAAGTAGCCTATATATCTGAATCTATTGATATTTTCTACATTATCCGATATCTGGGGCTGGAAATAACCAGCCCATTTATCGTTGTAACAGTATATTTAATCCGATAAGATTTATTTAAAGGAAGCTCTTTAGAATATGTAAATTCATCATATGATAAATCCTCTTCTGTATCATTAGAGCTATTATGTAGCTACTCGCCAGAAGTTGCTACGATGTTATTATTTTCATCATAAACGTCAAATTGATAAGAATAAACGTGTTCAGTTTTGTCGCTATTCTCTTTCTCTTGACTATAAAAGCCAAAATATTTATATTGATGAGTATTGATAGTTCCTTCTTCTAAATCCCCAATATAAATATCTGGCTTAGTAGTATATTTACCAACTCCAACAGTAGAATAATAGCCAATATCATCATCATTATCAATATAAGCTATCTAGAATTTATAATATTGGCCTTTTTTCATTTGAGTAACTTGTAAGGGACTTATATATACTCGCACCCAGCAGCTATTTTCCAATTCATAATCTACTGAATCTTCAACTTTTTCGGTATATATATAACTACTACTTTGAACCGTTTTTACTTTAACTGCCAAGCCTTTTACTTGTGATTGACTAACTGCTCGGTTCATAGAAAAGGGGATTGTTACTACTATATCCCCATTTTCATTTTCGTAAAAGGCTGGCACAATTCCTTCTATTACAGGAGGAAACAGTTTAGCCATTTATTATTCACTCCTCTATAGAAGTATTTTCTTTTTCTTCTTGAACATTTTCAGACATATGCTCATATAAAGCTTTAAGAGCTTTTAAGCATTCTGCCATTGTAATAGTATCATCGCCTTTAGTTGACACTAAAGTTAATGTATTATATATTTTACCCAATTGGGTTAATTCCTTTTTTGTCATATTCCTTTTTCTCCTTAATCTTTTAATTATTTCATAAGAACATCTTTATCTTTTTTTATTTTTCCACCAGTCCCCAAAGAAAACCAGTACTAACCTGATCCACCGGATTTAATTTTATGGGTACCATTCAACGTACATATAGCATCATTATTATAAACTGTCGGTATTTCAATTTTAGTATAACCATAATTTTGGGTACGAACATAAACAGTTGCTCCACTCCACTCATTTATTGATGGCGAACTCATTTTAATTGTGCCAGATGTGACTGTAAGAGCATATTCTTGTCCCCCTGGCGGAGTATACTTTATAGTGCCTGCAGTTCCTAAATCAACTACATCTTTAATTAGACTATATCTTCATCCTAAAATATTAGGCGTTTACCACTTCCAATAATTTGTACTCCTAAAAGGATAGTCGTTGAGCGTTCTTCTTAAATAAGAAAATTCGTTGCTGATTACTAAGTATTTAGCTTCCCAGCAGTTCAATAAAATTTTACATAACTATTACTAGCTATGGAACCTAGTTGTTTTAATTTTCCGCTAATACAGTAACATTTAAGTTCGATAAACTTTGTGCTTTAAACCCAGCAACTCCTTTGACATTGCCTCCATAATATCCAGCTCCGCCATTTTGGCCATTAACCTAAAATTGTCCCAAATTAATTTTAGTATTTCCGCCTATATTAGAGTCTCCTCTTACTGTTAAATTATAACAAGTTATATCTGAAGCTTCTATAGAGCCATCCCATTTAATTTTTAAATTTGTACCAATTATAAAAGGGTATTCATCAGCGCTACTATCTAAGATAAAAAATTTATTAATTTTATCAGAAGAATTAATTCCACTTAAATATAAATTATATCCTTTTATTAAGTTATTTTTTAAATCTAATTTAAATCCCTCCCCAGAAGAACTTTTCTCATAAATCAAAGAACACTGAGTTTTAATTTCTTTAATTACTTGGTCAACGGGGACGTCAACTAATTCAGGTTTTGCAGCAGCTCCATCTTCTCCAGTTGAATACTCTGTTCGTGTTT